CATTGGATTTTTCTTAATCGTATTAAAGAAAGAATCTCTATCTATCATCTTATCTAGATGATTTGCAGATCCGTATCTGCAAAGGAAGTCTTTGTGTTGTTCTTTGATCATCTTTTTGCAATCCCAATGTCGTCTTCTGTCACAATGATAAATTTCATTCCTCTTTCCTCTGCATATGCTTTAGCTGCTTTCCATTTGGCATCGTTCACTGTCCATGTCATTGCTTCTGTGAGATAAGTTTTCTCTCTCTTGTTCCCTCTTGTTGGAGGTTGAGTCTGTGACTTTGGTTTCACTTCAATCAAGAACTTACGAACAGAATTATCCGGGTACTTAAAAGTTGCCATGAAGTCTACAAAATATCTATGCATCTTCTCATCGACAGGAGAATAATAAGGAATGATAACTTCCTCCGAACTCCATTCTATGCAAGCCGAATGATTATCTAACCACAAGAGAACCTGCCTTTCCCAAGAAGAACGATAGAAGACATTTGTTGGGTCTCCTCGATATTTCTTCGGATTCTTAACTGTGTATTTTCCCTGATGATATTTTGCCATGATTCCTTCCGATGTAACGTACTATTTAAATAGTTGATCGGATCAACAAAGAACTCTATGGCAAATAACACAAATCCAAAATATGGGGAATACATCACAAATCCTCTTCAGAAGAAAGAGTCTGTTCCTTCATACAAATCAACAGGATTCAACTTTAAAGTAAATCAACCTTTGCAGTATCCGAAAGTGAATCATTCTGATCACTTTGTCAGATTCTTTATCAACTTGGATGAAGAATCCAGAATGTTTACAGAGAAAACAGCAACTGCCATAGGAAATATAGATCAGACAGATCAAACCAGACTCAGAAACAAACCTATTGATCAAGGTGTGTTTCAAACTGCTGCAACGATCGGAGGAACAGCATGGGCTGCTGGCAAAAGTGCTAAAGCTGCAACTGCTGCTCTTAAAGGATTTGAAGGAAATGCTGCATTGAAATCAACCATAATTGTTGCTGGAACTGTATTAGGTGCTGCAGCAGGAGGATTAGCAGCTGGATATCTTTCTAAACAAATCAAGATAGATAAGAAACTGAAGAGACTATCGACATACATCACGTTATACACTCCTGCTACGATATCAAATTCTCAGCAAACATCATGGGACAACTATACAGATGTGATGGCTGATCTTCTGCAACAAGGTTCTGATGCAGAAGTGATGAAATCTATCACAATGGGAGGAATCGCAGCTTCTGCTGGAAGAATTATTGCTACATCAGCATCCGATTTGGTGCAGTCTGCTACAAGAACAGCAGCCAATCCAAAGAAAGATCTACTCTTCAAATCTATTTCCAGAAGAGAATTTTCTTTTGCATATACGTTTGCTCCATCATCTTCGGATGAAGCAACAGAAGTAGCCAACATTATACAGGCTTTCAGATTGTTCTCTGCTCCTGAAGTGATAAAAGGAACAATGGAATTCTTGTACACATATCCAGCTGAGTTTGATATAGAATACGGATTCATCAAAGATGGAGTAGAAAATCAGAATCAATTCTTGAACAAGATTAGTTCATGTGTTCTGAAAAGTGTTCAAGTAGATTACTCTCCTAATGGATCATTTCAAACCCTAGAGAATGGAGAGCCTGTTCAGGTTAACATGACTTTACATTTCGAAGAAATCGAAACACTACATCGCGATCGTATCGCAGCAGGATATTGATATGTACTTTGATAAATTCCCATATACGACTTTCGCAGACGGAAAAGAAGAAACCCTCGTATGTGATTTCGTTTCTGCGATTGATATGATCTACAATCCAATAGATTATCCAGATCTTTTCGAAGATTACTATCTACAGGATGGAGAGAAGATAGAAAACGTTGCATATGCTTTATATGGATCAACCGAATATCACTGGGTGTTGATCTACATCAATGGAATCAAAGATCCATACAACGATCTTCCACAGAAAGATTACATTCTTCGAGAAGCATGCGCAGAAATTTATGGATCCGTTGATGGATTACACCACTACGAAAGTGCTTCTAATCCAGGAGAAATAGTTGACTTTATCTATACTCCTTCTATCAGAATCACCAACATTGAGCACATGACACAGGAAAATGAGAAGAAAAGAAAGATAAAAGTTCTAAGGACTCAATATTTGTCCGATTTTGTTTCTATGTATATGCAGAAAGTACAAGCATGATTAAAGAACAGCATAAAAATTTCCTAGCAAGATATGGCTCGAAAGAACATCATGATGAATTAGTTCATGATCCAGATTTTCGAGTAAGAGGATTTCTTGCATATAACAAAAATTTACATCCAGATCATATTGATCATTTATTGCATCACAGTGATTATGATATCAAGTCAATACTAACATCTCATCCTAATTTGAATCACGAGCAACTAGATGGATTAGCTAGAATGCACGATCCATCAATTCTGTATAGATTAGCAGAACATCCAAATATCAAAGATCATCTACATACTTTGATAGATAGTACGAATGTTATGGATGCATCACATAATACAGCAGCAAAACTCTATCTTCTGAGTCTTCTGAGAATGAATGATCACTTGGATAAAACTCATCTTGAGAAGCTTATCAATGATCCATATAGCAATTCTGTTAGAGAAGCAGCCCTAGCAAGGAAGAATAGATGAGCACAATTGCATTTGCCGGTGAATATTCTTTAACCAGAGCAGAAATCACTTCATACAATGGAGCAGCTGTTTCTATCATGGAACTTATTCATGAAATTACGATCTATGAGGATATCTACTCTCCTTTTTTGACAATGGAAGTTCTGATTGAAGATCAGATTGGATTATATCATAAGCTTCCTATCATAGGAGAAGAAACACTTACTGTCACCATTACGAATACAGACGGAGAATTTGGATACAAGGACTTTACATTTTCTGTATTCAAGACTAAAGATTTCTTAGAGAAGGGACAGAGAGGATTTATCTACAAGATGTGTTGCATATCAACAGAAGCAATCAAAGATATGAACATCAAGTTGTCGAAATCATACAAAGGAACAGCTAAGGATATCGCGCAGAACATTCTAGTGAAAGAAGGATTGACAACTACCAAGAAAGTTATTGTAGAAGAGACAGATGGAACGCTCGCATACATCTCAAATTATTGGCCTCCAATCAAGAACCTGAAATATCTTTGTCAGAGAGCTGTATCGAAAATTTCAAAGTCTCCATCATTCATGTTCTTCGAGAACAAATATGGATTTTACTTCACATCTCTTGCTACACTGAAAGGACAGGCTCCGATTGGATCATACTTCTATTCTGCTAATCCAGGAACTGATGTTGCAGAATCTCTTCAAAGAGTAGAAGCCATCTACATTGATAGAGGAATAGATTACATCGAGAAGATTCAGAATGGAGCATATGGATCAAATGTTGTATATGTCGATCCAACGAGAAAGTCTTACATGTATAAGTATCTGGATTTTCTACAAATGTTTAATAGTCAACCTCGTATGAATTCTTTGCCATATGGAACCCAAGATGCTACGAGAAGAGTAAACGGAACTTTCAACTGTAACATCACTCCAACATATGCAAGAAATGGCATGAAGGATGAGTATTCCGAAAGATGGTTCCAAGAAAGACTTGGCGAATTGAGTACTCTTCGTTCTTTTGAAATTCAGATCGAAGTTCCTGGAACACTAGAAGTTGCTGTTGGACAGACTACAGATTTTTACATGTATTCTGGAGATGTTCCTGATTCATCAAATACTAATTCTTCGCTTGATCCAGTTTTTTCTGGTAGATATCTGATAACTGGGATTAATCATTCATTCAATAGGACACGGCATGTTATGTTGCTAACATTATCCAAAGACTCTCTAATCAAGGCAAGTGCATGATCAAAGAACAACACAAAGAATTCTTAGCAAAGTATGGTTCAAAAGAACATCATGATGAGTTGGTGCATGATAAAGATCCGGATGTTCGGTTCAAGCTAACTAGCAATCCATCTCTTCATAAAGAACACATGGATAAATTAATCAATGATACAAGCTATATTGTTCGAATGACTCTAGCTAAAAATCCATCTATTCATAAAGAACACATGGATAAGCTAGTGAATGATGAAGATTCAAATGTACGATATGATCTATCTTGGAATCCATCTATTCATAAAGAACATATGGATAAGCTAGTTAAAGATAGAAATTATACTGTTCGTCATGGGTTGGCTAGAAATCCATCTATTCATAAAGACCACATGGACATGTTAATAAATGATGGACATTCAGGTGTTCGATATAGTCTAGCTGGAAATCCTTCTCTTCATAAAGATCATATAGACAAGCTAATGAATGATCCTGATGAAGGTGTTCGATATAGTCTAGCTAGAAATCCTAATCTTCATAAAGAACACATTGACAAACTTGTGAATGATCCTGATGAAGATGTTCGGAATTCTATTAAACAACATCCAAATTACAAGCCATGATCAAAGAACAACATAAGAAATTCTTAGCAAGATATGGCAATCCCGATCATGTTGATATGCATGATGAAGATATCCATGAAGATATCGCTATGAATCCTCTGATCAAGAAAGAGCAAGGAGAACATCTATTGAATCATTCACATGATGGTGTAAGAGGAATTTATTCAGATTATACTCCGCATTACGACCATTTGCTGGAGCTATCAAAATCCAGATCATCTATGGTTAGAAATGGAACTGTTTTCAATGACTTAGCTGATCATAAGATATTTGAAAATAATCTAGGATTCATTGCACCAGAAGCATATGTAACGAATACTATATCAAGACATAAAAATGCATCAAAGAAGAACCTCGAAACAATAGTCGAAAAAGGACTAGCTGGGGAATATAATGCAAAGAAAAGATTAGAAAAGGGAGATTATATCAATGATCTATGATGCAGTAGTAGAGAACATCAATGATCCAATGAAACTCGGAAGAGTTCAAGTCCGTGTCTTTGGATTGAACACAGATAACACTGCATTGATTCCAACCGAAGATCTGACATGGGCAAGAGTCTTGATGTCGAACTCGTCTGCATCCATGTCAGGGATTGGTTTATCGCCTTCAGGTTTACTTCCTGGAGCATGGGTGATGGTAGCGTACCAAGATGCAGAAGAACAGTACCCGATAGTGATTGGCTCTTATCATGGAATTCCATCTTCGGCTTCAACGACAACCAAAGCAAACGATGATCTGGCATTCGCATCAGTAGAAGTTCATAAAGATGCTCAAGCAAATCAAGGAACATATACTCCTCCGGATAGCGATCTAGTTCTTCCAACATCAGATTCAACCGATCTTTCTAGCATGCCTATCGTTCCTCCAAAAGGAACACCAAATTACGATGCAGCTACGAAAAATATTGGAATCATAATTGCATCATGTAAATCTGCAGGAATTACAACAAGAAAAGCTATTGCATCGATTCTAGGAGTGATTGGTGGAGAGTGTATGTGGATTCCAACAAAAGGGAACTACAATTATTCTTCTAATAGACTTACAGAAGTTTTCCCATCCGTTTTCCCTACGATAGAATCGGCAAAGCCATATGCAAACAATCCAGTAGCTTTACCAGAAAAACTCTATGGCGTAGGAACAAAGAAGGGATCTGTTTTAGGGAATACTCAAGTAGGCGATGCTTCTAGATATATTGATAGAGGATTTCTTCAGCTTCTTGGAAGATACAATTACAATAAATACGGCAATCTAGCTTCGGTTGATATCATTTCAAATCCAGATTTGATGATTTCAAATCCTGTCATATCAGCTAAAGTCTGTATTGCCTATGTTTTGGATAGAGTCAAAGTTTCACAATCATCTGATGGATATTTTGATGCTGTCAAGAATGCTGTGGGCAACAATACACCTGATATAGCAATCAAGAAAAGAAAATTCTATGAATACTTCATGTCTGGTGCTGATAATTCAACAAATAATGAAAAAGAGATAGATCAGACTCCTCCTGAAAAGTTTGACATAGCTGCAGCAAATGATCCTTCTATCTATTCTGCTAAAGCTGGATTCTCTGATCCAGATGGAAAATATCCATTGTACATCAATGAACAAGATACATCCAGGTTAGCTCGCAGAGAAAGACTTGATAAGACAATTGTTCAAAAGAAGAACGATAATCGTGTGAAGGGAATAGAGTCATTCAATACAAAATGGGATGAACAAATCAGCCCATACAATACAACATATCCATTCAATCAGGTTAGAGAATCTGTAGCTGGACATGTCATAGAGATAGATGATACACCAAATTCAGAACGTCTGCATATCTATCATAAATCTGGTTCATATGTTGAAATCGACAATACTGGATCCAGAACAACTCGTATTGTTGGATCATCTTATGAAATCATAGATTATAATGGACATATCTATATCGGTGGATCATGTAACATTACCATCGGAGGACATGCTAATGTAACTATTGGCGGTGATGTGAATGCGAACATCGGTGGATCGGTCAAGGCTAATGTATCGGGTGACGTTGATTTGTCTGTAGCTGGAGACATTGCAGCCTATGCAAAGAATATCAATCTTGAAGCAATGGAACAGATTAGTTTGAAAGCTGGTCTTGCTGTTTCTATGGATGCTGCAATGATCAATATGAACAGTGGTGCTTCTGTACCATCTGGGCTATCTGCTCCGACAACATCTTCAAGTCCATCAATAAAATCTAATCCGGTTCCGACTAAAGCATCTGACTCAAAAGCTGTTCTATTCGAAGCAGATGGTGACTCATTCTCAGGCGATAACTTTATCAAAGAATCTGTTGCAAATGGTGAAATATCAGCCGATGCTGCTACTAAAAAGCCAGTCGAAGGAGACTCATCGAATGTTTCTGGTAAAAATAAAGATCTGATTCCATCATCATGTGCTCAGATTGCATCGATGGATCGATATCCAGATAACCTCAGATTATCTCCTAATTTTACACTCGGACAGGTTTCTAGTCATGCTGCTGTATCCTCTGCATCTGTTAGAGATCAAAACGGATTAACATCAGCTGAAATCGTATGCAATCTTCAAAATGTTTGTTTAAATGTGCTTGAGTTTGTGATCAAGAAATATCCAAATGTTTTTGTTACATCTGGATTTAGATATCCTTCATCAAATGCTAGATCTCAACATCCTAACGGAGAAGCTGTTGATCTTCAATTCAAAAATGTGTCGAAAGCAGAATACTATAAGATAGCTTTGGACTTGGCTCAGAGTATTCCTAACTTTGATCAATTCTTGCTTGAGTATGCTGTGACTACAAATAATCCATGGATTCATATTTCATGTACCAGAAAATCAAACAGAAGACAAATCATGACATTCTACAATCACAAGAAATACAAAGATGGTCTAGTTGACCTCTCTTAAATATTTGATATTAATTTCACCTCTTTCTAAAAGGAAAATAACATGGCTGCAATGACCGACTTTCTCGAAAACAAACTTATTGATTTCATCTTCCGTGGACAAGCATTAGGTATTACTGGCGCATCAGCTGCTGCTGGTACTGGACCAACATCGCTCTATATGGCTCTCTTTACCGCTAATCCTACTGATACAGGCGGTGGAACAGAGGTATCAGGTGGCTCATATGCTCGTGTTGCTGTTTCATCGACTCTTGCTAATTGGGCTGGTACTCAAGCTGCTGCTTCGACTACTGCATCAAGCGGAACTTCAGGAACAACTTCAAATAACAATTCGATCACATTCCCATCACCTACAGCAAGCTGGGGCGTGATTACTGGATTTGGTATTTTTGATGCATCCACTGCTGGTAATCTTCTGGTTTATGGTGCCTTGACGACAAGCAAGACTGTGAACAACGGCGATGCTGCTCCATCATTCACTGCCGCTGCTCTTACATTCCAAATCGATAATTAATCATGGCTCATATATCTGATGACAGAGTACTAGAAAGTACAACGTCAACAGGAACAGGAGCATTAACACTTGCTGGCGGACTGACTGGATTCAAGACATTTGCTTCCAGTATGTCCGTGGGCGATACTTGTTGGTATGCTCTATGGGCTGTTGACGCTAGTGGAAATGCAACTGGAGACTATGAAGAAGGACTCGGGACATATAGCTCTGCGAGTACTTTAACTAGAACGACAGTATTAAAATCTTCAAATGCTAATGCTGTAGTCACACTTGCTGCAGGAACAAAATATGTAGCAATTGCCGCTCTTTCATCTAAAATATTAGGAATAGATAACGAAGCAAAATCTGTTCTTCCTGTCAATGCTGCCACTGCTACGATTACCACACCTTCTGCGTCTGCTTTCTATACAAGAGCATGGGCTGGTAGATCAATGTTCGCATTCATTGGTGCTGATGGAGTCGAGCAACTCATGCAGAATCACCTAGCATCTGCAAAACCAGGATTGTGGCTCCCTCCTGGAAATGCCACGACTGTTCCAGGTGTTACCGGATTAACTGCATGGACAACAACTGGTACAGCAACCGCAAGAACTGTTGCTACAACAAATAAAGCAACTCGCCTGAAAAGATTAGGTTATGTTTCTGCTGCTACTGCTGGAGCTCTTGCATATCAATATTCCGCGTCTGCTCAATTCACATGTGGAACAGGTACTGTTCTTAATGGTGGTGGGTTTCTTTTTGTAATGCAATTCGTTCCTTCTAACGCTGCGGCTGTATCTGGTGAACGATTTTTTGCTGGAATATCTTCAAACGTCGCTGCTCCTACCAACGTAGAGCCTAACACGTTAACAAATACAATAGGCGTTGCTCAGTTATCAACAGATGCAACTCAGTTATATCTTGTATATGGTGGATCAGCAGCACAAACAGCGATTGCATTAGGAGCAACAAACTTTCCAGGAGCAACATTAAGCACGACAGCTTTTGAAATTGCAATTTTTGCCCCATCTAGTGTAGCTAATACATATTACGTCCAGATCACGAATTTAAACACAGAAGCTATCTACACAAATACATTGACAGGAGCTGCGACAATAGTTCCACAATCAACAACTTTACTTGCTCCTAGAATCTGGAAAACAAATAACGCAACTCTGCTTGCTGTTGGATATGACATGGTAAGCACATATCTTGGATCGGAGTGTTAAAATGTATACATTGAATGAATTAACTGGGATTGTAACTAGAGATTCTGATGGATCAATTTGTGCTCCTTGTGAATCTATAGAAGATCCATTGTTTATAGAATATCATAACTGGATCGAAGCTGGAAATTCTCCAAATATTGTTGCTATTGCTCCTTTCGATCCAATAGCATATGAAAAAGATATCATCGATAGAATTCAATTTCTATTAGACTCTACTGCTATGTCCAGAGGATATGATAGCATTCTATCTGCAGCTAGCTACGCTGTATCAAATCATCCAAGATTTGGCGTAGAAGGAAGAGCGTTCTCTGATTGGAGAGACGCTGTATGGGATAAATGTAATCTCATTCTTCATGATGTCAATAATGGACTACGATCGATTCCATCTGTTGATCAGATCATATCAGAACTTCCTGCTCTTTCTATTTGATAGAATCAAATGGCATTTCGTAGTTACAGTTATGCTTCTAAATCTGGCGGGGAAACACTAGCTCTTCCTGCTGGTACAGTTTCTGGCGACGTATTAGTTGCTTTTGTTGAATGCGATACATCTGTATATGGTAATGTTGTATTTGATGGAACATGGACTAGAATTGTTTCATCTTCTCTCGCTGGTCCAGATACACAAACTTTAGAAATATGGTATAAAACAGCAGGATCGTCAGAACCAACGCCTACTCCAACGCTTGGAACATCTGATTATCAAATATCAATAGGCGCATGGTCTGGAAGAACGGGAGTAGTTAATGTAAACGCTGTTACATTATCGACAAATGCGAACTCATCTCCTTTTACGACAACGACTAATAGTCTTACTGTCGGAGCAGGCGATGATGTTATTCTTATATCATCGCTAGATACTACAGCTAGTGCATTTGGTGGATCGCCATCATTATCATCCGGATTCACTTCCCAAACATATCATGAAGCATATTTCTTAGCTTCATCGATTCAAAGAATTGATTCTGCTTCTGCTGGTACAATTACCGGAGCTGTCACATGGACTGGAGGAGCAAATGCTGGATGGCAAACTGTTCTTTTAGCATTACCTAATGGCGCAATCCCTCCTGTAATAACAGCCCAGCCAACGAATGCAACAACGAATACAGGAAGCGATGTTACATTTTCGGTAACAGCAACAGGAGCTACATCATATCAATGGCAAAATAACGCATCTGGAAGTTTTGTTGATATTGCAGGAGCGACATCGAGTTCATATATAATATCCCCTGTTACAAATTCTGTAATCGGAGTTCTTTATAGATGTAATGTAATAAATTCAAATGGAACAACGACATCTTCATCTGTTGGGATTTCTGTTCTATGGAACTTAGTTGGAACTGGGCCTAGATATTTTCCATCTTATTCTTATCCATACGGATCTGGTCCATTTGGATCTTTATTGTCTAGCAGAGTTGGAGTATCTACATCTCCAATAAGCCCAACATCTTTATATTCTGTTGCTTCGATATCATCGATTTTATCAACTGGAATTTTACTTTCTGGTACATCATCAACAATTGTATCCAGCTCTTCTTCGATAACAACTGCAGTCAATCTAACCGCAGTTGTTTCCAACTTATCTTCTAGTTCTTCGAATCTTTTAACTGGAATCTCCCTAGCTAGTAATTCGATTTCTAGTTCAACGAATTCTGGAATTCTTTCTACTTCGATAAATTTAGCTGGATCGATATCTTCAAACGGATCTGCTAATGGATCTATTTCTACTCAGATCTATCCATCTGTTACTTTATCATCTGTAGCATTTAGTACATCTTCTTTATCTACAGGAATTGCTCTTGTTGGTAATACATCAGCTATTTCTGCATCAAGTGGAAGTATCTCAACTCCTGTTAATCTATCTGCAAATGCTACGGCTTCGGAATCAACATCTGCAGATATAACAACTAAGATTAATCTTGCTGGTGCATCAAACGCTGTATCATCGATTTCTTCGAGTCTTAGTACACAGATATACCTGAGTGCTAGTTTATTGAATGTAGGTGGATCTGTAGCATCTATGGCTACTGATGTTAGGATTACGTCTGTATTAACATCAATAGCAAGTAGTTCTGCGAATCTTTCAACTGGAATTCCTCTTGTTGGAAATTCCAATGCATCTGTATCCAGCTCTTCCTCGATAACAACTGCAATCAGTCTAAATGCTAATTTGATAGATGTCTCTTCCACATCATCAAATATTCTAACATCTATCAAATTAGCATCGGATGTTGTTTCTAGCTCAGCATCATCTGCTAATCTTTTAATAGCATCTGGATTTGCATCTGGTGCATCTTCTGTTTCTACAGTTTCTACAGCAAATCTTTCAACCGGAATTCCTCTTGTTGTATCTGTTAATTCTACTTCATTAGCTACATCATCGGTATCAACTGGAATTCCTCTTTCTGGTAATTCAAATGCTTCCTCGTTAAGCTCTTCTGGTCTTTCAACTGGAATTCCAATTGCTGGTAATGCGTTAGCAACTTCGACGACTACATCTGGTATTTCTACGAATATTAGATTATCCGGGAATATATCAACTGTTGCATCGAGTTCTTCTGGGATATCAACTGGAATTCCATTAAATGTTACTCTGTCAGCTGTTGCCTCGACGAATGCAGATTTAGCAATTATATCTGTTATATCCAGCAATGTAAGTTCCGTTGCATCTACTTCATCTGGATTAACAACTGCAATCAGACTCAAGATTGATACGGTATCATCCGCTGTTTCTTCATCTAATCTTTCTACAAATATTAGATTTGCTGGCGATGCTAATGCAAGCTCTTCTTCAACTGCATCGATTAATGTATCAACCCTAATCCGATCAGATTTATTTGTCGTATCAAATTCTACCGCAAGTCTTTCTACCAATTTCAATCTAGTTGGTAATGTTTTATCGACTGCGACTTATTCTGGTGCATTGCTCACTCAGATAACAACATCTGGATTTGCTAATTCTACATCGGTATCTTCTGGTGCATTATTATCTGCAATTAGATTGAATGCGATTACATCAAGTTCTGCAACATCAAGTGCAAACCTAACAACAATCACTCGACTGTTCTCTGCTCTTATTGCTGTATCGAATACATCAAACGCCGCTCTGAATACTGGAATTCAACTTGGTTCGAATCTAGTATCCGTTGATACAGCAAATGCAAGCATGTCAACTCTGATAAAGTTGACAGCCAACGTATCTTCGATATCTGTTTCAGGATCAACTTTATCGTTTATAGCTTTGATGAATAGCAATGCCTCTGCATCTGCTGCATCAAATGGATCGTTAGCTACAGGAATAAAGATATCATCAGACTCTTTATCGTCTGCTCTATCTACAGCGTCTTTATTGAATTCGATCAGATTTGTTGGATCTAGCACTGCTAATGCATCTACGACTTCGAATCTTTCAACTGTAATCAGTTTAAATTCTTCTGTTTATGGTGTATCAAGTGGATCTGCAACGATATCAACTGCTACTAGATTTGCTTCGAACTCGATATCTTCTAGTAATACAACATCTGATCTGTCTACTTCGATTGTAATTAGATCGGATGAGATTGTTAGCTCTGTTGCAATATCCAATCTCACTACATCGATTAGACTCGAATCCAATCAATCAACATCTTCTGTATCGATAGGAACATTGAGTGATGCCTTCCATGTTCGTGTTATTTCAGATAGCGAATCGACTGGATATCTTTCAACAGAAATTCATCTAGCAGGATCTGTAACTTCTGGTACATCTGTTGAATCGGATATCTTAACATCGATCTCTCTGAAATCCAATGTTTATTCTGATTCAACATCAATACTAGACACTAGCAAACTTCTGGTTTATAAGACAGGAACAAAAGTTATTGTTCCTGTTTACGATACATTTACATTCATTCTATCCGATAAGAATTTGATTTCGATAGAAAACAATCTATCTGAAACAAGAGTTCTTCCAGAAGAAACCAAAATAAATATCAGTGCTGATGTATCATTGATCAAATCTTTGGCTCAGACATCTACCATAAAAGTTCCACCAAATATAGATTAAAGGATACCATGATTCTAGAAACATTTAAGAAAAGTCCAGTTGAAGTGATAGACTATGACTTCGACTTCAGTGCTTGGTTACTGAAGAGAGGGAATGATATGATATCATCTTTCACAGTAACTTGCTCTGATGGCTTGTATATCACTCAATCAACGAAAATTTCAAATGTAATCAAAGCATTCGTAAGCGGAGGAGTTGATACAAAATCATACGAGGTTTCATGTGTCATTAACACTGCTGGCGGACGCACTAAAGAAGCTAAGATTAAAATTATCATAGGATAAGTCATGTCAACTACTCAACTAATCGATGCATTGCATAAATCTGCAGGAAATGTCTTTGAGACATATAAAAGAACACACATACATCATGTCAATGTCGAAGGACCAACATTTAAGCAAGATCATGATTTCTTAGGTGAATTATATGAGCAGTTCAATGAAATATTTGATACGATTGCTGAACTTATCAGGATAGAAGATTCAATTTTCAAATACGATTTCGAGAATCTTTCTGTAATCCCTGATGATTTCTCTTCTTCAGATAGAACAAAGATTTTTAACGATATCTTGATGTGCATTGATCTGTGCGTTGCTTCTCTCTATTCTTCACATGAAATCGCAGTGAAAATGAACTCAATAGGAACTTTTACTACGATAGAAACGATCATAGAAAGCCTCAAGAAGACCAGATGGATGGTCAAATCTTCTATCTGATATTAATCACTAAATACTATTGGATTAATCCTCTACAATCATTTCTAGAAAGGAAATATAATGCGTTCAGAACAAATTTTTACAACTCTCGTTACAGCTAATACGCCTGCTGCTTCGACATCTGGTTTCATCCCTACAAACTATGAAACCCGCACTGTTCAAGTAACAATCGATCCAGCTCTTACATCGGCTACGGTCGTTATCGCTGGTTCGAATGATGGCATCGGTAAAGTTGCTCTTGGTTCTTTTGCCCTTACATCTGCTGCTAATAGTGATGGTCTGGTACTCAATGCTCCAGTTAACTGGAAATATGTGGTTGCTACCATTACAGCTTCTGTCGGTACGGGTAACGTCTACGTTACCACTACTTCTGCTGAAGCGTTCAAGGCTTAAGAATTTAAGTCTGTAAATACTTCACACGAAGTCTTTAAATTCAATGGGGCTTCGGCCCCATTTTTATTATCTAGGAGAAATACATGGATTGCCCTTACACTAAGCCTGCTTATTTGAATGAACACGATGCCAAGAATTGCTATGCAACTAATCGCGGCTGGGTAATTCTTAAGCCACATGGCAAATACGACGTTATCGAGTCTATTATGGGACTCGATGACAAAATCAAAGCATGGGAAAAAGAAAATGGTGTTGATACGCCAGTGAATGATATCCCTGAAGAGTTCAATCGTTCTGTCAAGAAACTCAACAAAACGATTCTTGAAGAAGAACTTGAACATGTGCATGTTCGTCTTGCTAATCTGAATGAAGAAATTGCAAAAGTAGAAGAAACGCTTCCTGTTCTTGATAAAGTAGCTGTAGAAAAGATTGTTCCAGCAAAGAAGGCAGCTAAAGTAAAGAAGGAAGAACAGAAGGAAGAAACGAAGGAAGAAATTGTCAAGTCAGAAGTGACTCAATTGGACGATTCTTCATCATTCGATACAGATCTTGAAGGAAACGACAATGCTGAGTAATTCTTCCGATAGACTCTTCGGCGGAGTCAACGGAGATATCGCCGACATCTACACAAAGATGAAAACAAAATTAGTTGAATCTTCGACTCCTGTATCTGTATCAGATGTTGATCAAAAACCTAAAGATGGCGAAGAACAACTTGATGAAGTTGGCTGTACGAATATCGATAAGAAACTTGAAGAAACATCAATCGTTCAAGAAACCCAAGATTATCATACTTTCATGAAACGTGAAGATTTTGATAACAGAGTCAAGGAACTTGGTCTCGAAGCAGAAAAGGATGGTAAAGATCATCTGGAGATCAAAGACAAAGCTGGTGATATGAAAGGTTGGTGGAACGATCATACTGGCGTAGGATACATCAGAAAAGAATGTTGTTCTCCTATTTCAGAAGATATCTACGAAGATAAAACTGGAAGAGATTCGCTTCCAGCAAAGAGAAAGTTTCAAGTCCACTACAAAGATGCTAATGGCAATCTTCAAAAGGTCTGGAAAGAAGCACATTCACCTGCTGGTATCTATCGTTCTTTCCTTAAAGATCCTCTGCACAATGGACCATATGCAGAAAATGGATGTAAACTGATCGACATCAAGCATAATGGCGAATCCGTTATGCCAGAAGCAAAGAATGTTGTTCATGGAGATCTATATCTTGGCGAACACCATGAAGAAACGATCTCAGAAGAATACAAGGCGCTTGATCAACAAGACCAAACAACTCATACTGAATCTGGTGATTTCACCAATGATGAAATGATGAGACTTGCTGTTCAGACTGCTGCTAACAGAGCTAAAGAATCTGGTACTCATTACCACGATGAAATAATCAAAGAACTTGGCGATTTGGGGCTTGATCCAGGTAGACATGCTACTCATTGTGATCTGGATCAAGCTGTATGTGGAATGACAAATGGCAAATATACATGTCATGCCGAATATGGTACGGATCATGCGAATGGTTGCTTGAAAGAATCGATCGATCCAGATTCGATAGCTGATAGAAAAACTGGATACGGTTATATTGGTGATAAGAAAATTGTACATCTTAATCCAAATGATAACGCACATTGGAAAGCTATAACTCAAGACGACGAATCTCGTATGGATGGTCCACATTCTACATGGTATTCAATTGATCAAGGGCGTACACATCGGATGGTAGATACTCATGACAATTACAGAACGGCATTGGTACATCTATACGCTGGTGAACATCATGATATTCCATTTCATGAGTCTGTCGACGAAAATCTTGATGAATCAGTCAATCAAGAATTAAAGAACAAGATCGAACATTATGTTATGAAACTCAAACCAAAAATTAGAGAATTTAAGGATAAGTATGGTGACGAGGCTGAATCTGTAATGTACGGAACAGCTACTAATCTTGCTAAGAATGATCTAGGGATAAAGGAATAATTAAATGGCAGATATTACAATTTCAGGAATGACAGCCGCGACAGCTTTTGCTGGATCGGCAATTGTTCCGATCGTAGATGCTGGGTCAAATAAAAAGGTATCTGCTGCAACTCTGTTTGCAAACATCCAAGATCCTGTTGTTATGAATTCTGCATCAGAGAACAATGACACCATCATCAAGGGACAAACCGATCCAGCGCTTGTTTTTGTGAAGGCTAGTACCAATAGGGTCGGAATCTCTACGAATGCACCAGGAAGTCTTTTAGACGTTGATGGAGACCTTTCTGTCAACGGACCTGAGTATAACAAGTCATTCTCGACACAGACATCATCCGGTGCAGTTGATCTGACAACAAGAACTACCATCGTAGACGCATCAAGTCCAATTGTTCTCCAGATAGGAGCAGGATTAGTTGGACAATATAAGTCTATCTATCGTAAGAGTTCTGGATCACTTACATTGAATGCTGTTGGAACGACAATCATTGGAGGTTCAACGATAACGTTTACTTCTGCAGGAGCTGCTGTTAATTTGCAGTATATCAACTCCGCGTGGTATATCAATTCAGGATTTAACGTTACATTAGCATGATTTCTATCCCGATGAATAAAGAAGAATTCTACATACAAGCCATAAGACATTATGACTCAACTTGTATATCCATGAAAGAATTCAAGAAAGATTTAAGATTGATTAAGAAAATTCATCGGGAATTGGAATCTTGGAGAGAAGGAAGAGATGTGAACCTCAGATCTCTTCTGAACATGTTCCTTATCACATTCAATCAATTCGGGGATGCCGCTTCTTCCCTGTTGTTCTATCAAATGAACAATGAAGATATTTCTTTGGCATGTCACTTCATCGTAAAACTTGGACGTCGTAACTTTCTCATTGATTCTATGCAAGTAAATATTGATGAGAAACTCCTTGAAGAGTTGTTTAAAATTTAAGGGAACACACGATATGTCAGAACCAACTTCATCCTTCGCTATTGTTTGGAAAGTCTTAGTTAAGCTCTTTCCTTCGATAACTGGATCATTCATAGCTGTACTCACAATGAAATATTCTGATACAACTACCAAGAAAAAAATGTTTGCTGCTCTTGTTGCTTTTGTGACAGGCATAGCAATGTCACATTTTGTAGGCGAAGCAATCATAGGATACTATCCTGGGTTGCTTCCTGTCACGCAGGATGGTATAAAATTTGCTCTTGGTATTTTTGGATTAACTCTTATCAACAATGTATTGTCTGAAGTTGGGCCTTGGTTCCTATCGCTCAGAAAGAAAATATTTGGAGCAGAAAATGTCTGAATTTATACTCGTACTAACATTTGTAATGACTTTGATGATTCCTGTGATTGCCATAATCGCTGAATTATCACATACGACGCCTAATTCCGTTAGTCATTCGATCGTACGAAGTATCATATGCTTAGCTTGCATAGTATTTCTATCTCAGATTATCCAACCATCATATAAACCTTATATCAGTCATTTTCTATCAATAGGATTTATTTTCATTGTTTCTTGTGCTAAGTTATATCTAGAGCTGAACGAACATACAGTGAATAAATTTATCTTTAGAGACCATAAGAACGATCGAATCGAATCATGATAAACAAAGACAAACAACGTAATCTCTGTAATAAGCTTATCGTAGAATCATGCGATGATATGCCATATGGACAGATGATTTCTGCTATCAAGCATCATATCATCGAATCAAAAGATGTTCCTATCATCAGGAATACAGCAAATGCTCTGAATTTTCTTTCTTCGATATCAGAAGATGTTTCATTCAAGACTCTAGATAAACATATCAGCTCATACAAGAAGCTCAACGAGTTCATCTTGGAGAATAATCTCAGATTTCCTCTTGAAGAAATGGTTGTCGAAGAATTTGTGAAATCTCTGACTGAAGATGAAGGAACTGTTGCAGAACCTGCTCCTACAAATACAACATCTGGAGTTGCTAAGGTCGAGTTACCGATTGATCAAAAGCCTATCAAAAGAAAACAGCCAGTAGATCTAGAATGATAGAAGAATGAAATGACAACATACCTAGATTTAGATCTAAATTTTACTCGTCACCCAATGACGAATGATGTATCAAAGAAGGCGGATGTTTCCGCCATTTTTACTTCTTTGAAGAATTTAGTCAAGACAGCTAACTTCGAAAGACCTTTTCATCCCGAGATAGGATGTCAGGTACATTCTTTGCTCTTCGAACAGATGACATCGTCTGTCATTGCATCAATACAACGCACAATTAAATATTCAATAGAAAATTTTGAGCCAAGAGTAGAACTCATATCAGTCGTGGTAACTCCTTCTGATCACAGAATATTAATCGATCTGACATTTCGAATTTTGGCTCTGAATGTTGTACAGACAGCCAAATTTGAATTGGAGAGAACGCTTTGAGTAATTCACTATTAAGAGTTTCTGAATTAGACTTTGATACAATCAAAGCTAATCTGAAAGCATTTCTCAAATCAAAAGGTCAATTCACAGATTATGATTTTGAAGGATCTGGTTTAGCTGTTCTGATTGATGTTCTTGCTTACAATACACATTATGAAGCAATCGTCGCGAATCAGATTGCCCAAGAGCTTACACTGGATACAGCAAGAAATTCAACAATCGTAGGTCTGCACGCAAAAAGACTCGGATACACTCCCAGATCATACAGAGCTGCAAGAACACTAGTTGACATAGAAGTCATCAATCCAGTAAACTCTCCTGCTACATTGACATTAGGCAAAGGTGCATCGTTCATTTCTTCGACAGATGGATCAAGTGTATCATTTACCAATATTGTTCCTCAAACGATAAGCAAAGATTCAAACAATAGATATATTTTCAGAAATGTAGAAATTCTTCAGGGTACAATGAAGACTTTCAATTATGTCTATTCGTCGACTGATAATCAGACAAAATTTGAAATTCCAGATGCGACAGTAGATACATCTACATTGCGCGTATATGTTCAAAAGAGCACAACGAATGCATCTCAGATCGAATACTTCAAAGTAGATAGAATAACGAATGTTAAATCGACATCGACTGCTTACTATCTACAAGTTAATCAAAGTGGAAAATATGAAGTTGCGTTCGGTGATGATGTTCTGGGCAAATCTCCTATAGATGGCAATGTAATCAGATTAGAATACGTTATCACAGATGGATCATCGGGCAATGATCTGAGCATCTTCTCTTTCAATGATTACATCGAAGGAAATTCAAATGTTGTCCTGACTGTTGCGTCGAAGACATACGGTGGATCGGAATCCGAATCGATTGATTCGATTCGATTTAATGCATACAAAAATACGATGACGCAAGATAGAGCTGTGACCGAGACGGATTATGCTGACCTTGTCTCGAACATCTTTCCATTGGATTCGATTGCTGTGTGGGGAGGAGAAAGAAATGATCCTCCTGTATATGGAAAGGTTTTCATATCAATAAAACCTCTGGATTCGGAATCGATCTTGACAGAGACAAACAAGCAAGAAATCAAGCAAGCGCTGAAAGAATCAAAATCAATCGTAACAGTAAGCCCTGAATTTGTTGATGTCGAGTATCTCTATATCGAACCAACGTCATATGTCTACGTTGATGATACGAAAATGAACACTACTGTTGATTTCATCAGAACTTCTGTAATTTTAGCTGTACAAAACTTCTCAACTAATACTCTAGAGAAGTTTGAGAAAGTTTTCCGCTACTCAAAATTCAGTAACGTGATTGATGGAGTAGACGACTCGATCCTATCAAATATCACATCGATAAAAATCACCAAGAGATTCAATCCAACTACAGGTGTTCAAGATTCTTGGATAATCAGATTCAATAATCCTATCTCAAAAGGATCTTTCTCGTCTACTGCTTTCAAATTCCAATCAAGTGACTTTGATTTATTCTTCAATGATAACAATGGTGTTCTTCAGGTAACTTACCTGGAAAATAACATCAGAAAAGTTTTGATATCCAATATCGGAAGTGTAGATTATTTGACTGGTATTGTCAAGATCGATTCTGCTCTTTTTCAATCATATACAGGAAATTACATAGAGCTAACTTGCATCCCAGCTTCGCCTGACATCATATCTCTGAGAAACAGCATTGTTCTTATCGATCCAGATAAGATTGTTGTATCTCCTGTTATCGAAAGTCAGAATTTCTCAAATCATCAATTTGCTATAACTAGATAAACCATATGATAGAATCTAGTGCAAAAATTAAAAGAAAACATCTAGTCAAAGAGCAAGTTCCTGCTTTTGTTGTAGAGGAACATGCAACCTTTGTTGCATTCCTAGAAGCATACTACGAATTCTTATCGGAGAAGCAATTTGTCACATCAGAACGTCTGATTGACTATTTGGATCTGGATAACGTTCCATATGAATTCTTGACATATTTTTGGGATGAGATCAAAGAAATCCCAGGTAACATTGCTGTTGATAAGAGACTGCTTTCAAAACATATCAGAGATCTATATGCATCAAAAGGTAGCAGAAAGTCTATTCAGCTTTTGTTCAGAATCTTATACAACGAAGATATAAAGATTTACGAGCCAAAAGATGATATGCTCAGGGCGTCTGATGGTAAATGGAAAGACAGAAAAATAATCAGAACAAAGGTTCCTGTCGGTACCGATCTCAATTCTCTGATTGGAAAAAAGCTTCATCAATTCGATAACTTCTCTAATGAGTTATCTCAGTTCATTGTTGCTTCGATTACTTTGGTAAACATACAAGGATCATTTGTTCATGTTGAGATAACTCCATCTTCTCTTATTGGGATCATCTATCAAGATCTCCCTTTATTCAATTCCTCGCGCAATATTTCTCTCACCATAGTACCGACATTCAACGTCGACAAATATCAGCACAGAGGGGCTCTATACAAGTCTGGTGATGTGTTCTTTGCAGGAGACATTCCGTGCTATGTGGAATCCGTTGGATCTGGTTCGATTGATGGATGTTTCATCATTGATGGAGGATCTGGTTATTCTGCTGGCGATCTTTTGTATGTTAATGAAAATGGAACTGGTGGATCTGATCTTTCAATTTTCATCAAAGAAGTTGGATCATCCGGGAACGTCAGAGAGTTGATAATCCTTAACAATGGAAGAGGATATGAATTCCTTCCAATAGTTGAAGGAAACGGAACCGGAAACTTTCAACTATATTCATCTTCTGTCGGTAGAGTGTTGAAGTTGAATGTCAAAGAACCAACATCAAATAACCTCCCAATCAATGTAAATTCTAGATGTATTGTAAATTCTTCTTTGGGATTTATCCCAGGAGAAAATCTATTCAAACTATCTGATAAAATAACGAATGAAAACGGTATAGCTATTCTATCGGAAAACGGGATTAGAATCATACTAGAAAATCAATCGCCTGTTTCATCTATAGGCAAAGTGAATTCGATAGAATCAAAAAATGTTCTATTGGTAAACTATAATTTTGGATCAGGTAACTTCTTATCTGAAGATGGGCAAAAGATTTTTTCAGAAGATTTGAAATATATTTCAACCGAATCCAATACTGTAGAATTAGGAAAGTATACAGTCACAGGAGATGTATCTGGAACGATCGCATCTATTCTTTTTGTTGATCCATGTAAGATCAGCACAAAGATGGATTCAATATTCACGATATCTTCTACTTTCGTAGGAGAAGATGGATTTGTATCACAATTGAACAAGAGAGTTCAAGACTCTCTATTTTATCAAGATTTTTCGTATGTGATTCAATCTGCTCAATCATTCGACACATACAAGAACATCATGTATAAGTTAATCCACCCAGCTGGATTAGCTATGTTCGGTGAAGTCAATATCAACACTTTCGTATCAACTGTAGAAGACAGAATCAAGAAAGGATTTGATGATTTTGTACAGTTCACAGAAAAAGTATTGAGTATCACCACATCTGTTCAAGATAGCACTACGCGAATTCAAACACAATCGATATCTTCGCTAGGATCGACGTACGAGTTCTTAGATAAGTTCAAATTTATGTTAGGATCTTCGTATGCTGCAGATACATTCGGAACTGCTGCATCACAATTATTCAACAGAGAAACAACAGCTGATGGAGATGGGAGCTGGAAAATCGAAGACTTTGCGAATGTGAAGTTCACGGACATCTATGTATACGATTCTGATTATTCATATGAGTATCCGTTGGTTCTAGATGGATCATTCAATCTAGATGGATCTCAAATACTGAGTGGAAATAGAATTCTTGATATATCGGATTCGGCAGGAAAATATAGACCAACCAGAAGAAGAGTCCAATATACGCATGGTGTGGAACTTAGGATAGCTCCATCATATCCAATCATAGAAGATTTGTTCTTGTTGGATGATGTTTCATTCGTTCTTTCAGCCAGACCACAAGAAAATGTATTTCTTGTAGATGCGACATCAAAAACAGCAAGTTATATGTTCAATCTATCCGATTCTGTTGCATCGGTTGATAACATTTCTCCATTATATAGCTTCTTGAGAAATCCTACAGATTCTTTGACTGTTTCTGAATCTTTAAATATGACATTTAGTAGATATGAAACAGGAACACTGACTGTTGTTGATGCGATCTCTAGAGTTGGATTGGATGCGCCGAAAGACTCTACATCAATTATAGACACAGTTACTTGGATCATATCATCAGCAGTAAGTATTAACACAAATCAATTAAACACAGGAACGATATAATGTCAACACAAGAAAATATCAAATTATCTGGTCAGATTCATGCTGTCCTATACGATGCAGATGGAAATGTCAAAAATGATGTTGATGTTAGCAATCTAGTTGTTACGACAGGCAAACAATTCTTTGCTAGCAAGCTTGTTGGTGGATCAGTTGCCGGCATTTCTCATATTGCTGTCGGAGCCGGAACAACTGCCCCAGATGTTACTCAGACTGCGTTAGTTACAGAAACAGCACGCGTTGCAATTTCATCTGGAACAGCAACAGGTGCCGTGATTACATATGTGGCAACATTTGGTCCAGGCGTAGGAACAGGAGCCATCAACGAATGTGGTATGTTCAATGCTTCAACTGGTGGTACTCTTTTTGCAAGATCGACTAATGTGGTGCTGACAAAAGGCGCAGCTGATACTCTTGCTTTGACTTGGACTATCACTCTTAACTAATAGAAAGAAGTTATGGAAAAAAGATATTTTTCGAATAACGCTTCTACGACTCTTGTAAGTGATTCGGGATCAACCATCACTGTATCCAACACATCTTTATTTCCTTCTTCGTATCCTTTCTTTGTAACATTAGAGAGTGCTTCTTTAGTAAAAGAGATCGTCAAAGTAACTAGCCTAGCATCTGCTGGTGTGTGGAATGTAGTCAGAGCACAGGAAGGAACTACTCAGGTTCCTTTTGTTGCCGGTAGTAAAGTAGAACAGCGCATTACAGCTGGTACTCTGAATCAACTCGTATCTGATAAAGCAGAATTATCTGGAAGCAATTTCACAGGACCAGTTGCCGTTATAACAGATGCTGCTGGAACTGTTGCATTGACTGGTACAAATTCTGGAAGTTTACGATTTGCTAATACTGGAAATGTTGTAACATCTTCTATATCTGCTGCTACGAGAGAACTAGATATCGTAGTTGAAGGTGATAACACAACGATCAATAAATTCAGTGTGAAGTGTACATCAAGCGCTGTGTCTTCTCAATCGATGGAGTTTACTAACTCTTCTTCTGGAACAGGACTTCTTGTAATTGGGAATCGTTCTGTGACAACCAGATTGGCTATTGGAAGCGTACTGCCTTCTATTGATATCGGACCAGTCTGGCATGATTCGTATAATCAATGGATGACATGGCAGACTTTCAATGCTAATGGAGCAAATTATACAGGATATGCTTCAACGAATATTGGTCAGTTCATAACGGATGTTGTTACATCAGCTAGAACTGGTCTTATTGCAACTGGTGTTACGTCTCTGTCAAAGACAACATATGCTGCTCTTTGGAATTGGGCATTGCATAATGGACATGTGGTTGCTCTGGCATCATGGACTCAAGGAATCTATAAATTTGCAGATAATGGAGATGGAACTTTCAGAATACCCGACCTCAGAGGTGGATTTATTCGTATCTGGGATAATGGTAGAGGATTAGACTCCGGAAGAGTTTTTGGTACGGATCAAGGACCATCAGCCGGTTATTTCTTTGTGAATTACAATCTCGATGATGGAGACAATTCATTAGGATCTTTCAAATCTATAACGAATTTCCAATTACAAAATGTTCAATTTGGTAATGGATTATCCGGAGCAGCTAACATTTGGATCACACCAGACGACACACGTCCAAGAAATACATCATTGGCTGGATACATACAATTCTAATTGAAAGAAATCATGACAACTATTTTATATCACTACGATCCAATCACCGGCGAAAAAGTTAACGAAACGATTGCTGAATTATCTCCTTTAGATAATGCTCCGATGTTGATGTCTTTTTCTACGACTAAGATGCCACCTGTTGCCACAACAAATCAAAGAGCTGTATTCAGAGATACATCGAACAATGTTCCTCTTAATTCAAAAGATGGAAAATGGAAGATTGTAACAGATCTCAGAGGACAGTCTTATTGGCTTCCTGACAGAACAGGCCATATCATCCAAAACATAGAAGAAGAGTTTCCTAAAGGATATTCTCTCACAGAACCAAATCAAAGTCTCGATGATCTGAAGAAACTTAAATGGTCTGAGATAAAGCTAGAACGAGATAACTTCGAATTTGGATCTTTCATATGGAATTCGCATGAATTTGATTCAAATCAACTAGCTAAGCAACGTATCATCTTAGCAGTTCTTGGTGCTCAGATAGCGATCCAAAATGGAGCGACTTGGAGCGTCGATTGGACATTAAAAGATAATACTCAGATCACGTTATCTGCTAGTGATATTATTCAAGTCGGTCTTGCTATGGGAGCACATACAGAAGAAGCTTTTACTCATGCAAGTGCGCTTAAAACATTGATCGAATCATCTAAAACAAAACAAGAATTGGATAACATCGTATGGTAAACATCAGACGTATTTTATTTGGATTGGTCATCGCGGCAGCTTGTTTGATCGGAGATATCATATCTTTCTTATGGATGATATGCGCTTTGATTATTAATTCTCCAAGATACTGGAACATAGCTCTAGGGAAAGATCAAACATTCAATGCTGCAATTGGCGGGAAACACACAGAAACTCTATCGCATAGATCAGCAAGGGCACAAATCAGAGGAGATAAATGGGGATGTGTTCTATGTAAACTTCTTGATTATATAGAGAAAGATCACTGTAAGAAATCTCTGGATGCAAACGAATAAAAGAAAGAAGCCATGACAGCAATCGTAACTACAAATCTAAGATTAAAGAATTCATCATACATCAAAGGTATCCTATCAGATCCAGCGAATTCTTTATATCTCTTCATTTCAAAGCCAACCCATTGGGCTGATGATAATTATCCAGACACTCCCACTGACTCCGTTCTGTTTGAGCAGAAAGTCAGAGATGAAATGATAACACTCAGGAAGATATCTCCAACTGAAGTGACTCAATCAATTTTCAGAATCGATTGGACGTCGGGTAAGTTCTATGATATGTATCGAGATGACTACGACGGAGTTAAGCTGAATGGTGTTGATTTGGATACAGGAGTTGCAGTTACAAAGAACGGATTAATAAATGCTAACTATTATGTAATGACAGACGAATACAACGTCTATAAGTGTATTTCGAACAATAATAGAGCAGCTTCTACATTCAAACCAACCGGAACTTCTACGTCGATATTTTCCACATCCGATGGATATGTATGGAAGTTCATGTATTCCATCAACTCGGCTGATGCTCTGAGGTTCGTTTCTACAAATTTTATTCCAGTGCAATCTGTTTCAACGAACCCAGGAGCATCATCATCATACTACAATCAGTATCTTGTTCAATCTTCTGCGATATCAGGAAGACTTGATGTAATCGAAATCAAATCTGCTGGGAATGGATACAATCCAAATACGTCTCTGCCCGTTGCTATCATCGGGGACGGAACAGGAGCAACAGCAACAGCAGTTACTGATAACAATGGACAAATTTCATCGGTCACGATTACAAACGGCGGCTCTGGATACACATATGCTATTGCAACTGTAACAGGAACAAGCGCAAATGCAGCTGCTCTAAATTGCATTATTCCTACTCTTGGTGGACATGGATCAAATCCAGTCAAAGAATTGAATGCTGTATATGTAACGATTTCAGGATCCATCGGAGAAGATCTATCTGATGACACAATTAAAGATAATCAATATAGAGTGATTGGTTTAATCTTGAATCCTCATGTATATGGGACTCAATCTATTTTGACATCGCAGACAGCCAATGCTTTGAAATCAATCGGAATTTCCGGATCGATTTCCGGAACATTCTCAGATGATGAAGATCTTCTTTCTATCGGAACACCAGCTGCTAGAGGTAAGTTCGTTACATGGGCGTCTGCTTCTAAGACTCTGAAGTATATCAGGAACAAATCAAACATTGGACCAGATTTCGCTGTTTCACAGTCTGTTACAGGAGCAACATCTTCTGCAACTGGAATTATAACATCTATCATAAATCCAGAAGTTGATGTTAACTCTGGAGATCTAATATACGTCGAAACAAGACGACCCGTTTATAGATCAATTTCTCAGAAAGAAGAAATGAGAATCACAATCGAGACTTAAAATGACAGACTTCAAATCAGGATACAATGGTAATGCGAACCTCAAGCAAGTCGGAGAGGTTATTGAATTCACGCCAGAGCAAGTAGCAGAATATGTCAAGTGTGAATCTGATGTAGAATATTTCTTGGAAAAGTATGCCAAGATTGTTTCTCTTGATGATGGTGTTGTGCCGTTCAAACCTTTTCCATATCAGAAAAGGATTCTGAAAGCTTTAGCTGTCAATAGAAAGATCCTGGTAAAGCTTTTTCGTCAAGGTGGGAAATCTTCAATCATAGCTGGATACTTTGCTTGGTATTGTTTATTCAAGGATAACAAGAATGCATGTATCCTGGCAAATAAGATGTTCACAGCCAAAGAAATCTTTTCCAGAGTGCAATTCATTATCGAACAATGTCCCAAGTGGCTTCAGCAAGGAGTCAAAGAATGGAATAAAACATCGTTTGTTCTAGAAAACGGAACTCGGTGTTTCTGTGCTGCAACTTCTCCATCTGCTATTTCTGGACAATCTGTATCACTTTTGCTTTGTGATGAGTTTGCGCTTCTCAAGGGAAATTTAGCAGAAGAATTCGTTGCATCTGTTTTCCCAACAATTTCTTCATCAGAGCAATCGCAGTTGATTATTGTTTCTACCCCGAAAGGAATGAACCACTATTACAAGATGTGGAAAGAAGCAGAACTTGGTTTGAACGGATTTGTTCCTATCGAAGGCAAATGGCAAGAGCATCCAAAGCGTAACCAAGCATGGGCGGACGAGCAGTTGGCTATTCTAGGACAAGTGAAATACTCTCAAGAAATCTTGACGAGCTTCATCGGTTCTTCGAACACCCTGATCGTCGGTGAGAAGATAGCCTCGTTACCGTTAAAACCCCCTACAGCAAGTTCTTTGGACGGCTTTAAGGCTTACTACCCTCCTGTCAAGAAAACGCCTTATTGCATGACTGTAGACGTTGCAGAAGGTGGTGGTGATGACTACTCTACATTCACAATCTTCGATATCTCAACTCTTCCATATAAGATTGTAGCAACGTACAGAAACAATAGAGTTCACACGTTGACATATCCAGAAGTGATAAAACACTATGCAGATATGTACAACGAAGCCTTTGTTCTTGTTGAGACTAATTCTTTAGGACAACAAGTCGCAGATGCTCTCTATTATGACTTAGAATATGAGAACATGTACATGTCTATCAAAGATGATGTTGTTGAAGGCTTTGGTGCTAGAATTATGCCAGGAGTCAAGACAACGAAAAAGACAAAATCAATTGGATGTAATACGATTAAGCTCATCATTGAAAGTGATCAGCTAGAAGTGAATGATTCTATGATCATTGATGAAATGTCAACTTTCACTCGTAAAGGATCGACATTCAAAGCAGACGATGGCAAAACAGATGATATGATGATGACATTAGTAATGTTCGGATTCTTGACGACAACCACTGCTTTCAAGAATTTGTTTGATTTTTCTTTGCGTCAGAAATTCATCAAGCAACAATTATCAGATGTTGAATCATCAGAACTTCCGATGGGATTTTTTGATGATGGCAGAGATGATACCGAAGAACGAAATATCTTGATTAGGTGGTGATATGAAAGAACAACATAAGCAATTCTTAGCAAGATATGGTTCTAAAGAACACATTGATGAGTTGGTGCATGATAAAGATCCGGATGTTCGGTTCAAGCTAACTAGCAATCCATCTCTTCATAAAGAACACATTGATGAGTTGGTGCATGATAAAGATCCGGATGTTCGGTTCAAGCTAACTAGCAATCCATCTCTTCATAAAGAACACATTGATAAGTTAGTGAAAGATAAAAATTTAGATGTTCGTTATAATCTAGCTGGAAATCCTTCTCTTCATAAAGAACACATGGATGAATTAGTGAAAGATAAAAATTTAGATGTTCGTTATAATCTAGCTGGAAATCCTTCTCTTCATAAAGAACACATGGATACGCTAGTGGACGATGAAGATAGAAATGTTCGTAAGAATCTAGCTGGAAATCCTTCTCTTCATAAAGAACACATGGATACGCTAGTGGACGATGAAGATAAATGGGTTCGTTGGAATCTAGCTATGAATACATCCCTGCACAAAGAACATATAGATAAGCTAGCGAATGATAAAGATGAATTGGTTCTTAACAAAATCAAAAATCATCCAAATTATAAATCTCCCTAAATAGTAAATAATTTTTGAACTATCTTCAACAAAAGGAACGACATGGCATATTTTTCAATCTCACCAGCCGTCGAATTTACCGAAACCGATCTGACGACAGGGATCACTCCTGTTGCATCATCAATTGGGGCTTTAGCCGGTGAATTTGAATGGGGTGCTGTTAACGACGTCACTCAGGTAACAAACGAGGCAGATCTGGTCTATTATTTTGGTAAGCCAAATAATAGCACTTACAATCACTGGTTTACAGCTTACAATTTCTTGCAGTATTCTTCTGATCTAAGACTTGTCAGAACAGCAACTGCTGGACAGAAGAACGCTGTAACATCTGGTACTGCTATTTCTGTAAAGAACATCCAAGACTGGGAAGCCAATTACGCGAATGGATCTGCCGTAGTAGGCATGTTCGCTGCTAAGTATCCAGGCATTCTAGGAAACAACATCAAGATATCTGTTGCTGACGCTGCTACGTTCAAAAGAACGCTATCAGGTACAGTATCATTGTCTGATTCAAGTAATACAATTACAGGAACTGGAACATCATTCTTATCTCAAGTTCAACTTGGTGACATTTTAACATTCAATGTTGCTGGATCGCCTGTAAGCGTAAGTGGATCTGCATTGACTTTATCTGTTACAGGAATCGTAAGCGATACAGAAATTACAGTATCTGATATTCCTGGAATTGCTGCTCCTAATGTAACTGCTGTAGCTACATGGGAATACGCATCGCAGTTCGCTGCTGCTCCTATTGACTCCGATCAAGCAGTTGCATCGGAATCGACTGGAGATGGTATGCATATCATCGTGTTAGATGCTACTGGTAAGATTACCGGAGTAAAAGGTCAGATTCTAGAAAAACTCGAAAATATTTCAAAAGCATCAAATGCTAAGAAATATGATGGGACCGTTTCTTACTACAAAAATGCTCTTCGTGAATCAACATGGGTTTGGTGGATGGATCATCCAATTCCATCCAATGTTACTTCTGTTGGATTGGATTTTGGCGATTCTACTGCTCCTGGTTCTTATAAGAATCTTGTGAAACCTCTGACAGTAACTCTTTCAGGCGGAGCAGATGGATATGGTGCTACTGATGGCGAACAAGAATCTGCAATTTCAATCTTTGCAGATGCACAGAAATACGATATTACTCTTTTGATGACAGGTAAGGTTTCTCCTACTGTTGCAAACTTTGCAATACAAAACGTTGCTGAAGTTCGTAGAGATTGCGTAGCTTTTGTATCGCCTGTGAATGTTTCAGATAATTCTGTGATTATTGGTGATACGTCGGATAACATCAACAAGATCGTTGCATTCCGAAATGCTCTTTCTGGTTCTTCTTACGCATTCCTCGATTCTGGTTTCAAATATCAATACGACAAATATAACGACGTATATCGTTACATTGCATTGAATGGTGATTGCGCCGGTGTTACTGCTCGTTCTATCTACACAAGAAATGAATGGGCTTCGCCTGCTGGTTTCAATCGCGGATCTGTTAAGAACGTAACTCGTTTGGCTATCAATCCTAACAAATCACAAAGAGATACATTGTTCCAAAACTCGATCAACTTTGTTGTATCGTTCCCTAACTCTGGACCAATTCTATTCTCTGATAAAACGTTGCTTGATCGCCCATCAGACTTTGATGCTATTGGTATTCGTTTGTTGTTCATTCTACTTGAAAAATCTATTTCGTCAAGCGCTAGATTCTTCTTGTTCGAACAAAATACAGAATTGACTCGTAAACTTTTCGTTTCGATGATTACACCATTCCTCAGAGACATTCAAGGACGTGGTGGTATTTCCGACTTCTATGTGGATGTTGGCTCGAATGTAAATACTTCAACTGTTATTCAATCAAAGACTTTTGCTGCGAACATTTATATCAAGTCTACGAAGTCTATCAGATTCATCAAACTCAACTTCATTGCTACGCCAGAAGGTGTTGCATTCTCTGAAATCACTGGTCAATAAGAGGTAAATCTAAATGGCAAATATTAGTGGCTTTCGCGCCTCGCTTAAAACAGGTCTTGTCAGACCTAATACTTTCCGTGTTGACCTGACATTTCCTGGGTTTGTTCCTACCGGAATCCAGGCTTCTCAGCTTGGTCAATTCCATTGCAAGTCTGCATCGCTTCCAGAAAGCACAATTCAACCTGTACCTGTCTTTTTCCAGGGCAGATCAATAAATGTTGCTGGTGAACGTGAATTCCAACCATGGACGATTGCTGTCTATAACGAAGACTTCACCGTTCGTGATTCGTTTGAACGTTGGATGCATGGTATCAATGATCTGGGCAACAATACTGGTATCGTTGCTCCTGCTCAATATCAAACCGATCTATTTGTGAATCAGCTTGATCGTGCTGGAGATGTTTTGAAGACGTATCGTTTGATTGATGCATTTCCTGTTCAAGTTAGTCCGATTCAATTGGACTTTGAAGCTAACAATCAAGTAGAAATATTTGAAGTAACATTTGCATACGACTATTATGAATCATCCGGCATCAATAGCACACTTAGCTTCTAAATGACCTGGATTTTATCAGATGGATCTATTATGAATGAATTACCTTCTGGGAAACCGGAAGGTTTTGTCTATCGTATTACAAATCTTGCTAATGGGAAGATGTATATCGGCAAAAAGAGCTTTTGGTCTTCAAAGACGATTGTTGTGAATGGGAAGAAAAAGAAGACTAAAGTCGAGTCTTCTTGGAAAAGCTATTACGGATCGAACGAAGCTCTCCAGACCGATGTGAAAGAATTTGGTAAGGAGAACTTCAAAAGAGAGGTGTTAAGTATTCACAAGAGTAAGTCATTAGTTTCTTACTACGAAGCCAAGTGGCAGTTTCAAGAGGATGCTCTTTTGAAACCAGACCAATACTACAACTCTTGGATCATGGTTCGTGTTAGAACCGCACACATAGCTGGAAAAGAATGAAATCATTTGATATAGTTCCTCTTTACAAACGAGATAAAGACAAGATTAATTCTTACATGGAAATGTTTGAATCGATGGGATTCTTCTATACAGATGTATTCAATGAAGATGAATACAAAGATTATCCTTATGAAATCGAAGGTCTTTTTATGAAGGAGCATAATTAATGGCTTGGTGGAATAATCCGTTTGGCTTCAAAATTCGTAAAGATCAAGAAGAAAGTGTTTCTTTCGTAACACCGAAGAATGATGATGGTGCGATTGAGCGCATATCATCAGGTGCTGGCTTCTATGGCTACAATTTTGGATTCGAATTTGTACCAAAGAACGAAGTTGAGCTCATCAACAAATACCGTGCTCTTCAAATGCTTCCAGAAATTGATTCTGCAATTGAAGAAATCGTTTCAGAAGCAATTGTCGCAGAAGGTCTTGATGAAGATATCATCAAGTTAAATTTGAATGTTGATGATGATGAAATCCCAGAAAACGTCAGAGAAATCATATGCAATGAATTCGAAAATATTATTTCGATCATGCAATTCACATCAAAGGGACATGACATTTTCCGTCAATGGTATGTTGATGGAAGATTATACTATCATATCGTTGTAGATGAAGAAAATCTACAGGCTGGTATTCAAGAAGTACGTTCAGTCGATCCACGTAAGATGAAGAAGGTTCGCGAGATCCAGAAACATAAAACTGGACAAGGATTAGATGTCATCACAGATATCGAAGAATATTTCGTGTTCAACGATTCTGGTATTACAGAAAACAATGGAGTTAAACTTTCTGTTGACACTGTAGCATACACACCTTCTGGTCTACAAGACGAAAACAATCAAGTTATTTCGTATCTTCATAAAGCTATCAAACCTGCGAACATGCTTCGTATGATGGAAGATGCGATGTTGATATATCAGATGACACGCGCTCCTGATAGAAGAGTATTCTACGTTGATGTATCTGGTATGCCCAAAACAAAGGCAGAACAATATCTCAAAGATGTGATGACTCGTTATAAGAACAAGGTTGTTTATAACAGTGCTACGGGCGAACTCAGAGACGATAGACATCATATGTCTATGCTTGAAGATTACTGGATGCCGCGTCAAAGTAATGGTAGAGCGACTGAAATTACAACGCTTCAAGGATCTCAAGTTCAGGGACAAGCAGAAGCAATGGCAATGTTCAAAGACAAACTCGCCAAGTCGTTGAATCTACCTCCATCTAGATTACAAAATGACACACCATTTAATATTGGTCGTTCAATGGAAATTACTAGAGACGAAGTGAAGTTTGCAAAGTTCATCTCCAGACTTCGTATGAAGTTCTGCGAAACATTCTCTCAGCTATTACGTGTTCAATTAATTCTCAAAGGAATCATATCACCAGAAGATTGGAAGTTCATTCATTCCAAACTTCAATACGAATTCATCGAAGACAATAATTTCTCAGAACTTCGTGACAATGAAATTCTTGCTCAGAGACTTCAGATGTATCAAGATATATCTCCTCTTATTGGAACACACTTCTCAAACGATTATGTTCAAAAGAAAGTGCTCAGAATGAGCGAAGAAGAAATTGAAGAAGAAAAGAAGAAGATTGAAATCGAAAGAGAAGAGCAAATGGCTTTGATGAAGAAATATCCGAAGCTATATGGACCTGATGGAGTAAACAATGGATAAGATTAAAAATTTAATAGAAGCAATCAAATCAGAAAAAGATGTCGATGACACTTTCAATAAAGCGGTCTATCAGAAACTTGCTGAGAAATTAAATGAAAAGAAAAGAGAGATTGCAAAGTCTCTCTTTGGAAAGAAGACTGAGAAAGAATAAGATGATTGATTCAGCACGCCTGGCAAATGTTATCTTTGATCATGGTAAGAAGATACAACATACGGAATATTCTATGATTTGTGAAGAAATCGAATCCGATAAACTCACAATGAATTCTTATGTCATAGATTATAAGAGAAAAGATATGATCAACGGAAACATCTTCTTTTCTTTGAATGACGGAACAAGAATTCTTCTTAAAGAAGAAACGTTAAATACTATTACTTCATTAGATTTAGATAAAAATGCATTGATTGGTTATATGTCAGAGTCTATGGAAAATGTTCAAAACGTCTTACGGGAAATAATCAATGGCTAATAGCTCATATTTGATAAAGAATGGAATTACAGAAGTTGTTTACAAATTTGTAAATGATACGACTGCATCACCTGCAACATTTACGGTGACACTTGCTTCTCTTGCTAGATCCGATCAAGCAATTATCGGAACAGCGACGGCAAACATATCAGATCTATCGTTCAACGCTGAAGCAGGAGCGAACATCAAGATTTCACGTAATTCAAATCTTCAATACTACTTGACCGGAACAGGAAATCATTCTGGTGCATTTGGAAACGACAAACAAAATAACACTTCGGATATCGTGGTTGTGATGGGAGCTGGTACTCTCATTATGCGAATCTTGAAGGGTTCAGAATACAATCCAGTATAAGATATGACTAATAAGATTCTACTCATAGAGCAAAATTTAGCATCTGCTACAGAGACTCTTGTCGAAGAAGTCAATGGTAAAAGGTCTTTGAAGATTCAAGGGCCATTTCTGATGTTTGATAAGCAGAACAAAAATGGTCGAGTCTATCCAGAAAAAGTAATGGCTCCTGCTGTTGAAAGATACATAGAAGAATACATCAAACCAAAGAGAGCTCTTGGCGAATTGAATCATCCAACTGGAAGAATTTCTGTTGATCCTGAGCGTGCATGTATCATGACAGAATCTCTTGAAAAGGATGGAAAATATTTCATCGGTAAAGCTAAGGTTCTATCTACTCCTTTAGGTCAGCTATTAGCTAATCTATTGAATGATGGAGTCAAGATTGGCGTTTCATCAAGAGGCATGGGATCTACCTTCAAGAAAGATGGAAAAGTTCATGTCAAAGAAGACTATGAAATTAGAACTGCTGCTGACGTTGTATTTGATCCATCTGTAGCAGATGCATTTGTAGATTGTCTCATGGAAGAAACGCATTACCTGAAGTATGGCGATCTGCTTGTCGAGAAAGATCTTTATGAAAGTAAAGAACGAATTCGTAGAGTATCAATGAATAAATTAGAAGAACAGAAATTAAAAGAGTTTCAGAACTTTTTGAATAAAATTTCTACTCGATAACTATCGTTAAATAATAAATCGAAATACGGAGAAACATATGTCAATTGAAGAAAAGTTGCTGAAACTCATGGAAGCTAAGAAAGATTCTGATAAGGAAGATCCTACTGATGCTAACGCCGATAAAGCAAAAGATCCTGATGCAGGAGATCAAACAGCTGATCGTGTTGATCAAGAGCCAGCTGTATCTATCGAGAATCCAATCGATCCTGATTTGAAGAGTTCTGAGTCCGCTAAGGAAGATCCAGATGGCGATCCAGATGAACAAGATCAAGACAGAGTACAAGAATCAGCAATCGAAGAATCAACATTCACGATTGACGGAACAGAAGAAGCTAAAGACACTATCGGTCATGGTGACTGGACTATCCATCACCTAACTAAGCCTGGACATACTGGTGCTTCTATCGTTGCTCGTCATTCTGATGGAAAGACAAAATCGATCAACATCTATACAGGAAATCGCGAAGGCGCAGATAACCTGATGCAACATCCTTCGCATCTGAAGAAGATGGTTGATATGGCAACAGGTAAGATGGAAGAATCAACAGAAATCCAAGACTTTGTCAAGGAAGAAGAACTTTCAGAAGAATTCCAATTGAAGGTATCTACTCTGTTCGAAGCGAAGGTTTCTGAAAAGGTAAGTATGCTAGTTGAAGAAAAGACAACTCAACTAGAAGAAGAATACAAAACTAGACTTGACGAAGCTGTTCAAGTCTACGAAAATGAATTAACTGATAAGATTGATGGATACTTTGGCAAACTGTCAGAGCAATGGATGCATGATAATGAGTTAGCTCTAGAAGCTAGTATTAGGTCAGAATTGACTGAATCGTTTATGAATGGAATGAAGCAATTATTCGAGTCACACTATATCGACATCCCAGTCGAGAAGTTTGATATCGTTAATTCCCTAGAAGAGCAATTAAAAGCAAGCAAGGACGAATTGTCCACTGCGCAACAACTGCTAGAGGAACAACGCTCGGATTTGAATAAAGCCAACCGTGAGATTATCTTGGAAAACTCGACCAAAGGAATGACAGATATTGACTCTGGAAAATTCCGCTCCATTATGGAAGACTTTGAGTATGAAACATCGGACCTCTTTACGAAGAGAGCTGAGATCATCAAAGAATCTTTCTTTGGACAGAATAAGAAAGAAGTAAGCAATCTATCAGGTAAGAAGTTAGATATTTCATCAAAGAATTTGACAGAAGAGACTCAACTGGATGCTAAGATAGTATCTGTAGATACTAATGTCAAACAATATGCTGATTTTATCAGAAAAACTTCGGTAAAAAAATAATAAATTGAATTGGATATTGTTAAGTATAAATAACATATCCATATCACACGAAAGGTTATAAAATGGAACACGATGTAAGTTTAGTCACTAAGTGGGGTGAAATCCTCGATATCGAAGGTAGCGCTCCTATCAAAGACGCATATCGTCGTAAAGTAACAGCTATTCTCTTGGAAAACCAAGAAAAAGCTAACAACGAAGGTAAGCAAGCTCTTTTTGAGTCGGCTCCAACCAACGCTGTCGGCGGATATGCTGATACAGGTGGTATTGCCAAGTATGATCCAGTCCTTATTTCTCTGGTACGCAGAACTGCTCCTCAGAATATTGGCTTCGAATTCTGCGGCGTTCAACCAATGGTCATGCCTACTGGTAAGATCTTTGCTAGACGTGCTAAGTACACGAACCAAGCTGGTACTGAAGCTCTCTTCCAAGAAGCTGATTCGGCATTCTCTGGTTCTGCTACTCAAGGTGGTTCTGTTCAAGCTGGTGTTAATCCAGGTTCATTGAATAGCACTCCTGCTGCTACGTTCACTTATGGTGTTGGTATCACTACTGCACAAGGTGAAGCTCTGGGTACTTCTGGTCAGCCTGCTATTCCTGAAATGGCAATGACCTTTGAAAGCAAAACAGTTACCGCTGTTACTCGTGCTTTGAAAGCTGAATACTCGCAAGAATTGGTACAAGACCTTCGCGCTATTCATGGACTTGACGCTGAGCAAGAATTGATCGACATTCTTTCTACGGAAATTATCGCCGAACAAAACCGTGAAATCATCCGTACCATTTTGGTATCGGCTGTTCCTGGTGCTCAATATGCTACTATCCCTGGCGTTTTCGACTTGGATACAGATGCTGGTGGTCGTTGGTCTGTTGAAAAGTTCAAGGGACTTATGTTTGGTATCGAACGCGATGCTAACCAAATCTCCAAGGAAACCCGTTTGGTCCGTGGTAATGTTATCGTTTGCTCAAGCGACGTGGCATCTGCCTTGGCTCTTGCTGGTGTGCTTGACTTTGCTCCTGCTGTTCAAGGTCCAGAAATTATCGACGAAACATCGATTACTTTTGCTGGTATCCTTAATGGTCGTTATCGCGTGTTCATCGATCCATACCTTGGTTCGAACAACGAAAACTGGCTTGCAGTTATCGGTAAAGGCGCTGATCCATATACGGCTGGTCTGTATTACTGTCCTTACCAAGCTCTTCAATTGCATCGCGCTATTGATCCATTGAGCTTCCAACCGAAGATCGCATTTAAAACTAGATATGGCATCGTTGCTCACCCATTTGCTAATCCTACGGACGTGAATGGTGGTTTGACAGCGAATTCTAACAGATTTTTTAGGCGTCTAAAAATCACGAACTTGCTGTAATTTTACAGCAGATATAGAAATATATCAAGAGGCCCTTCGGGGCCTTTTTCACATCTTATCTTTTCAATTCGTAGATTGCATGCCCGCAATCCCAATAAACTCTATATCCATTAATTTCAGCATTCTGTTGTTCTGTTTTATTTGGATCATAAATTTTACAAACAGATTGAATCGATTGTTTCTGAAATTTGTGTCTGGAATATGTTGTTTTCATATCAGTGTACATATATCCAGGATCGGTTCTTCCTATTTTTGTAAATCCTAATTTTTCATAGACAGAACCATTCCCAAATCTGAGATTAGCATACGTCATCACATCTCCAGATGTTCTTCTTAGAAATTCTTTGAATATTTTACTTGATCCTCCGAAAACTGTAGTCATTCTTTTAGCCGCCATCCGAACAATTTCCCATTCATGTGATCTACTTGATATTGGTCGTCCAAATGACATACACATGACTAGTTCGTTCTCGTATTCCAGACCGATGTACATTGAGGCGCCACGATTTCCTGATATGTGATTTTCTCTGAAGAAGTTCGATCCTGCAGAAGAATCTACATCTACTAGATTACATTTTCTTCCATGAATCTTGATGGTCATACCTAATTTTGCCATCAAAATTGATTTGATGATCTTCAGTTTATTCGAATCTCCTGTTTCTCCAACATCAACAAATCTTAGAAGCGTAATTCCTTTTTCTTCGCATAATCTTTGCTTGATCGAATGTTTATTTTTATCAGCAGTAGTTGGTTCTTCCGAATGATAGAATAAACCATCACACTCGATTGCAAGATTTGCACTTGGGATGTATATATCCAATTCTTTCCCAATCGCTGTTCTGTCTCGATCTAAAATTTCTATCGAATCATCCATAGATTTAATGAATTCTATCAAGTGTCTTTCGATCGCAGATTGGCTTGTACTCTTATCAGCTTCTATGCCATGAATTTTCATCCATTGTAAGATAGCCGATGGTGATATGTTATACTTCACAGCAAGTTCATCGGATGTAAACTCAGAATACAAAGATCGAAGTAATTCTGGATCGTTCTTTAGTTCTTCTGCTTCTTTTGAGATCTGCGAAAACTGTCTTTCTATCTCAAAGAATGTCAATGCATAATCTATAGTTTCTGCTGTCAGATTCATATCATCAGCAAGCCATTTTCTTGTTTTTCCGCTTTCTTTCCATTGTTGTAAATATTTTTCGTCAATCATCTTTGGATGTGACTCTTTTAATTTTTCCAAACATTTCTTATCATGATCTTCTGCTTTCCATTTATAATTCGGAAAAGTTGGATCAAAGAGTCTATGTCTGATCAAGAATCTTGATACATTTATTGCTTCTGATGCTTTGACAAAATTATCGTATTCAACACCATCAATGATGATCGGTTCTGCTGTTGTATTCTTATCTGCAGATCTACATTTGTGAGAACAATAGACATTGTACATCGGCTGAGGATCTTGCCTGAATACGTTAAACAATCCGCATGCAACACACGATTGCCTTTCTTGTCCAGTTTTCAACATGAAAACAGCTTCCGCAAAAGGAATGTCTATGTATGCTTCTTTGATGTAATTGATGACTTCTAGATATTTTGGCGTGTATCCATGCTTTGGTTCTTTCTTGTATTGCATTGAGACCTGACGCCAATCATTCTTATCAAAGTCTTTAATTTTTTCTTGTATTGTCATATCAATCATATAGTTGTTCTTTGATTATATACGATTTCGAATCAAAGTCAAGATCTTAATCCTAACGATCTACAATCAAATCCAATCATTTCGTATGTCCTACATCATCCATCCTTAAATAAGTCATTAGAACGCGATCTCGTAAGGATCTAACCACTATCAGAAAGAAGACGCATGGATAAAATTGCCGAAGCATATACAAAGATAAAAGATAAAAGAAAACTCATAATTATGAGCGAGTCTTTCTTGATCGATCTTCTTGATGAGGTTTCTGGAATAACAGATGAAAATTTATTGGAAAATGTAATAGAAGATACAATCCAATTCTTCAGAAACAACAAAAATAAACTGAACGAAGCAGTGTTCAATCCAGGAGGAATTAATTGGCTTTCTGATCATGAGGCAAATTCTCTTGCAGATGCAACATCGCATTCTTTAGAAGATGCAAAACACTATGTAAAAACTAATTATCCACATACAAAGACTTATTCTCTGCATAGAGTCGGAGGAAACGGATACGGCGACACAGAAGCAACAATCAGAAAATCCGCGGCTGGTTTAAATTCAACAGACGCAGCTATCGCAAAAATGGGATTGAAAAGAAATAGTAACGTATCAGGTAGCTCTGTTGTATCTAGAACTATTCATTTTGGATGGCATACACATGAAAATCCAGAATCAGGACATGCGATTTTATATTACGCAGACGGAGGCATGGGATCTGATGAAATTACAATAGCAGGAAAAACAAAGAAACATCTAGACAATGCAGTAGATACATTTAGACAAGCTGGTGTTCTCCCTGACTTATCCGATCTGAAAGCTAAAAGAGAAGAAAATTCAATCAAGCGAAACAAGTTGATTCAAAAGAAAGAATTAACAATAGGACAGAAAATAGGTGAGAATATTAACGGAAATGTCCAGTTTCATGAAATTCATTCTTTTCTTCCAAGTGGAAAAATTAAAGTCAAAAAAGAAAATGGCGATGTTGTTATTCAATCACCATCATAAATAACAAAAGAACATATAAAACTAGGCAAAACATACGGAACGGAAAGCAAATGATATCATTCAAAGAATTTATAAAAGACCATGAGTTAAATGAAGAACTCCTGACAGAAAATCGCATTGAATTCACGAAGCAACGATTTACAGAAAAAGGTATAAATCATTCTCATGATGAATACGGCGAACATAAGGATACAGGAGCAATTGTAGATCATTTCGCCGAGCATGGTGATCCAACCAAGAAGAAACTTTATACAGGATGGATTGCCGACAAATATCATGCCGGCGATTTCAGACAAGAAGATCATGCTCGTATCCACGACGCTCTGTCAAACTTTGACAAATACAAAGCAAAGCTCCATGAGAAAGATATCGGAAAGTATCCTGATCTGAACTCAGTCGAAGATGCTGTTCAGCCTCATGTTGGAACTGCTGCTTCGAAGAAAGAAGAAATTAGACAGATCAAAGATGATGGATCCGAAGTTCTTCATGATGACGATGATGTTTCTGTTCGTAAAATCAAGACTCATGAAGCTGCTAAGTTCTATGGTGCAAATACGAAATGGTGCACTGCTGGTGATTCTTCGGCACTTTTCGATAATTATAACAAACAAGGCCCTCTTTATGTTGTAAACACCAAAGCAGATAACAAGAAATATCAAATGCACTTTGAATCTAGTCAATTCATGAATGATCTGGATAAGCCGATTGATATGAATAAATTTGTTGGAGATCATCCTGCTATCAAAGGCATACCAGAATTCCAGGGCAAGCATTTTGCAACAACGTCACCAGATCAAATCGATCATATGGTTAACAATGCTCATCAACATGATCCGGATGCCGCTGCTCATAATAAAGTATTAAATCAAGTTGCTAAAGAATCTAGCAACAAAGATCACCTGAGAAAACTTGCTGATGTTAAAGCTCCAGGCGATTTCTCAAATGGCAAGTCAATTATGATATATAAACATGGATTACTTCAGAATAAACATAGTCCGATTGATGTTCTTCATAAGATAACAGATGAAGGACATGAAACCGATTATTCGATGTATGATCATCCAAATGCAAACAAAGATCTCAGAGCTAAATTGTATGCTCGAGGAAAAGTTGCGGATAGCATAATTCTGAATCAGAAGAAAACAGAACCAGAAATTGTCAAGAGTGTTTTTGACAAGACAAAATCCAGAGAAATGACAAACGCTGCGATTCTACATCCTAATGCTCCGCGTGAAATTCATGATAAGTTGATGGAACATCCTACATGGCATGCTGCTCTGGCTAAATCTCCATCAACTCCCAAAGAACATCTTGCTACACTTGCTAAATCAAAATATGATTTTGTTCGAGCTAATGTTGCAGGAAATCCAAATACTCCTAAAGAACACGTAGAAGCACTCAAAGACGATATCGATCCTTCTGTGCAAGAAGCAGCAATCAAGAATAAGAAAGCCAAATAAATAGATATGAATTATCTCAAACATAAGGAAAATGTAATGTCAATTACAAAAAATATATTGTACAAATTTGTTTTATCAACTGTTATGCTAATCGGAGCGTGTTCTAATGCGTCTGCTTTAGAATTGGTTGTATCGAACAACGGAAAATTGGTCGGAGCAAGTAATGTCAACGTCGCTGGCTCTCTGTACGATGTACATTTTGCCAGAGATCGATGCAACACATTATTTGATCGCTGCACAAGTTTTACGTTTACATCATTGGCAGATGCCACATCTGCATCACAGGCATTGAGTACATCGGTACTTCTTGATTTTTCTCCTGCTCAGAAATTCGATACGGTTCCGAATTCTGTCACAGGATGTTTAAGTCCGGCTTTATGTAAAATTATAACACCATATTCTACATCAGCTAATGGCACTTTTTCTTCGACTCTTGTCAATGGGTCTGTATTCAAAAATTCTGTATTAGAATCATCTGATGGCATATCTTCTGGTGCTTTGCTCAGAAGCAATACCTTTCCAGATAGTAACATGTCATACGCAGTTTGGTCTGTACATGTATCGACCGATCCTTTGTATGCTGCATATGGAACAACGTATCATGTTCGTCCTGATGGAGGAAATTCTACTCAATGTAATGGCTTAGCTAATGCAGCGTATCCAGGAACAGGAACAGGACTTGCTTGCGCTTGGGGACATCCATTCGTTGCAATTCCTCCAATCGGAAGCTATAACGCTATTCGTATAAGCGGAGGAGACACGCTTATCATACATTATGGTAATTATGCGCTTGGAATCGATTCAACATCACAAGCGTATTCAGATGGATGTAATTCTTCGTATAGTTACGATTGCTACATGAAGCCGATTCCATCTGGTGCAGACGTCAGTCATCCGACGCGTATCGTTGGAGAAGGATACACATCTGGATGTCCTTCTAATTTGAAGCCAACTCTTTGGGGAGCTAGCGCTGCTTATATGATGATTAATATGCAAAACGCAAACAATATAACTTTAGCTTGTATTGAAATCACAGATCACGGAAATTGCTACAATCACCCTGGAGCAGCATCATGTGTATCCGGAGGAAACTGGGCTAATGATGGGATATCAATAACAAACGCATCAAACATCGTGTTCCGCGATCTTGATATTCATGGATTAGCTGGTGGAGGGATTAGCTCTAATGTGATTAACAATTTCACAATGACTAATGTTCGTCTTGCTGCCAATGCATTTGATGGATATAGTGCTAATGGATCAAACACAGGAACAATGAAATTCACTGGATTGATGGTTGAATGGAATGGTTGTATTGAAACATATCCAGATAAGACAATCACGAATTGTCACTCGTGGTATGGCGATGGATTGGGCGCAGCAGCTACAGCTGGAGATTGGATAATAGAAGATGCAACATTCCGTTACAACGTATCAGATGGATTGGATTTGCTGTATCATAATCTTGGAGGCAACATCAAGCTTAATAGAGTGAAAGCCGAGGGTAATGCTGGTAATCAGGTGAAAGTGAATGGCAATGTTGTTATAACGAATTCAATTGTTGTTGGTAATTGTAATTTCTTTTATGGCAAATCATTCACAGAAGATGTTACTAACTGTAGAGCACTTGGTGATGCGATGGCTGTCAGTGTTGCACATGCTGGAGAATCTGTTTATTTGATTAACAATACGATTATAAGCGAAGGAAACACTGTTGTATATGCAGGCGCTGGATCACAAGTAGCCGGAACATTATATGCAACCAATAATATTCTTATTGGACATCCTTTTGTTGTAGGTCCTGTATCTGGTGCAGATCAACAATCTGCAGATATCTATCCAGAACCAGATGGTAACTATTGGACGTTCATCGAAACATACAATATCAAAGAAAGCGTTCGTGGCGGCGGAACATCTTGCGGAGTTAATGGAAATCTTTGTGGTTCAGCTGGGTTAGTAAATCAAACGCCTGGATCAATCGATGCTAACTTGATTACGTCCAGTCCAGCTAGAAACAGTGGTATATCAACTGGACTTAATATTCCGACGACAGACTTCTTCAATAGAACTCGTACAGCTACTCAGATCGATCGCGGTGCTGTCGAAATGCAATAAGGAATAATGATGACAAATCAAACTACAGAAATTCTGAACGAAGAACTAGATTGGAAGCTTATTAAGAATAATCTAGCAGCGCTGAAAGCTCGACATGCTGCAGATAAAGAAAAGTATGGATATCGACTCAGTGATCCAGTTCCAACAAAAGCAACTGAATCTTTTCATGAAATCCATGAGAAAGAAACAGGAATGCCAATTGCCATTGCTCATACTAATTCTTATGGTGATGTTAATGTTACTTGGCATCCTACTATGCTTGCAATGCATCCAAAGCTTGGCGAATCTATCTTACATAATCTTGGCGATTATGGAAAATTCAGAGAAAACGGTTCATTAAACAGAAATGGAGTCAGAACAACGAAAAGACTCAAATCTAAATCTGATATATCTGGTCGTATGCGTCAATATCTAGAAGACGCTCATGCTGATGGGTATCGAGATCCATTCAAAGTAACAAGAGAATCAGAAGAAGTTCCGCATCCTACCGAATACAATCCAGAACAGAAATCAACCGTAACCAAGATGCATTTCCATGATCAAGATACAGGAAATCACATTGTAACGATCACAAAAGATGGAAGAAAAGGATATGGGACTGTAGCCAACTCTACTGACTTTAATCAAAATCTCGAAAAGGAACTTTCTTCAGACGAAGCGAGCAAACATAAGGAAATTCTGAATAAAACTGACATAGGATATGAAGTTCCTTTCAAGACAGTTCAGAATTTTATTGATGCAACTAAAGCTTCTAAGCCATATGCGATCGGAACAGAAAGCGGGAATGGATACAAGAAGTACAAAATCGCAGATGAGCCAGAAAAAGTTTCAACTAAGCATGAAATTCACATGGCGTCAGAAGGATATGCTACTCATAGACATTCTCCTACTGTTTTCACAGCTACGAAAGATAAAGATACACAGCACTCGATTGTACATGATGGATTACTCCATGTAACAGGTGGGAACACGTCAAATGCAAACTCGGAAGTTCTGAGATGATCAAAGAAGAGCATAAAAGATTCTTGGATAGATATGGATCTGGGAATCATCAGGATGAATTGATGAATGATGATAGAATTAATATCAGAAATAATCTAGCTAAAAATCCCATGTTAAAAGAAAATCACAGAGATACGTTACTTGATGATCCAAAGAACACAGTTGATGATGAGGTAAGACATACAGCGATAGAATATCAAAAATTTTCTAAATCTTATATGGATAAGCTAGTTGATTCTAACGATAATATTGTTAGGTCTTGCATTGCTCGTAATCCTAATCTTCATAAAGAACACATGGATAAGCTAGTGAACGATAAAGATACATACGTTCGTTGGGATCTAGCTGAAAATCCTAATCTTCATAAAGAACATATGGATAAATTAGCCGATGATCAAGATCGAGATGTTCGTATAAAAATTAAACAGCACCCAAACTACACGCCATGATAACTTTTAAAGAACATCTCCTAGAAGAATACATCGCAGAAGTCTTTGATAAGCCATATTCTATCAAAGATGGAGAAGACGATATGATGGGCTTTATGATGAAACATTCTGCCGAATTAAAAGGCGCAAAGAATGTCAAAGTTTATGATATTGGAGAAGAAGGTGATAAGATAGCAGCTTTCCATTATGATGGTGCTCTAGAGTTACATCACCTTCCTGCTTCTGGTATGCAAGGAACAATGAATCCAGAAGCACATAAACCAAATCCTAGATTCGTATCTACTGCAATCGCGCTGGGTAAAGATCATGTAGATAAAGGAGGCAAAGTTAGAATCGTTGGAACTCCAGATGTTCATGCTGCTTTTGAGCCATTGGCGAAGAAAGTTTCAAAGAGGCTTGGATATAACATGACAAGCTCTGAGATGAAAGATACATCTTTTTACTCTCCATTTCCTGTGAAGTTGCATCAGATAGAGATATCAAAATGATCAAAGAAGAGCATAAGAAATTCTTGGCTAGATATGGCTCAGAGGATCATGCAAATGAACTCATCGAAGATCCAGACGACTATGTCAGAGCAGAATTGATCAATAGACCAAATCTTTCTAGCGATCATATAGATAAATTAATGAATGACGACTCGACATATATTACTAGAAGAATGCTAGAACCAAGAAATAAATACATCACGGCAGATCATTTGAGAAAAGCTTATAAAGATTATACATATGATAAATATCAGGTAATTGTTCACCCAAATTGTCCGGATGATGTGATAGAAAAAGCTACGCAAAGTCCTTCTTTTGATGTAAAACATATGGCTCAAAAAATTAAAAATCAAAGATTAAATAACAAATCCCACTAATATAGGAAAGACCATGGCAAAACTAGATAGCATCGCACTGAAATACATCGAACTCCAAGAACAACTCTTGATCGAAGGACGTATTGATTTCTTGAAGACTCAATTCAAGGGCAAGATTAACACATCACATGATAAACTTGCCGATCACAAAGATTCAGATGCAATCGTTGATCACTTTGCTGAGAATGGCGATCCAACAAAGAAGAAACTTTATACGAACTGGATTGTAAATCAGTACAATCGTTCTGGTATGTCTGATGATGAGCTATCGCATCGTAAACTGACGCGCAATGCGCCTGTTTTCCAAGAAGATGCTCCTAAGATTCATGGTATACTTTCAACGTTTGATCAATTCAAGCATAAGCTTCCAAAGAAAGACATCAATCAATATGATTCTGTAAAAGAACTTTCTGATGCTGTCGAGCCATACCAAGAAAATCCAGATAAGCATACAGTGAGTGAAGAACCACATCCTGGTCGAGAACTTGAGCACGAAGACGAAAATATCAAGATATACAAATTGAAAGATATGAAGGCTTCGCAAGAACTCTACGGCGGTGGCTCAGAAAAAGGCAAGACTGATTGGTGCACAGCTTATACAAATGATTCGAAGAACATGTTCGATCGTTATAACAAAGAAGGTGGTCTTCACGTTATTCATGATAAGAAGAAAGGTAAAGTCTTCCAGTATTTTTCTGGCGGAAAGAATCTAGGACATCAATTCATGGATGCCAAGGATCAAGAAATTTCCAATGACGACTTCACGAGACTCGCTCCTAGTCTTCATAAAGCATGGGATGAGAAGCCACATCTTCTGGATTAATAATATCCAAGGAATTTGCTAAGAAGAAGTTCCTTGCTAACTATGGAAGCAAGGAACATCAAAAGACTTTAATGAATGAAGATGAAGAACTTTGTCATGAAGTTGCTATGGACAAACATGATTTGGAAGACGTTGTTCTGGAAGAAGCTAAACAAAATATTCTTGATAGAATGAACCAAAAATATCTAGGAAAAGATGTATGAAAGAACAACACAAGAATTTCTTAGCAAGATATGGTTCGAAAGAACATATGGATGAGTTAATCGATGATAAAGATACATATGTTCGTGAGAATATAGCTCAAAATCCATCTCTTCATAAAGAACACATGGATAAGCTAGCGAATGATAAAAATTGGAATGTTCGTATGTATCTATCTGGAAATCCTAATCTTCATAAAGAACACATGGATACGTTAGTGCATGATGAAAATCCGAATGTTCATTATGTTCTATCTGGAAATCCTTCTCTTCATAAAGAACATATGGATAAGCTAGTCAATCATGAATATTCTGATATTCGTTACAGAATCAAAAATCATCCAAATTACAAGCCATGACATTTCTAACTCTTTTAAACATCGGTAAATTAATGTTCTCTTGGTGTCTCCAATACTGGAAGCCAATTCTAGCTGCTTTGCTTCTAGTTGCGTCTTTCTTCTTTGGATTCTATCAATCAAAGAATCATTGGCAAGCTCCTCTTCTGAAGACAATCCAGAAGTACGAAGCCGATCAAGCAGCATACAACAAGAAGCTAGATGACATATCAAATAATGTCAAAGCAAACTTAGAAGGAATCAAGAAAGATATAGCAGATAAAGATCTTCAGATTGATTCTTTATCTGCTATGTATGAGTCAGAGAAGAACAAAGCTCCTAGAAAGATTTTTATCGTCAAAGATCCTCGTGATTCATCAAAGAATGTTACGATTGAATTCAACAAAGATGGAAACCAAGTTTGCAATAGATTTTCCGATACATATCTTGATACGCTGAATAGCATGATTAAAGAAGCAAACAAATGATCAAAGACGAACATATAAACTTTCTGATAAAGTATGGTTCGAAAGAACATCACGATGAACTTGTGAACGATAACGATTTAAATGTTCGTTGTAGAATAGCTAGACATCCATCTCTTCATAAAGAACACATTGATAAGTTAGTGAATGATAAAAATTTAGATGTTCGTTATTTTCTAGCTGGAAATCCTTCTATTCATAAAGAGCACATGGATAAACTTGCGAATGATGAAGATTCATGGGTTCGTTCGAATCTAGCTAGAAATCCAAATTACAAGCCATGAAAAATCTAATCATATCAATCTTTATCTTTCTTCTATCTGCATGTGCTACTCATACAGAAAGAAGTTCGGCTAACCTAAATATACCATCAGAAGTTTTTTACTCTTGTCCGAATCTACCTATAGCAAAAAGTTCTCTTGATACGGATCTGCTTAATCAATCTGCAGAAACTTTCAAGTTGTATCAAGAATGTCGTAAGTGGAATGAAGAAAAGAATAAAATTCTAAAACAATTAACAAAATAAAGGAAAAACATGCCTAATACAAATACTAACGTCTTCCATGGTACTCAAAACCCAGCTTCTCAGCCTGCTGCTACATCGGTTGACTCAGCTGGTACTGTTTTCTTCAATGGTGTAACTATTGGTAACTATGCTAACGATGCAGCTGCTGCCACTGGTGGTGTTGTTGTTGGTGGTGTTTATCGTAATGGTTCTGTCTTGATGATACGCGTTGCTTAATTTTTAATTTCTTCATAAAGAAGGACCAGTTTAAATACTTGGTCCTTTCTTTTTATCCGGAGTTTAATCAATGTCAGATTTTGACGGTATCATACAGCCTTCACCAGAATGGGTAGATATCCCATCTTTATCAACAACAGCAATCGCCAAAGGCGGTACAGCTGGATCCGGTGTTATGAATACACAGGCTACTGCATTAACTAAAAGAACGAACTATCTATACAATTATTCTGTAAAAGTCAATCCAAGCAGTGGATTTATTGGAATTGGGATATCGAATCCAATAGATACACTTCAAATAAATCAAACTACCCCTGCTATCCTATTAACAAAGAATAGCTTGCCTATCATCAATGATGTGATAGGATCACTGAAATTTGGATCAAGCAGCGAGGTTAGCTCATCCGCTAAAGCCAAGATATCAGCATCGGCAGAAACAAATTGGACGAATGGCACATCTGCTGCTACTAAGTTGACTCTATCAACTACGCCATCTGGATCAATAAATCCAGTAGATTACGTTACATTGGCTGGGAACGGAAATTTCGGAATTGGGTCAGATGCATTAAATCCAACAGCTAACCTCGAGATCAGAAAAAATCAAAATTCTGACACCACGCTTAAGATATCAAATCTTAACATCGGAGCTTCTACTCGATCGAAAATAGATATCAATACAGGAACATCAAATTCAACTGTTAGTAGCATTGTAAGCGATAACAACGGATCGCCTTATTATCAATTGATAGCCAGTGCTGCTATTCAATCAGCTTATTATGATATGCCTGTTCACGTTTGGAGAAATACAGCCGGTATCGAGAAGATGCGCCTGGATCCGACAACAGGAAGACTTGGTCTTGGTGTTGTTCCGTCTACAACTCTTGATGTCAAATCTCCTCTCAACTTTGACTCTGTCTTAACATTGAGAACGACAAGCCCGACAACAAATTCTTACACATCGTTTGAGATCAATAACATAGCTTATGCATCAGTTGGTGTTCCTGGATTGGCTAATCAAATAGGCAATGGGTCTAGGATTGGCGATTTGGTACTCAGGGCCAATAATTTTGGCTCAAACATACTACTGTCTACCCAAGCAGGATTTTCTGTTGTAGACGGTTATGGTCGCATTGGAATCAATACATCTCCAAATTTATCGCTTGACATTTCTGGAAATGATGGTATACGCGTCCCATCTGGTTCGATTGCGCAGAGACCAGTAACTCCTTCTGTCGGTACTATCAGACACAATACAGAAAATCTACATTTAGAAGCATATACAGCCGATTCTTGGGTTTCTATGACAGATAATAGATTTCCTTTCAGAAATAGAATAAGAAACGGTGATATGAATATCATGTCAAGAGTTTTTGCGCCTAATACAGTATCTGCAACTGGGATAGCAAAGTATTCTCTGGATGGATGGGTTGTCGACACTGTTGGATCTGGCGCTCTTACTGTCTCGAGACAATCCAATTTATCGAGTGCTCCTGGTTTTACGAGTAGCCTCAAAGCAATCGTATCAACTGCATCATCTAGCATAGGATCGACTGATTATTATGTGTTAGAGCAGAGGATCGAAGGACTTGATCTACAAGACTTCTTATTCGGCTCTTCTTCTGCTGTGAATGTTGCTTTATCATTCTGGGTACAATCCTCAGTTGCTGGTCGATATTCTGTCATTCTACGAGGAGCAAATAATATGTCATATGTTACGACATATGACATAACATCAGCGAATACTTGGCAGCAAGTAAAGTTATCAATTCCTGGATCTCAAATCGGTTCTTGGATTTATAGCTCAACAACAATCGGTCTTAGATTAACGTTCTCTCTAGGAGCAGGTTCTCTTCTTCAGATTCCATCAAATACATGGAGAACAAACAACTATCTTTCATCAACTGATTCATCCAATGCATTTATGTTAACAGCAAATAATGTATTTCAAATAACTGGCGTTCAGTTAGAACCTGGATACAATGTGTCGCCGTTTGAATATATCGGAATCTCGGCAAATATATTACGAAATGAAAGATACTACGAGTATGGACAGTATGTCTGGAGAGGATATGCCACATCAGGCGTTCTTTTCGGAGGTTCTGTAAAATTCTGCGTACCTAAAAGATCTGTATCTGTAAATATCACTACAAGTGACGCTTCCAATACAGGATTCCCATCTGGTTCTGTTGTAATTACTGGAACTTCTATCCCGAGTGAGGGATTTGACCTAGGAAAAATAGCAAATGCAACTCAAGCAGCCGCATATTCAGTTTATTGGTTTGCATCTGCAGAACTATAAAAAAGAAAGAATAACATAAGATGCCATCATCTATTCCATATCGTTTCACTATCAGATCTACTACAACGAAAAATGCTCCTCTTCCATCTGATCTTTTAGAAAAAGAACTAGCTTTTTCCTTTGTTTCTGACGGATTATTTATCAAGTATCCTGACGGATCAGTCCGTCAGGTAAATCAGCCAGGTGCTGCATCATGGGGATCTTTGGTAGGCAACATCGATTCTCAATCAGATCTTGTTAGCAGACTCAACAGCAAACAAGATCTACTGAATGCATCAAACGGCGTATCTATCAATGGTAGCACGATTTCCATCGATTTTCAATATCTATCAACATATCTAGCGCTTGGTACATCTGCTGTTCTGAATGTTGGAACGACAGTTGGAACAGTCGCTGCTGGTAATCACACACATACAAAAAATCAAGTTGGATTAGGAAACGTTGATAACACTTCAGACTTGAATAAGCCTATTTCAACTGCAACTCAAGTTGCATTGAATGCAAAACAAGATCTGCTCGTTGTAGGCGACGGAATTTCTATTGTGAATGGTGTTATTTCATCTATAGGCGGAGCCGGTGCATCCATCATTTCATGGAATTCTATCCAGAATAAACCGACGACATTTAATCCATCAGCACATGCTCATATAAAAAGTGAAGTTGGACTTCAGAATGTTGATAACACGTCAGACTCGAACAAGCCTATTTCGACTGCAACTCAGGTTGCATTGAATACTAAGATTGATGCTAGTTTGATCGGTGCTCCAAACGGATTAGCTACTCTAGATAACACATCTAAAATTCCAGCATCCGAACTACCAGCATCAATAATTGGCTCTTTGAATTATCAAGGTACTTGGGATGCCAATTCAAACATTCCAGTTCTTTCTTTATCAACTTCATCAAACAAAGGATTTTACTACGAAGTATCGGTTGCTGGATCGACTACATTATCAGGAGTAACTGACTGGAAAGTTGGAGATCTTGTTGTATCAAATGGAACAACATGGAAAAAAATTCATCCGGTTTCAGACGTCACATCAGTAGCTGGAAAAACAGGAGCAGTCACTCTCGTTAAAGCAGACGTTGGCCTTGCTAATGTCGATAACACTTCAGACTTGAATAAGCCTATTTCAACTGCAACTCAAGTTGCTCTGGATGCGAAAGAATCTTCATCAAATAAGAATGCTGCTAATGGATATGCTGGACTTGATTCTTCAAGTAAAGTTTCTTACTCCAATCTCCCAACTCTTCTTTCCAATGCTTTGGTGTTCGTCAATAATTGGAATGCGTCAACAAATATACCATCTATTCCAACAGCAAGTGCATCGAATAAATGGAATTTCTATATCGTATCAGTGACTGGTACAACATCTGTGAGTGGTATTTCTAAATGGAATGCTGGAGATTGGATTGTATCCGATGGAATCAAGTGGATAAAAATTCAAACAAGCGACTCTGTCACATCGGTAGCTGGAAAAACAGGAGATATCACTCTTGCTATCTCTGATATTACAGGACTACAGGCTGCTCTGACCACTGGTGGAGTTGTATCATCAGTAGCTGGAAAAACGGGAGTTGTTACTCTTGCTATCTCCGATATCACAGGATTACAGGCTGCTCTGACTACAGCAGGATCGGTTACATCAGTTGCTTCAAAGACAGGCGCAGTCACTCTCGTTAAAGCAGACGTTGGCCTTGCTAACGTTGATAACACTTCAGACTTGAACAAGCCTATTTCAACTGCAAATCAAGTTGCTCTGGATCTCAAGGCAAATAATCAAGTAGCAACAACTACTTCGAATGGATTACTTTCGAATGTTGATAAAACAAAATTAGATTCAGTTGCTTCTGGAGCAACAGCTAACTCAAGCGATGTTACTTTACTGAATCGTGCAAATCATACCGGAACACAAGCTATTTCAACTGTTTCAGGATTACAGTCTGCTCTGGATGCAAAAGAATCTTCATCAAATAAGAATGCTGCTAATGGATATGCTGGGCTTGACGCCAACGGAAAGATCCTAACATCAACTCTTCCAGCTTCGATCGTTGGTTCTTTGAATTATCAAGGCTTATGGGATGCAAGTCTAAATTCTCCTACTATCCCAACGGCAGCACTCGGTAATAAAGGATTTTACTATAAAGTATCTGTTGCTGGAGTCACAACAATAAATGGAATTTCTAGTTGGAATATTGGAGATTGGATCGTATCAAACGGAACGACCTGGGAAAAAATTCAAACAAGCGACTCTGTCACATCAGTAGCTGGAAAAACAGGAGCTGTCACTCTTTCTAAATCAGATGTCGCATTAGGAAACGTTGATAACACTTCAGACTCGAACAAGCCTATTTCAACTGCAACTCAGTCTGCATTGAATACTAAAGCCGGAACGTCTACAGCAACAACTACTTCAAATGGATTGTTGTCAAACATCGATAAAGTAAAACTGGACTCTGTTGCATCTGGAGCAACAGCTAACTCGACAGATTTCTATCTTCTTAATAGAACAAATCATACCGGAACACAAGCTATTTCGACGGTTGCAGGTCTGCAAGGAAGCTTGGATGCAAAAGAATCTTCATCAAATAAGAATGCTGCTAATGGATATGCTGGGCTTGACGCTAACGGAAAGATTCTAGATACAACGCTTCCTTCTTCCTTGACAAATTCGATTACAACTATATCATCTGATGTACAGACTCTTAAACAAGGCGGATCGAATGGATCTCCTACGCCAGATGTTATTCTTGTTCCTGGAGGAGTCACAAAATCTGGAAATATTCTAGAAGAAAAACAAATATCATCTACTCTTGCCTTATCTGTAGTAGATTTCACACTATATGGGGTGATCTATAATTCTGCAAATTCAACGCAAATTATAAATGGTGATATATCAACAGGTGGCATGTTCTTAATCGATAAGTCTCCTATCATTCCAGTAGATGTAACAAAATCAACAGCTACATTTTTGGCCGGATCTACTGTAACGATTAATGGCGTCGGTAGTCTATCATTAAATGCGAATGGAACTTGGACATTTGTTGCAGATGCATCTTATATTGGATCGTTCCCAACTATCAAATATAGAGTGACGGATGGAACAAATACAATCACGTATTCTTTGATACTTTTATCATCTGCTGATTTTAGCGCTAGTGTAGGCGGAACTAATAATTCATCCGATGCATATCTTTTAGATCGTGCGAATCACACTGGAACACAGTCGATATCAACTATTTCTGGACTTCAAACTGCTTTGAATTCTAAATTAGATTCTTCTGGAATTCCTCCACTTCTTTTAACATCATCTGCTATATCAGGCACTGCGCAACAAGGTTATACGTTGAGCAGAACATCTGGAAAATATACAGGAACTCTTCCTTTAACCGTATCTGGAAATTGGCAAAGAAATGGTGTAGATATCGCCGGGGCTACTGGATCTACGTACACACTCGCTCTAGCAGATGTTGGAACAAATGTCAGATGGAGAGATAATGTTACAAATGCGGCCGCTATAAGCGGTGTAGATTTCTATTCATCTACTTTATCAGTTACTGCTCTACAAATTCCGGCAGCTATCACATTCCCATCATACACAGGAACTGTTCAACAAGGACAGACACTAACTCTTGTTCAAGGAACATATAGCAATCTTGGTGCCGTATCTGGAATTCAATGGACTAGAAATGGAGCTGATATTTCAGGAGCAACATCTCCAACATATGTCGCTCAAGCAGCAGATGTGGGGACGTCTTTAGCTATTAAAGTAAATGTTACCAATTCTGCCGGAACCGCATCTATTAGTTCTGTCGGAACAATAGTCCAGCCGCTAGGACTTGTTGAATATCATTTCTTAATCGGAGAAAATACAGGATCATCTTACACCGGCTCGATTGATTCCCAATCAACTCGTTCGAATTCTGATGCGATTTCAAATTATGGATCTGCCACAGATATAACAGTCTCAAAATGGGATACAACGAACATTTCAAATGGTTTGATAAAATTTTCTGGTATATCTAACATATCTGGACCAGTGACTGTTACGAGTGCTAAACTTCAATTGTATTGTTCGTATGCACATCAAGAATCAGCTAACAACAATACACTATCTTTATATTCTATGATGAAACCATGGAAGGAAGGAGAAGTATCTTGGTTAGAATATGCTCTTGGGCAATCATGGCAGGCTCCTGGTGGCATTGGATCGACTGATCATGACTCTACAGCAAGTGCATCCGTAGTTGCTCCTGCTACTTCTGGATCTTGGATTGAATTTTCTGGATCCGATCTCATCGCAGATGTTCAAAATTTCATAAATGGATCGAAAGTAAATTATGGATGGTTGATCGAGAGATCTGATATAACTGGATTGCCAACATCATATACTGGAGATAGCAGAAAATTTACATCTAAAGAGGGAACGAATGGATTCCGTCCAAAATTGCTAATCACACTATCTGGATCAAACGTGAATCTACCAAAACCCATTGTAGATTCTTCGCCTGTTATATCTGGACTGGCGTTAGCTGGACAAACATTAACTGCATCAAATGGAACATGGTATAATTTTCCTTCGTCGTATAAATATCAATGGTACAGAGCCGGCGTTGCTATCTCCGGTGCTACTTCTAACACATATGTTTTAACAAGCAATGATGTAAATCAACAAGTGACATGCAGCGTAGAAGCAGCTAATACATCTGGTTCCACAATTGATATCAGTTCTTCTGTTACGGCTCTTATTCCTCCGACTGCTCCTATCACAGATAACAGCATTAAATCTATGCTATCTGTACCACAACCAGCTCTGCTTGCTGGATTTAGCGATCCGGCGTTTGGTACTTTTATCAGAAGAATAACTGATGCATCATCACAATATAGCGATCAAGTGGCAAAACCTGTATATTCTACGATTCCTACTTGGAACTCAGATGAATCTAAAATGATCGTATGGGTTACAAGTGGTTCACAAAGCGGATTTGCTTTGTTGAACGGGCAAACATACGCATACATCAAAATGCTAAGTCTTCCTGGTATTCTTGACATCGAGCATTTCATGTGGTCCGCTACAGATCCTGATATTATTTTCTACGATTACGCATCTGGATCGACAAAGCAATTGAGAAAAATGCACATCTCGACAAGTCAAGTAGATGTAGTGTTTACACATCCAGCTTCTACTGGAAATGTTGGCTTTGGTGGAGATCCAAAATATTCTTCATGGAACAATAATATTTTTGGATTCTTTGATGAAGGAACAAATAAAGCATTCACTCGAAATGTAACAACTGGAGTCGAAAGCCCAAGATATACAGCTGATGTTGCTGCCGACATCTCTCCTAGCGGAGCATATTATGTCATATCTGTAGCGGGAGTCGCGACTGCTTATAGAACATCTGATAACACTGTTGTCAGAACATTGGCATCAAATTGGTCTGAGCATGGATGTTTCACGCAATTATCCGACGGAAGAGATGTTTGGGTATCGGCACAATACGATAACACAGTGACAGGAAATGGTAATGTTATTGTTGAATACATTGATACAGGAGAAATATATACGCTTCTTGGTGAATCTAATGGATATGGATATCCATCAGCATCAACTCATATCAGTGGATTGGCATTCAATCGTAAAGGATGGGTTGCTGCTTCTATTGTCGGAAACATTAACCAAGCAGGACTATTGCAGAATGAAATTGTCATGTGCAACCTGAACACAAGAACATATCAAAGAGTTGCTCATATGCATACATTAGGCAACAATAATTCACATTTCATCTTTGCAGAGGCACATGCAAATATCAGTCCATCCGGTACTCGTATTGCATTTGCTTCTGATTGGGGATCAAATGCTGATGTTAATACGTTCGTTGTTGAACTTCCACCAGCATGGCTTGTTTGATAAATAGATTAAACTTTTATTAAGCAAATGAAACATTACAAATATCTATTAGAGGCGTTAGATAAGCATCAAACAAGTGCTGTTGATTACTGGAAGGACATGCACGGTACAGATGCTTCTAAAGCATTATCTGACCATGTGATGAAAGGGGAAGATACGATTCATCTTCCCCTGAAATCAAAAGAGGATCATGTTGGAGAGATTCCTTCAGATGTACACGAACATCTTAGATCGAATGGATTTGATATTCCTTCTTTTCATGAATACAGGGCAGGATATGCAACAGATAAACATGGTCGAATGGTTTCGATCGGAAAAGCTTTAACAAAATCAAAAGCTCCTCCAGAGTTGAAGAACAAGTTTGATAACGATCCTGCTAGACAAACAAAGCAATCAGATCTTCATGTCGCTATAACTCGTGATCCATATCATGTAGCCGGTATGTCTACCGATAGAGGGTGGACATCATGTATGCATATGTATGATGGATGTAATGCCCAACATATAGAGCAGGATCTTCGACATGGAACTCATACAGCATATCTGATTCATAAAGATGATAAAAATATTGAGAATCCGATCGCTCGTATAAATCTGAAACCTCATGTCAACTATGAACACGATCACACAATTCTTCGTCCAGAAGGAACAACATACGGAACAGGAAACGATCAATTCCATTCTACTGTGAAAGAATGGGCGGAACAGCATTTTCCTATGAAACACGATGGAAATTATCAACCGCATGGCGATGTTTATGAAGAAACCGGAGTCTGGTACAATAAAAATGCATCTCATATACCAGATCAATTCAGACATCTAACAAATCCAAAAAATCACGATGGTAGATCTATCTTCACTGATGGCGAATTGAATGTATCTGCTAATGATTTGATAGAACATGCTCCTAAACATGTTTCATATCACATTCTGAATTCTATTAATTCTTCAAATGATTCTGATGAAACGAAGAATCATCAAAGAATGGCTCTAGCTAATCTTACTAAGCATCACGATGTAATGAACTCATCAATGCATGGATTATCTCCTGCTGACAAACATCATATGTTAACAGGAAAATATCAATACCAAGATTCAAAATTCGCATCTCAGATGTTATCTCATGCATCTAAATTCAAGGTTGATCCAGAACATACAGGAGATGCTATCGATCATGCTTTGAAAAATGAAGGAAGTTCTTTGGATATTAAAGCCGGTAATGATGAACAAGCTACAAAAATCCTCAATAAAGTTGGAGCTAAAGACTATCTATCTCTAAGATCCGGCAAAGAGTCTAATGAATTTATCAATAAGCTTGCTAGAGATCCTGAACTAAAACCAAATCATCTAATTGACATTGCCCATTTGTTAGATGCAGATACAATACATCATTTGATTGATAAACACGGTGGAAAGATTTCAGATGGATTTCTTCATAACGAAATGTCAACTAATTCAAATTATGATCAATCGCATGCTGATAGAATTTCCAGTCTTTTTGATTCAAAGAGTAGAAAATATCAATATCATGCTTTGAAGTCTATTCCTGATGATGCAATGAAGAATTATCCTGGATTGGCTGAGTATGCTTTACATAATGTAAAAAATCGTGATATCTTGCATAAAGCAGTCGATCACATCAACGAGCATGGCACATCCACAGCAGTTCCTATAAAAGCAATTAAAGCTGCTGGTGATTTTGTTGGTGATAAAAAGATAGCAGATTTCATAACACATTCTCCTCATGTTCATAAAAATGCAATCAGTTATCTAGATTCTGCTAATGCTAACAGATTGCATATACATGCTTTGAAATCAGATAATCTGACAGCAGAACAGAAGTATCCACACCTCAAAGCTATCATGGATACAGAGACTCCTAGATCATATCAATTTGCTGCAATGGATGTTTTGAAAGGAACTGATATGGAAGATCAAGCAAAAGCAGGATTTCGTAAAGTTAAGAATCATGATCAAGGAATGCAATGAGCAAACAATTTTCCAATTTTCTGCAGACTAACAATTTCATGTTAGTGATTCCGTCGTTTGAGGCAACTAGATTTCTTGCTACGTCCTTTGCCCTTCCCAGCATTGCTCTACCGCCTGCTGCAGCCGATACACCCTTCTCTACCATGAAATTTGCTGGTGACAAGATCCAGTTTACGCCTGTGAGCTTCGAATTCATCATAGATGAAGATATGAAGAACTACACGGAAATCTATTCCTGGTTATCTTCTATCTCGTATATGGAATCGTTCGATGCATTCAAGAATTATGCTTTGAAGTCAAATTTTCAACCTCTAGGCGAACAAGATATCAAGGTCATGATTCTGGATTCAAAGAATAATCCAGTTTCAACGTTTACATTTTTTAATGCTATTCCTGTCTCTCTTTCTAGTTCTGGTGTGTCTTCTACTGTGTCAGATGTCGAATACATGAGAGCATCTGTAACATTTGATTATGATTACTTCATCATCGAAAAGAATTGACAATTAAATACATCACATTGAACTAACAGAAAAGATCACATGAAGAATCTAAACATTCGTCCATATTTCGACGATTACAACGAAGACAAACAATTCTACCAAATTCTGTTCCGTCCTTCATATGCAATTCAAGCACGTGAATTGAATCAAATGCAAACAATCTTGCAAGAGCAGATTGCAAGACATGGAAGAAATATTTTCAAAGAAGGATCGATGGTCATTCCTGGTCAACTATCGATTGATACATCTTTGGATTTCGTTAAACTTGACTCGACGTACAACGGAACGTCGATCGATTCGTATCTTTCTTCTTTTTCTGACGAATCTGTAGAAGTAATCGGAGCAACATCTGGTATCAGAGCTAAAGTACAAATCTTTAGAAAATCTTCCGATACAACAAATCCAACTATCTGGGTCAAGTATATTTCTTCTGGCGATTCCGTTAACAAAGGAACAGTAAAGACTTTCCAGCCAGGAGAAGTGATTTATACTTCTGATTCAGTTCCTCTTTATGCAACAGTAAAAAATGCATCCGATGCAATTGGATATGGATCATCTGCAAACATCCAGAAAGGTGTATATTTTGTAAATTCTAGATTTGTTCTGGTAAATGCACAAACAATCTTGCTTGATGACTATACAAATTCTCCTTCATATAGAGTTGGTCTGGAAATCCAAGAAGATTTCATCACTCCAGAAGAAGACGATTCTCTGTATGACAACGCACAAGGATCTACGAATTTTTCTGCTCCTGGTGCTCATAGATACTACATCGACCTGAATCTTAAGAAATATTCGCTATCAGATGTTTCGGATAAGACATTCATCGAACTTTTAAGAGTCACGAATGGTAATCTGAATTCTATCGTAACGACTACAAACTATTCATTGATTGCCGATGCAATGGCTCGTAGAACATACGACGAGTCTGGTAATTATGCGATTGATACATTCAATTCTCAAGTCAAAGAGCACAGAAACAACAATAGAGGAGACTGGTCAGCTAACACATCGTATCTGAATGGTGACATTGTGAACGTTGGATCGATATCATATGTAGCCGAGAACAATGGCACATCTGGATTGATTGCTCCTACTCATATCATCGGATCTTCGACAAATGGAAGTATTTCTTTCCGTCAAGAAAATTCCCCAGTATACAATCAAGGTATTCTCTCTCAAGAAAATGGCGGAGATCCATCTAAAATGGGACTTCTCATAGATCCAGGCAAAGCATATGTCTTTGGATATGAGGTTTCAAAAGCTGGACAATCAACTGTTACGATCGATAAAGCTTCTACATATCTTCCAGTAAGAAATGCTACAATTCAAACCGATATCGGTTCTTACATCAACATAGAGAATGTCTATGGATTTTTGGATGTAACGCAATTTCCTATCGTAGAACTTAGAGATAGATATACAACTACTCCAGGAACTTCCAATGGATCTATCATAGGAACTGCCAGAGCAAGATACATGGAGTATCAAACAGGAACGATTGGATCATCTTCTTGCGAATATGTTCTTTCGTTGTTTGATATAAAGATGAATACTGGTAAGAAATTCACATCAAATGTCAGACAGATAGCATTTACGAATGTGTCAGGTGTCAATTTCACATGCGACACACATCGTGATATCGCAATTCTATCAGGATCAATCACGACCCTAACTTCATCGACTACAGTAACAGGGACTGGAACGAAATTCACAAAAGAATTGAATGTTGGTGATGCAATTGGATATTATGTATCTGGTACATTGTATTCAATGATGATTGTTCAATCTATCTCATCGGATACATTGCTCACATTGACAGCAAATGCTCAACATGCCCTTACGAATTCTTCTCTATATTCTGTATCGAGCACGCATTATGAAAGTTCGAATGATTCTTTAATCTTCAAACTTCCAACTCGTTACACCAGAAAAATGAAAGATGTTGATGATGAAACATCATCAAACATTGCATACTATGTACGTCAATCATATGTATCTGGAACAGTTACGGGTGGAATAGCAACAATCGCATCTTCTCTTGGGGAGACATTCGCGTCTCCCCAACAACCAGATGCGTTCCACGTTGTATCTCCTGTTACAGGAGCAGTTATTCCTGCTACGATTACATTGAATGGAACTGCGAACATTGCAACGCTTAACGTTGGAACATCTTTTAATGGTGGAATCGTCAACGTAATTGCTACTGTTAAGAAGACAGCAAAAGAAAGACTGAAGAGCATAACTCGAGCGTTCTCAGAAGATATCACGGTACAAGCAAATGCGATTTCTCCTTCGATTACTCTTTCTAAAGTGGATGGCATCAGACTTCTGAAGGTTTCTGAATTCGTAGATTCAGGCGGGACTCCAATTGCTTTTGGATCTTCTATTCCCGGAAATGCGGTTGCTGTCGATATCACCTCAAGATATAAATTCGATACAGGAATCAAAGATTCTTACTACGATTTTATCAAGATAGTCAACAACACATCAATCAACCCAAGATCTCCAATCAGAATCACATATGACTATCACGAACATTCTTCATCTGGAGACTACTTCACGATAGATTCATATCAAAAGACTATATCTGAAACATATACAAAAGCTAACGGCGAAGTATTGGATCTTTTTGATTGCGTAGACTTCAGACCATCTAGAAATGGATCATCTTTTGTGATCAATTCGATTCCTGCAATGGGATTCGACATCATCTCAGATTACACATACTTCCAACCAAGAGTTGATATCCTATCTTTGAATGCAAATGGGAATTTTGTTATCACCAAAGGGGTTCCAGCCGATTCTCCTGTAGCTCCTTCGATTCCTGAAAATTCGATGTTGATGTCTACTATCTCGGTATATCCTTCAATTGTTGGAACTCCTGTTATTTCTATCAAGAGAGAAAATAACAAACGATACACAATGAAAGATATCGGAAATCTTGAAAGTCGGTTATCTAATGTTGAATACTATACATCTCTTTCTCTTTTAGAATCTCAGACAAAGAATCTTCAGCTATTCGAAGCTAACGGAGACGTATCTTTCAAGAATGGATTCATTGTAGACTCGCTCATTGATCAATCAATTGCTCAGACGGATTCTAAAGAATTCAAATGCTCTATTGATGTAGCTAATGGTATTCTGCGCCCATCCTTTTCTAATGATAACGTAAAATTGTTTGAGAGCGTTGCATATTCTGATAGAAAATCTATGGGATATGTAGTGAACAACGGAATCGCTACCCTAGATTACACTACTGTTTCTTATATCGAGCAACCATATGCAACAAGATACGAAAGCGTAACGCCATACATTAAAATCAATTTTATTGGTGATATTTCGCTAACACCAAGTTCTGATGAATGGTATGAAACTCAGTATCGTCCAGATATCGTTATCAATCAAGAAGGCAATTTCTCTGCTTTGGCTAATGCGTATCGTTCTGAACTAGGAACTGTTTGGAATGCTTGGCAAATTGCATGGGCAGGTGCTAGGTTTACAACTGTCAGAGGACGTATAGTTCAAATTGGCGGAGATGAGTCATACACTCAAACAAGAACCGGAACGACAACGTATATCAAAGCTGTCTATGATACGAAGGTTATCGATGATAGAATTGTATCTATCGATATAATTCCATTTATCAGACCTCGTACGATCAGTTTCTTTGGAACAGGATTCAAACCAAATACAAAATTGTTTGGTTTCTTCGATTCGACATCTATCGATTCGTATATCAATCCAAGTTCTATCATTACACTCAGCTCCAAGAATGGAACATTTGATATGTTCACAGATGCAGGATCCGACTCTAACAGTGTTGCTAGATCTATTGCATCCGCTAATGATGCTGTTTCCACTGGATTGAAAAAGGGAGATATCCTCCACAACGGAGCATCTGGAAATATTGCTCTCGCAACGGCAACTGCGATTGTGACTATTGATGAAGATAGCATGATTCATGTTATCAACCAAAGAGGATCGTTTTCTGTTGGTCAAATTGTTTATGGTTCTATATCTGGTGCGAATGGTATCGTATCTTCCATCTCTCAGCCTGGGCTTATTACGAATGCATACGGAGAGATTTCTGGAACTTTTGACATCCCATCAAATTCGAAGATTCAATTCAGAACAGGTACGAAGAATTTTATTCTGACAGATTCGTCTTCCAATGGAACAAATTATACAACGAAAGCTCTTACAACATACACTGCAACAGGATACATGCAGAATAGAGTTCGAACAATTGTATCTACACGAAATGGCGTTCTGGCTAAAGAAGCAGTTTCAGAATCTGTATTTGTTGAAGTTCAACCAGTGTATGCCGATCCTTTAGCTCAGTCTTTCAAGATTGCAAATCCAGATGGGATATTTGTTGATTCTTTTGATCTTTATTTCTACAGCAAGGATAGAATTCTTCCTGTAACATTCGAAATCAGAGAAATGTCGAATGGCATTCCTACTCAGACAGTTCTTCCTGGATCTAGAGTAACGTACAGACCAAATCAAATCAATGTTTCAACAAATGCTACAAATGTAACTAGAATCAAAACAGCATATCCAGTTTTCTTGGATGGTGATACAGAATACTGCTTTGTTCTTTCTTCAGATTCTCCATATTATGCGGTATGGGTTTGCTATGTTGGTGAGAACGACGTAACAACTGGACAACGTATTTCTAAACAACCATATCTCGGAACATTATTCAAATCTCAAAATGCTTCAACATGGTCTCCAGATCAATTCGAGGATATCAAGTTCACATTGAACAGATGTGTTTTCAATACAGCTTCTGCTAACATCAAATTTGCTAATCAGAATCTGGATACATATGCAATCAATCCTGATGCCATTTATACAAAATCTGGATCTAACTTGATTCGACTGTTTGTTCCAAATCATGGCATTCCTGTTGGATCTAACATCATTGTATCTGGATTAACATCAAATGTAAATGGCATCCCATTTGCTTCAATTAATGGATCACATGCAGTAACATATGCAGAGCAAGATTATGTTGTTATTTCTGTTGGATCAAATGCTAATATCACAGGCTATAGCAAACTTACTAATGTTGTGTATGTAACAAAACATGTTAAATTTGAATTGTTAAATCTTCTAGCTACTCAATTGAAATATGACAACACATCAATCAAGCATTTTGCTAGATGTACGGATGCAACGTATTCAATGACAAATAATGCGGTAGAATTGATTCCTCAGGAAAACACATATTTGACAGCAAGCTACCAGATAGCATCAACTTCTAATGAATCAACGTTTAACGCAAACAAGAAATCTATCGAAGTCACAGCTCAATTGGAGAGCAGCACGAATTATCTATCGCCTGTCCTAGATCTTGATAGATATTCTATTGTATGCATTGGGAATAGAATTGACACCAATCAAACGACAAAAAATATAACTGGATTAGATGATGTAACATCTTCAATAGCTGTTACGTTCAATTCTGCTGGAACAATCACAGCGTCCGTCACTGGATCATTCAGTCAACTGAAGATCGGTCAGATCATTTCTATAAGCGGTGCAACGAATTCCACTAACAACGGTATATCTACAGTAACTTCAATAGATTCCACAGGAACAACGATCACGACAACTGATAGCGTACTGGTAAACGAAACATCAACTGTATCTTTTATTGCATATAGCAGATATTTTGATGAAATCTCAGAAAACGGAACATCCGAAGCAAAATATATCATGAATCCACTGACACTGACAAATCCTGCTTCATCGCTGAAAGTGTTTTTTGATGTAAATTTTGCTGCTCCTTCAGGATTTGCTCTTTACTATAGACTCGCATCAAATACAAACTATTTGTCTGGACAGACTTGGATTTTGGCTTCTCCTGTAACGTCACCAAAATATAGCAGCTCTGGTGACGTTTACTACGGGGTTGAGTATGATATATTGTCCAATGTGCAGTTCACATCTGCACAAATTAAGATTGTAATGACTTCTTCTGATACAAGCAATGTTCCGTCTATACAACAAATTAGAATGATTGCGACATCATGATTCCTGTTTTTGATGATTCTTCCATTGCTAGAGATGAAAAATCCAAGGCAATTGTCAATGTAAATACTGATGCATACATCAGCCACATCAATAAAAAGAAAGCGAGAGATCTCGTCAAAGATCGATTAGATTCTCTCGAATCAGACATGAAGGATATCAAAACAATGTTTTCGGTTATTCTAGATAGACTAGGAAAATAAAATGACAGCAATAGTTATATCACCAAAAGACGATTTCGAGCAATGGAGATTAAAGTGTAATCAAATTGCTGCGCAACTGGAATTAATTTCACCTGGATCATCTGGGATTGGTAGCTTTCAGCCTCTACTTGTTTCTGGAGAAAACATAAAGACAGTAAATGGACAGAATGTTCTAGGTCCTGGAAATTTAACCGTTATAGCCGATGGTGTACCGCCAATTCCGCTTGCTATTCCTGGTATATCTGGCAATGCCCAAAAAGGATATACATTGAATGCAACCAGCGCGCAATGGGTTGGATTGCCTACTCCTTCGTTAAGTGGTATATGGCAAAGAAATGGGGTAGACATCCCAGGAGCAACAACAAAATCTTATACACTTGTCGCGGCCGATGTAGGATCTTATGTTTCTTACAAAGAAATCGCGAACAATGGAGTTATATCAACATCAAATACAATATCTGTGATGGTCGCAGATTTACCTCTTCCAACTGTTCTTACAGCTCCTTATATCAAAGGAACTCCTTTCAAAGGACAGTTGATAGAATTAATCGATGGTATATATGGTCACTTAGGTCTTACTACTGGAGTTGTATGGGAGAAGGATGGAGTTCCAACAAGCAACACTAGCATGACATATCTCATGTCTGATGCAGATACAGGATCTGTCATAACAGTTGCTTTGACAGTAGAGAATGTTTCTGGCAGTTCTGTTTTTCGTACAGCTCCTGTGACAGGAGTTGGTCCTTTATACGACGGGACAAATCTTATCCCATTAGCAGCCGATCCATTTATGACACTCGAACATCCTGCTGTCGGCTCTACATTCGTTGATCCTCTATACGGAATGTCTATATTGAGAGGATCGGACTATACGAATGATACAGCAGGTGCTACGTTTATAAGACAAGCATCAAGTAGACAGCCTGTATTTAATTCTGATGCTAGTATGTACCTCGTCAAGGCATCCAATGGGTTATGGATTTTGTATGATGCAACAGCAAATCCACTAAATGTATTAGATTTTATTGATGCCGAAGCAGAACCAATATGGGATACAACATCACCAAACCTTATCCATTACACAAATGCATACGGAGGTTTGATATGGTATACGGTAGATGTATCAACAATGGATGTTGTCATTCTTCATGATTTTACTGTAAGTGTGACGACTATATTCCCAGAAGCTGCGAGAGTTTGGCTCCGAGGAGGATGTCCATCTGCAGATGGGAACACATGGACATTTTCTATCGAAAATGCAAATATGATACATCTTGGACTGATTTCATGGAATTTTACAACACAATCTATCATTTCTTCGGTATCTGCATCTACACATAACGGAGGAAGTCCAGAGTGGGTATCAACATCACCATCTGGAACGTATTCCGTTATATGCTGGTCTGGAAGTAACGGCACTGTTGCATATACGGTATCGAACTTTACATCATTCAGACAAATTGTAACAAATGCTCCTTATGGAGATCTATGCGTTGGTACTTCGAATGAGGATATTTTTTGTTATCTAGACGAAGTTAACAATGCTCTCATGGGCGTAAATTGTGCTGCTGGATCTCCGTTTGTAATTATGAGTCTGACTTGGGGCATTGGGCTCTCTAAAGAGATTATGAAAGTCACGATCAGTGGAAAATCATTCGATCGTCCTGGATGGGTATTCTTATCTGGATATGGAGAGCAGTACGAAGATACGACGTATCAAGGAAAATTGAATACTATCAGAGCGCCTTGGCGTAAAGTTTTTGTTACTAAATTAGTTCCAAGCGGAATAAGCTATAGCATTGCTTATATGCAAACATCTCCAGATTATGGCGGATCGGTTGGTAGACCAGATGCAGTACCGAGTCGTGATGGAAGAAAGGCAATTTTTACATCTAATTTCGGTGGACAGGCAGATCCAGATGTTTATATCGTCAGTATTCCAGATAAGCTAGTCAAGGGAGATCCATCAGTTCCTATTTTTATGAGCGATCCATCAATTTCATGTCCATCTGGTATCTTCCAAACAGGACAGATGTTCGTGTGTAATTCTGGTGCTGTTGATGGAGAACCATTCCCGTCTATCCACTATCAATGGAAAATAGATGGAGTTGATGTAGGGACCGACTCTGCATCTTTTACTCCAAGCACAGCTGGGGTACTTAGCTGTTATGTAACAATCCAAAATTCACAAGGACAAGCAAATAGAACATCTCAGTCGATATCAATAGTAGCTCCTGCACAAGCTCTGACTGTACCAAGAATCAGAACAAACTTGGTTGCTTCAACAAATGCACACGTTTATATGCCTCCTGATATGATGCAAGTATGGGCTGATGATCTGGTTATAATATCTGCTGCATATTCGTTCGTAACAATGACTGCAGAGCCTACGATGTCAGACCCGACAGGAATAAATACAATTGTCGGCTTACCTGCTATTAAATGCCCTGATAGAAATAACATCGTGAAAATTTGGTATTGTCTTAGAGCCGCTGCTGGATTCTTTGAATTTGATATAAATTCATCAACAATCACCACGAACGCTGAGATTAACATGAGAATAAGTACATATAGTCCTGGTGCTGGTCATCATTTCGAGTTTGATACGTATGCATCAATCGGATCTGGGTATGCATATGGTGATATCGTAACGCCTGCATTTAATACATCCGATCAGGGAGTGATATATACAGCTTTTTCGGATGATTATTATTCTAAAGATCCATTTCCATTTCCAGCCCCCACTGGATTCACTTACTTTGCTAACATAGATCGTCCTCTAGTTGCTGCTGATATGATTACAGCAACAGCAAAATCAAATGTAGTCGGAACGAAGCCATCTGGCAATGATTATACACGAGGCGAAGTTCAATCCGTCTCCTTTGTAACAAAACCTAATTAAAAAAGGTATATATGAATATAATTTCTAAATTGTTTATTTCTTTAATTTTCTTCATAAGCTCAACATCCATGGCTGCTACTTTCTACGTCAAGCCTGGTGGTGGGTCTGCATCACAATGTAACGGACTTGCGAATACGGTATATCCTGGAACTGGAACAAACGTCGCATGTGCTTGGTCAAATCCTATGATTGCTCTTCCTTCTCCTACATTTGGAACACCAAGAATTGCTGGAGGCGATACTCTCATAGTTGCTAGAGGCAAATATCCTATCCGCAGAGGATCTCCTGGATCGGAACCATGTGGAAATAATATATGGGATTGTAACTTAGGAGTGCCTCCTGCAGGCACTCCATCAAATCCAACAAGAATACTTGGAGAAGGATGGGATAAGAGATGTATGCGACCTCCTACTTTACTCGGCGGAGGTCCAGGAGGTATGGATCATGTCGTGAATTTAATAAATACACATGATGTTGTCTTTGCTTGCTTTGAAATAACTGATCCAAGTGATTGCATTCCAGGATATGAGGCTAAGACTGGACGATGTGGAAATACTCAAGTAGATACGTTTGCTAAAGATGGAATTCGAATTTCTGATACAGTGAATCTGGTCATTCGAAATTTAAACATTCATGGTATGGGTGCCGGTGGGATTACGTTTGGACGTAATCAAGATTTCCTAGCAGAGGATATCAGAATTTCCGCTAATGGATGGGTTGGTATCAGTGGAGACTTGGATGGTAATACGTTAGAAGAAAGTATCAATACAGGATCTATTGTATTCCGTAGAGTTCTTATAGAGTGGAGTGGCTGTCGAGAATCTATCCCAGGCAATAAACCATTCGGATGTTGGGCTGAACCTGGATGGGGAGACGGTGTAGGATTTGATCACACTTATGGTGATTTTTTATGGGAAGATTGTACATTCCGATATAATACATCAGACGGTTTAGATATGCTGTATCACGATGGAGAAGTAGGCGATGTTGTAGTTCGTCGAGCCAGATCCGAAGGCAATGCTGGTAATCAGCTTAAAGTACAAGGAAAAAATGTCACCATTGAAAATAGTATTGTGATTGCAAATTGTAATTTCTTTGATGCTCAACCTTATACAATGCACGTTGAACATAATTGTCGCGCTGACGGAGTTGCTATAACAGCTGTTACAAAGGGTGGAGAATCATCAACCATTAAAATGATTAACAATACTGTAATAGGCAACGGCGATTCTGCTATTAATACTTCATCAACAAATGCAACTGTTATTGTGAAAAATACCATCATGGCAGGATCTGGACCTTCTTATTTGAAGCCAGGACAACCAATGGCTGGACTTCTTACATACGATAATCCAGGTGTAGTCATAACGGACCACAACATATTGTGGAACATTCACAATGCTGGATGCGGTATACAAGGCGATTGTGTAGATCCAATGTTTGTAAATTTTTCTATGAAAAACGCAGATCTAAGACTAAGACCAGGAAGTCCAGCAATTAATGCTGGCACGGCATCAGGAGCACCTACAACAGATTTCTTTAAAGTACCAAGAACGGCACGCGGAGGAATTGATATTGGTGCTTTAGAACTCCCATAATTAAATACAAAATCAACAAGAAGGAATCAAAATGGCAAGTAATTTATTCAAGAACTCTACAGCAATAGCAATCGGAACTACCGATACGACACTCTATACGACTCCTGTTGGTAAGAAATCCCTCTTAACTCAGTTTGATGTTGTCAACACTACAGCGTCGCCAATCAATGTTGATGTTTATGTTTATAGTTCTGTGTTGGCTGCTAAAGTTTATCTATTCAAAGGTGTTCCAATCGCTGCCGGTTATCCTCTAGAAGTAATCACAAACGGCAAGAAGATAGTTCTTCAATCTTCTGATATAATCGGAGTTAAGTCAAGTGTTGTATCATCGGCTAATGCGATTGCTTCGTACCTTGAAGATGTGAACTAATCAAAAATGTCTGATAAGATTATTCAAGCCGCATATGTCAAAATGTTGGCTTTGAAAGAGAAGATTAGACGCAAACGCTTACTTCCTATTGCATATGATGGGAAGGTTGATTCAGAATATCAGAAGAAAGACAAGAAAGATGATCTAAAAGAATCTTTCTTCGGGATCAAAAATGTTCTGAGTGGCGAAGGCAGCACATCAAATAAATCCTTTGTATTGAATACATCAGATTTGAGTCTAGCAGAAAGACACGATCTTAAGAAGAAACATCTTCCAGCAGAGCCAGAGAACAAAGCATTGGAGGATCATGTCGATTCAATGATAGATTCTCATCTTGCAGGAAATCATAATCCTAATTTATCTCTTGATATAGTTGAGGCAATCAGCAAACATTCTGTTCATGAAAACAGACTACAGATGAATGCAAAATATGGCTATGCAATAGCAAGGCAAAAAGATCCAACTCTACCAAACCCAGATAAGACACATAAGTCTGAATATACGACAGATGAGGTAAGAAATCATATCGCAAATGGCTTCATACCTCATTCGTCTGGTGGGATTTTTCGATCTATTCATGATACGACTAATAGCATAAACTATCAGCATAATGATGGAAAATATCATCAAGTCAATAGCTTTAATTATGCTCAACTTGGAAAATTTAATGTTCCTGCAGATGAACTTAAAAAGTTCACAGATACAAGAGAATCTTTAGAAAGAATGGGTGTTGGTAATTATCAACACGAAAAAGCAATCGAAGAATATACCAGAACATCAGAGGGATTGAATAGATCTTTGATAGATTCTCATGTGAATAATACTGATCATGAAGATAATGAACATGCTCTACATAGTAAACATCTATCAGAAGCAATTCATCAAGCTACCCCAAAACCTGATTTTGACTTCCATGTTTACACAGGAATTTCTCATGAAATAAACATGAAGAAGATCATGGATGACAATAAGCATAAGCCTGTTGTTGCAGTTCACTTTCCTCCTTTCACATCAACATCATTGGTTAAATCTACAGCATCAGGATTTGCTCATACAAAATTAGATGATCATATCAAAGGTGTCCGTCATGTTGCAGAAGTTTTGAAAATACATGTTCCTGCTGGACATAAAAGAGGAATGTATGTCGATCATTATTCATCAAATCCAGATGAACACGAATACATCTTGGATAAAGGACATGTTTTACATTTTCCTCATCAAGAACCAACATATGAGTTCAAACATGGGACAGCTACAAGAACGTGGCATGCTCATATCAAACCGAACGGTGAAGAAGACGATTAAATCTTGAATGATAAATAGTTGAACCGTTATGGAGTCAACTATGAAAATCGAAAAATACAACGAATCCCATCTTAGAGTCTTTGCATCATCCGATGTTCTTTCGGAGATCAAAGACTTTTTCACATTCAAGGATATATGATATGGCGTATGTGTATGAGCTTACATTCATTCCGTATAACATAAAATATATAAAAATCACAAACGGAACAGATTACATGTATTGGCCTATAAAAATAAAAATTCCAGAATCATGGTATCCAGATCCTTTTAGATATACTCCGCCTTGTCAGAAAAATAAGAAATGGTGGATTCATCCAACGACAAAAAATCTAAAATTATCTTTTGCTGATTTATCTGAAATAGGATATGTTTTAAGAAAAGATCATACAGAAGAAGACAGAAAGATAAAACAAGAATCCAGAACAGGCAGATCCGGAAATAAATGGTTCAATGATGGGAATTCAAATAGGAAATTCTTCCCTGATAAAATTCCAGAAGGATGGAGTCCAGGAAGAGTAAACTTCAAAATGATCAATAAAAGAAAATCTGGATCAACGACAGGAAAATGCGCATACAACAATGGCGAAATAAATATTTATTTGAAATCAGATTCAATAATTCCAGAAGGATTTGTAAAGGGTCTGTATAGACCAAGGAAATCGATATGATAAAAATAGAAAAATTTAATGAATCATTCTTAAGAGTATTTTCTGATGATTCAACTCTTCATAACATAAAAGAATTTTTTACATTCAAAGCGCCAGGATATCGTTGGCACCCTAAATATAAAGCAAAACTGTGGTCAGGGGATATCAGTCTGTTCAATATGCAGACAAACAAGCTTCCTCTGGGTCTACATGATCTTCTTCTGACATATGCAGAAAAAGCTGGAGAAGAAGTAGAATACATCTACAATCCAAAATATACCGACTTCGGAAAAGAAGAAATTTCATACGACGAACTCGTTGATTTCATAGGAACACTTCAGGTAACGAATTCAGAAGGTTTGCCTATAACCCCTAAAGACTATCAAATCGATGCAGTATACACCGCCCTCGTCAATCGTAGACGTACTTTGTCTATGCCAACTGGATCAGGGAAGTCTCTAACCATCTATATTATCATTAGATGGATGTTGGCTCATGATAAAAGAGTATGTCTTCTGGTTCCTTCTGTTTCTTTGGTCAAACAGATGATTTCAGATTTCATAGAATACTCAATTGGGAATGGATTTGACATAGACTCAATGTCTACTCTTCTTTTCTCTGGACAAGAACGAAATTTTGATCCTCCTATCTTGATTTCTACATGGCAGACAATCTCCAAGATGATAAAGTTATCACATGGAATGAAGGTCTTGAATTCATACGATGGGATCATCATAGACGAATGCCATACCGCGAAGGGGACTGAGCTTCAGAAAATCCTAGATTTAGCAACTGATGTTCCATATAAAATCGGTACGACAGGAACAGTCGATAAAGAAAAAATCAACGAATTATCAATCGTTGGTGCTCTAGGACCAATCGAGAAGATCATCACAACAAAAGAGCTAATGGATAGCGGATCTCTTTCTGATATGATCATCAAAGGGATCATTCTCCAGTATCCAGAAGAAACATGTAAACTCAATAAATCTCTGGAATACCAAGACGAATTATCTTTCATATGTGCTCATAACGAAAGAAGCAAGATCATTGCAAATCTAGCCTTTGCGTCTACAGGGACAACGATGATCATGTGCAACTTTATTGATAAGCATCTCATTCCTCTCTATGAATACATCAAATCAAGAGCAGAGAAATACGGAAGAGAAGTTTATATGATTCATGGAGGTATTTCTGCTGATGAAAGAGAACGGATCAGAAAATATGCTATCGCAAATCCAGGCATCATTCTTGTGGTTAGCTATGCAACATGTCAGGCAGGTATAAATATTCCGAACATAGAAAATGTTATCTTCGGATCTCCATCAAAATCTATGATTCGTGTCTTACAGTCAATCGGACGAGGACTCAGAAAAGTAGAAGGAAAGAAGATGACTTTGATTGATATCGTAGATGATATGCGATACAAGAAATATGAAAACACAATCTTCAAACACTTCCTTGAAAGAATGAAGATTTACAGAATCGAAAAGTTTGACATTGAACTGAAAGAGATACAAATCAAATGAATCTAGTCAACTATGGTATATCAGACGCTACAGTTCTTTTCAAGAACATTGTACTTGCTAGACTGAAAACAGGAGAGAATCTTATCTCCTATTCTTACCATCATTCAAATGGAATAGTTCTTTTCTTGCCCATGGAACTTGTCAGACAAGAAGATGATTCATTCAGCATGAGATCGTTCTTGCCATTTGTTAAAGAGAGAATCTTTTACATCTCGATTGATGATGTTCAACTTGTAAAGAGTAATCTCATCCAATACATCTCTGATTCATACATTAAAATGACAGAGACTCTTTACAAGAATGATATAGATGATGTTCTCTTCTCTGCTGAATCATTCAAGCAAGTAGAAGCTGAAATAGAGTTATCATCTGGAGCTATCGTACACTAATCTTCATGTAACTGATCATAGCTACGCCCCGTCATGGTGATAAAGACCTGATTGATAGGAATTTATTGAAACCTTATGACGTGCAGTTCCTTTTATTGAGTGAGGAACTCTTAAGAAATGAATCTTATCAATTGTATCAAAAGAGAAGAATATCAGGAATGATGGAATCTGGAACGAAAGTGACAGTCAGTCAAAGATGAGGACCTCAATGCTTTTATTCTTTAGGATTTATAGTGGATTGTTCTTATTATTCTTTTATCAATCGTAGTTCGTATTCTAGTGATTTCTTTCAACTTTGTTATCAGGCGCATTTTTATTCCTTGCGGACACAGATTGCCAACTGTGACTAATATCACCAATAGAGCCTGTTTATTCTGTAGTAATCAGCTACATGACCTGCGGGGCGTAGAAGACAGCGTATAACTCGCTATCTGAACAGGAAGCATTGAACTTTTTTGAACAATGCAGAACTTTTCCAAAGCATTCTCATATCTTTGAAGATCATCTGTCTATCATCTCTTTTCTTTCCAGCAACCGAGACATGGTTCTTTTCTACAGGAGGAAGCCCTATGCATAGACTATACACGATTGTGATCATGATGTCAAGCACTTTTTACTTAGTCTGATTTGTCTTGACAGATGAAGATTTCTTGTTATAATTATGACATTGTTTTAGGAGATTTTTATGAAAGAATTGACCTTCAAGTTGCCTAAGTTTTTCCGTAGTCCTTTGTCGAAGACTTACATCGATCTTCCTTCTGGCCATCGTATCTATTCTGAGATCTTGCATGGCCCGAATACGGTTTGCTTCATCTTTGCTCCTGTGAAGATGTTCGGTAAGATCTTGTTTCGTCGTCCTACCTTTGTATGGACGAATTCCATTCAGACTGCTATCTTTTGGGTGAACAACTATGCCTAACATCAATCGTTACAATGTTCAGTATTGGCTCTATGCCATCTTGAATAAACAGTATGGTGAGCTTGTTACATTGCATCGTTCATATGTTGCTCGTACGTATGATGTCAACAAGCACGATTTTGAGATCGCCACAATTTTCAACAATGACAACGATGCGCTTGAATTGATTCGAGACTTTCTCGTACACAAATTGATCGATGCAGGCTATCAAGAGAAGAATGGATTCTTTGAGAAGTTATTTGGAAATAAAAGAGTTGTGATCCGACTGAAATATGGTAGGATGAGGGATGATAAGTATCATCTATGTGCTTCTTCATGGACTTATTCAGAATGAAAATTCATCTGATTTCCGATCTTCACTGTGATTTCAATCCATACAAGAATGAATTCCCAGAAGAAGCCGATGTTGTTGTGATTGCCGGGGATGTTGCAGAAGATATCAAACATCTTCGAGACATCTGTAACTTTAATCCAATGCATCAGATCATTTTTGTTCCTGGTAATCATGATTTTTATGGTGGTTCTGTGGAAGCTCGTTTGATGCTTTTTACAGAACTAGAAAATGAATGTAAGAATCTGAAAGTGTTGTATAATCAATCTATCACGATCGGCGACGTTGAATTCTTTGGTACGACTTTGTGGTCTAACATGAATGCGTACCCAGAACATCAATATCATATGAAGCAATGGTATCCTACAGGATTGAGTGATTCGCATTATATCTATTCTTGGAATGTTGATATGATGCTTGCAGAGTTTGATCTCGCGAAGAGATCTATCGAAGAATTTCTTGATGCCCCTAGTTTGAATAAGAAAGTCGTAATCACGCATTTCTCTCCTTCTTTGGATTCTGTCCACGAAAGATTTAAAAATGATGTTCCGTTTAATTCATACTGGTGTAACAATCTTCAAACAAAACTGATCACCAAAGCAGATATCTGGATGCACGGACATGTCCATAATGTATTTGACTACGAAGTCTTCTCGTATGAAACGCTAGAATCTTGTCGTGTTGTTTGTAATCCTCGTGGTTATGTTTCTAAATATGGGATCGAGAACACAGAATTCGATCCAACATCGATTCTGGAGATTTGATATGGTAAAATTTCAAAAATGTCATAAAATATGGGATGATAATGATCATCCATTGGAATTCTCTGGCGTGATTGATGTCGCTTTATATGTGGGTTCATTCTTTCATGCAAATATAAATCTTCCAGCAAGAAATGGATACGAAGATAAGAGCTCTGTTTTTGCAGATGGTGTGATAGTTGGTTGGATTCATTACGACTACTTCGATTTCAATTTAGCATTGACTAAATTACGCCACGGCGTAAAAATGCGAAGGTCTTGTTGGATGCATGATCGACATATCTTCATAGAAAAATTCATAACCAAAGATGTTGTGAGTATGCAATACATTAAATGGTCGGAGGCATACTATTTTTCATTGGAAGATATTGATGCTATCGATTGGATGGTTGTCAATGAGTGATATCAAAACTAAAATTCAGTTCTGCGTTGCTATGAATGAAAATTTTGTCTTGGATTTTTGCGAGTATGATCCAAACAATATTCAGAAGATGCAGAAATATCAAGAATGGATTGATGCAAAAAGAAATGATAAGATTTTGTGGCATATCAAGACAATTTCTACAGATATCTTGTATCCTTACTCTGTAGAAACCATATGAGATATCATGTTCGTTGTCGTAAATGTCAAGCAAGAAGAGTTTTGAGCAAGCATCCAGATGCATACGCGCTTGCTCCTGTTTGCCGAAGCATTGGGTGTGGATCCAGAGCATATCGAGTCGATAAGTGGATGATGAATCGTAACACATCTGCAACAGGCCTTAATGCACTTGGATGTAATTGTGGAGGTGTTCCTTTTTCTGGTGGCGGAAATATTCATCGAAAAGGAACAACGTATTGTTGGTTTCGTAAGGATGGATCACCCAGATATCCAGGAGATCCAGATTTTAAAGATGCTAGAGAGGACTAGTTTTGGCTTTTGATTTATTGCGCGTGAACTGCATGATTGACTTAGAAACACTTGCTACACATTTTGATGCAGGTGTTCTTTCAATCGGAGCTGTGAAATTTGATTACAGAGGAATTCAAGATCGATTTTACATGAATGTAAAGTTGTCTTCTACAAAGAAATATAACTTATTCATTGATCCAGATACACTTCGTTGGTGGAATGAACAGAAGCCTGGTATCATAGAATCTATGTTTGTAAAATCTGTTCCTCTTGATGTTGCTCTTCTGGCATTTTCTGAATGGTACGGAAAAGATAGCATGAACACTTGGTCTAATGGATCTGCTTTTGACCAAGTAATTCTACGGAATTGTTACAGAAAGATTGATAAGAAAGAACCTTGGGATTTCTGGCATGAAAATTGTTACAGAACTCTGAAGGGATTGATTGATGCAGATAAGAAACTTCAACCTCCTGTCAATGAACAGCTACACAATGCAATGGCAGATGCAGAATGGCAGGCGAATCATATGATCAACATGTGGTACGTTTGGGCTGCTTGACATCTTGATTCGTTTTCTGTAAAATACATGAAACTTTGGAGATTATTATGAACTTAACATGGAAAAATGTAATGAACACATCCCATATTCGATATGGTTGGATCAAAGATGTCTTTGATCTGGCTCAGGAAACTGGATATCCATATTTCGTTTGGAATGATCGAGTATATGAATCCAAAGAAGCAAAATTTGTGAATTATGTGTATGATCGAACGTCAGACACTTTTGTGGAATATCAATCATGAAGCAAGCCAGTTTTGTAAACGATTTCTTGATCAAAGCTTTTTTGAATTCTCATTTGAAATTCATTAAGAATGAGAATTTAGATGCGACTATTGTAGATAAAGGCAAAGATTCGAATGGATACATCCAGTCATTCAAGGAACCAGCTCTTCAGCTACTTTGGAATGAATGGCAAGCAGCAGCAACTGCTGTTCTGACTGTGATTGATTGCTATCTTGAATGATTAGTCACATCCATTACATGGAATTACCTAAAAGATATCTTGCAGATCCTGCATCTGAATTTATGTCTTTTGGTGAGTGGTTTTGTAGAAATTATTTGAAGCATGATGATGCAGAGTTATTCTATGAAAAAGAATTGCTCAAGGCAGGTGCTATCATTGGTATGAAATACGTTAAAAAGGAAAAAGAATGACGTTGATTGAACAAATTAAGAAAGACCAGCTAGATGCTCGTAAAAATCGAGAAGAAATCAAGAAGAATCTTCTGACGACTCTGATTGGAGAAGCATCCAAGATTAGCAAAGATGCACATGGCGGAGATCCAACTGATCAAGAAGTCATTGCTACTGTAAAGAAGTTCATTAAGAATACAGATGAACTGCTATCTCATTCTCCTGGGAATTTTACTGCAATTCAAGAAAAGACTATTCTAGTTGGATATTTGCCAGCACAATTGTCTCGTTTGGAAATCATGAACATCATCATGAATGAAAAATTCAATCTCAAAGATAATAAAATCATTGGGATCGTTATGAGCTTCTTTAAGACAAATTATGAAGGTCGTTATGATGCCAAGCTTGTTCAAGAAATTCTGAAGGAACTTAAAGATACAGCATGCTAAAACTGCTTCAAGAGCAATGGGCGAAAGATACGATCATTGACTCCGCTAACATTGATGATGAAATTGTCAAGATTCCAAAACTTCATCAGAAGTACCTGGATATCTTGACACATCTGAAGATTCATGTCTTCAAGAAACAAGCAGAATTTCTTAAGCTGAAAGGTGCCAGAACTCGTTATTATTCTGGTACAATGGGCAGAGAAGATCTTGCAGATTACGGATGGGAACAATATCAAGGTAAACAGCCATTAAAGTCTGAACTCGAACGCTTGCTTGAAGTAGATCCAATTCTTTTGGCTTCTGAAGAAAAGCTATTCGAACTAAAGGCTTCTTTTGAATATTGTGAGTCTGTTATGAATTCTCTGAAATGGCGAGGTTCAGAATTGAAGACAATCATGGAATGGAAACGTTTTATAGCCGGAGGTTGATATGACAACAAAATTCATGTGGGAAATTCTTGTTCCAACTGTCAGACCAAACACAGAAGGAACAAAGTTCTTCAAGACTCGATATCACAGAGTCTGGGATGCAAAGGTTCGAGAAATCACAGGTGGATTGACTATCATGTCTCCTGTTAAGGGACAATGGTGTTCTTTGGATAATATTCTCTTTGAAGAAAAGATGATTCCTGTTAGGATTGTAGCAACTAGATCTGAGATTGAAGATGTGATTGCTTTCACTCTTGATTACTATGAACAGGAAGCTGTATTGGCATACAAAATCAGCGAAGAAGTCATCTTCAAAAAATCTGGATTGAAGAATTCTTCTTAGAGCTTTACTTTCTTTGATTCGTTTGTTATAATCACTTTATTGGAACTTAGGAGATTGTTATGAGCGAACGTGAACACTTTAAAAAGCTCAAACTAGCTCTCCGCAGCCGTCTCTTGGGACTTGCTATGGGAGACGAAGATTGGTGTCGTGCGCTCGAAGCATTCGACTATGTGGAGAATATTCACACTGGCTTCCGTAAAGATGGCGAGACTCCGGAATTCATGCATCAGATTCAAATTTGCCTCTTTCTGATGCAACATTATAAGAGTCTGACAGATCCGATTGGTGTTATTGTTGCTGCTCTTTTGCATGATACACCAGAAGACTATCATGTCGACTTTCAAGATATCGAACACAAATTTGGCAAACAAGCAATGTATGATGTTCGTTGTTTGACTAAGAAATACAAAGGTGCTGTTCGTGACAAGCAAGAATGTTTTGACGAGATTGCTTTGAGTCAGAATGCATCTATTGTGAAAGGTGCCGACCGAGTTAACAACATCTCCACAATGATCGGTGTCTTTTCTGAAGAGAAGATTAAATCTTATTGTGAAGAGACTCGAGAATACTTCTTTACTTTCCTGAAGAAAGCCCGTAGAATGTTTCCTAAGCAGGACTCTGTTTATGAGAACATCAAATTTTGTCTTGAAATCCAACTGAAAATTTATGAAGGCCTTTTGAAATGACGTATTATTTTGTTAGCGGTAATACCGTAAATGTTGAACCATCTGATTCTTTGGATGTAGTGAATTCTTTGCCAGCTAAGACATATGTGATCAAGATGAATCCAATGGCAAAGACATATTTTTTGCAGACAACTGCTGATTTTGAATTGCCAAAGAAAATTTATGGACATCCGAATGAACGATCGTCTCGCATTATCGAGACTTTTATGTCTCGTCCTAAGTCTACTGGCGTTCTCTTGACAGGAGACAAAGGATCCGGTAAATCATTGCTCATGAAGCTTACTGCTATTGAATTGATGAAGCTTGGTATTCCAACGATCATCGTTAATGAAGCACTATCTGGACAAGAATTCAATACATTCATCGCGAGCATCACGCAACCTGTTGTCATCCTGTTTGACGAGTTTGATAAAATCTACAAAAATGATGATCAAGAAGCTCTATTGACACTTCTGGATGGTACAATCGAGACAAAGAAACTGTTCATGTTTACTGTGAATTCTGGTCATGTTGATCAGCATATGCTGAATCGCCCTGGTCGGATTTATTACAAGTATGATTATCGTGGTCTTGATGAAGATTTCATTCGTGATTATTGCGAAGACAATCTGAAGAATAAAGATCACATGGAATCTGTGATGACTGTAACGACAACATTCTCGATGTTCACGTTTGACATGCTTCAGGCTTTGATTGAAGAAATGAATCGCTACAACGAAAATCCATTTGATGTTATGAAGCATATCAACGTAGATTTTGCATCAGAGCATGTTACATACGATATTTCAATGATGTATGATGGTCAGATTGTTTCTAACTCAACGTATCCTAATAAGATTCGAAATAGTCCTCTTGTTGTAGAGACTGATATGACAATTTACACAGGAAAGAATGTAACATTCGATGATTCTTACGAAGAAGAACTTAACGACATCGCTTTGAATACATCTACTCTTTATAAGGTGACCAAGAATGGACAAATGGTGTTCCGTTTCAATGTTCGAGAAAAGGATCTTTTCATAACGATTGAACGAGAAAAGCCTCGTTCGATGAACTGGAGCATTGTTGCATGAAGAATGTTCTGGATTTATTCGATACAAAAGCAATGATTCAACCAAAGAATGAAAAAGATATCATTCGTTTACTTGATGAATTCAATGTTGAAATTGAATATTTGCAACTTAATCTTGACAAGATAGAACAAGATCTGTTAAAATTGAAGAATAAGTAATCAACAAACTATAGAAGGAGCTTCTATGTACAAACTAAGAGTATTCATCGGTCGATTCCAATGTGGAATTCACAATGGCCATGTCAATACAATCAAGTCGATCTCAGATTCTGATCGTATTCTAGTTTTGATCGGATCCAGTTATCGATCCAGGTCTATCAAAAATCCATTTTCATACAGTGAACGTCGATCTATTATTCGTAGTTGGTGGGATGCAATTCCTCGATCGACTGTCCTTGATATTCTTCCTCTCGAAGATAATCCTTACAATGATAACGAATGGATTGCAAATGTTCAGTCTACAATTTCTGCATATGTTCATAGTCAAGGATTGACGAACTTTCAGATTGAAATCGTTTGCTCTGATAAAGAAGACTCGAAATCATATCCGCACTGGTTTCCTGGATATCAAAAGAAGATCATCCCTGCTCTTTCTTTTGAGAATGGTGATATCATTTCAGCAACTGCTGTTCGTGATGATTACTATAAGGTTGGTGCAAATTGTTTAGATAAATGGAATGAATTTACCATCAAGTATGGGAATTATCTTCCTTACGAAACAATCAGTTTTCTCTACAATTTTCTTATAACTGATGCATATCAGAATCTATACGAAGAGAACAAGTTTGTAGAAGAATACAAGAAGTCATGGAGTGTTGCTCCTTATCCACCAATTTTCGTGACAACCGATGCGATTGTGGTACAATCAGGTCATGTTGCACTTATTCAAAGACGAGATAGCCCAGGCAAAGGCTATTGGGCTCTTCCTGGTGGTTTCTTGAATCCTGAAGAACGTATCCAAGATGGATGTATTCGAGAACTTCGAGAAGAAACTGGAATCAAAGTTCCTGTTCCGGTACTCGAAGGATCTATCCTTCGGAATCAAGTTTTCGACAAACCAGATCGATCTTCTCGAGGAAGAACTATCACTCATGCTTTTTATATCAAGTTGAAAGATGAGCTAGAACTTCCACATATCAAGGGATGCGATGATGCAATCAAAGCAAAGTGGATTCCTCTTTCCGAGCTTTATGATATGCGAGATCAGTTCTTCGAAGATCACTATTTCATTCTGAAGAGTTTCATTTAATTCTATTGCTTTGATAGAGATGGTTCTAATCTATTGAAGTTTTTGTTCAGAACCTTTTGAAGGAGTTTCAAAAATGTGGCAAGATTACGTTTCACAAGATGGTAGCAAAAGCATTCTGAGTTCTGTTGGGTTGCTTCAAGATGTTCTTTGTTTGAAGACTGATTCTTATAAAGTCGGGCACTGGAAGATGCTCGCTGAAGACACAGATAATTTCTTCTCTTATGGCGAAGCACGCGGTGCTGGTCATGGTATCGAAAAGACTGTGATGTTCGGGCTACAAGCAATCATCAAGAAATATTTTCTGAAGAAGATCACGATGCGTGATATCATGCGAGCTAAGCGCTTTGCTGATCGTCACCTGAAGCCTGGAGCTTTCAACTACGAAGGTTGGAAGTACATTGTTGACGAGTACGATGGCTATCTTCCTCTGGAAATCTGGGCTGTTCCAGAAGGTACTGTTTTGAATCCAAAGAATGTTCTATATTATGTTCAAGCAACTGATGCAAAGTGTAAGTGGCTCGTTAGCTACTTCGAACCTCTGTGGTTGCAAGTTTGGTATCCAATCACCGTTGCATCCCTTTCTTATCAGATTCGCAAGAATCTTTCGAAGTTCTGGCAAGAAACTGTAGATGACGATCGCATGGGCGGATTAAATTTCGCTCTGCATGATTTTGGTTTCCGTGGCGTTTCTTCTCCAGAAAGTGCTGGTATTGGTGATGCAGGTCACTTGATGAGTTTCATGGGCACTGATACCATGATGGGCATTGCTGTTCTGTACGACTATTATGGTCTGGATGAAGAAGATGATAATTCCATGCCTGGCTTCTCTGTTTATGCTTCTGAGCACAGTGTTGCTTGTGCTTTGTCGAATGCAGAAACCAAGAATGACTATGCATATCTTGAAGCAATGGTTGCTCTTCTGGAAAAAGAAGGCGGCATCGTTTCTGCCGTAGCAGATACATATGATCCATACCGCTTCACTAAGTGGGTCGGTACTGATTTCAAGGAACGTATTGAAAAATCCGGTGGTCGTTTTGTTGTCCGTCCAGATTCTGGTGATCCGAAAGTTGTTCCTGTTCAACTTATTGAAATGCTTCTTCAGCTTTATGGATACACGATCAATAAGAAGGGATTCAAGGTTCTTCCAGATTGCATCCGAGTTCTTCAAGGTGATGGTATCACCATTGAAACAATTAATGAAATCTGTTTGGCTCTTCGTGCCAAGGGTATTTCCGTCGAGAACATTGTCTTTGGTATGGGTGGTGGTCTTCTTCAACACTGTGATCGCGATTGGTTGAAGTTTGCACAAAAGACTACTGCTATGCTTGTTGATGATAAGTGGATTCCATTGCAAAAGGATCCTATCACAGATCCAGGTAAGCAATCCAAGAAGGGTCGAGTCGAAACTGTTCTTCGTGATGGCGAATATACATCTATCAACTTTGAAGATCGACGCGTTACTGATGTTGAAGTTATGCAACGTGTTTTCTTTAACGGTGCTCTGGAAAACGAAGTAACTGCTCCTGAAATCCGACAACGAGTCCAAGCTACTTTCTGATAAAGATCGTAACAAAGCCCTACGGGGCTTTACTTTCATCTGATCTTTCTGTATAATCAATTTATTGAAACGGAGATACACTATGAGCTATATTATGCATCTGAACACCGGAAAGCTTGATTTCGATAAGAATCGTAACATGTTGATTCTTAGGAATTACATGGATGCTTTTCCAGATGAAGTGAAGGTTGTTTCTGACCATACTGGCAAAGTTGTTCGTTTCATTGCTGATTATGAAGAGGCAGAACGTAATGAATTCTGGGATGGCGAGATGTATCAATATAAAAGTGTTGATGATCGACATCCTGATATTGTCTTGATTTTTGTGCGAGGTTAATTATGGCTAAGATTTATCTTTTGGTTAAAGAGTTCTATGGTGATTTTGACATCCATCAAGAACAAGTGATCGGAGCCAATGAATCAAGCGTATTCATTGACACAATGGTTAATCTATACAACAATACGAGAACAAATGAAGAACTTCGTCAAGAAGTTTCATATTCCAAGAAATATGTTCCAATCATCGGAGAATAATCACGAAATACATTGTATTCATTCTGGATGACATTGAACAGATTTTTATTTTTCCACGAATAGTTGATCATGATCGGTTTGCTGAAGGAATTGAAGCTATCCGATTTGGATCCGATAGAAATTGGGAACGAAAACTTCGGACAGAAGGTACTATTATTGCTGCTGGATTCATCGACCAAGGCAAATGTTATGGTCGATCAGAGACGTTGGATTTAGATTCTAGAGGCGATCTTGATACAGCTTTGTTGAAGGCATATTTTAATTGGAGAAATATCATGGCTGCTGTTATTGGATATGATCAGATTGTTTACAAACGTTTCACTTGCTTTCGATGTAAGGCAATTGTTGAATATCATCCACTTGATGTTGTTTTGCTAGAAAAGACAGATCAACAGAATCGACGATATGCTGTCGAATGTCCATCTTGTCATAGGTACACCGATGTAGAAATTTGACATGGTCATACTGAAAGCAAAATGCATATCAATTAACATATAAAGAGGTATCATGAAAACAGGCGATAAATTCCGAAACAATGAAGGTACGATTGCGACAGTAAATGCAATTCGTGGTAAGAAGGTTTTCTTCTCTATCTCAACTGTTCGAGATCAGAAAGACGTTGGTCAAACAACAGAAGAAAATTTCCAGAAACGTTTTCCTATCAAGGTGAGCTAACATGGAAAAGATCATCTGTGCTATTTTTATTGGTTGTATTGGTGGTGCGCTTGCTTGTTTGGGTCAATCTTTTGGCTTGTATCTTGTATCTTGTTTCTACTCACTGGGCTCTTGTTTTCCTTATTGGATTTCTCATTACACAAGTAGCTTTGCTCGGAGGAGATATCGGTGACTTTTTTGACTAAAGATGAAATCATAGCTATCTTAGAAAAGCTTAAAATTATAGCATCGTTTTGAAAGCTCTAAATTATGACACGCATCAATCTAATCCACCCGCATGAGCTTTGTGATAAACATCTTATGGCAGAATACAGAGAACTTATCCGTATTCCTAATGCAGTCTTCTCTGAACGTATGAAGACACGCTATGCTGATGCTCCGAAGAAATACACGCTCGGAACAGGGCATGTGAAGTTCTTTGTTGATAAGCTTCGTTGGCTACATGAACGCCATGATTCTCTTTTCTGTGAGCTATGTTATCGCGACTTCAATGTTACGATGATGACATGGGAAAATCGCCTTCTGGATTTCTTCGAAGAAAATAATCTTTATAATGACTTTACACCGAGCCCAGAAGAGGTTACAATAAACCTAGAACGGATTGTTGAACGACTTCCAAAGAATGCTCGTTGGACACATCGAGAAGAACCTTTTTATGTTTGAAGGATAAAATTATGGGTGGAAATGCACTGAGTTTTGAAACACGCCGAGTAGATCGAGATGAATATTTCGAGATCGTAAATGATCTCGAAGGAAAGATTGCTCATTCTGGAATCAAGTTGTATGCAACAATTCCAGCATATCACACAAAAGAAACATTCGGAGACATTGATATCCTAATTGTTTCCGATATACCCAATCGAGATAAATGGATCAAAGAAATGTTTGGTCCTCGAGAGATTTATCATAATTCGGATTGCTTCTCTTTTGATTACAAGGATGTTCAGGTTGACTTTATCTTCACGAAGCCTGAAAATTTTGTAACTTCTTTGTATTATTTCGCGTTTAACGACTTGGGTAATCTACTCGGACGAATCTACCATAAGATGGGACTTCGTTTTGGACATGATGGTTTGACTTTGATTGTTCGAGATGATACGCAAGTTGTCGGAGAAATCACTCTTTCAAAGAACATCGATGAGATTCTGGAATTTGGCGGATATGATCCAATCAGATATCATGAAGGATTTGAAACAAAGTTGGATATCTTCAAGTTCGTTGTATCGAGTCCTTTTTACAACTATGAGATCTTTGATCTGGATAACCGTAACTATCGAGCCAGGACGCGAGATCGTAAGCGTCCAACATATACAGAATTTCTGACATGGGCTCAAGATGAAGCAAATGCAACACAATCTGGATATGAATGGAATTCCAACAAAGCAGCATATCTTCCAAGAATTCTTCATACATTCAACAAGATTGATGAATATTGTGATTTTCTGAAGAAGCACTCTAAGAATCTGAAGGTGAAAGAACTTTTCAATGGTCAATTGGTGATGGAATATACTGGATTGCAAGGCAAAGATCTTGGAGCTTTTATGACAAGATTTAGGCAACTATTTGATCAAGATGATCTTCTGAAGATGACTCCTGCAATGATCAAGGAAGAAATCTTGAATCTTTATGATAGGATGCTACCAGATGCTTGATTACTTGAAAGTTTCGTATGGGATATGTGGGTTGCTTATGATCATAGCATACATTCCAACGCTTATTCAGATGTTGAAAACTGAAGAAAATGATTCATCGTTGTTTGGTTGGATGATTTGGTGGATCTCTTCTATTGTAAGCGTTTTATATGCTGGATTTGTTGTACAAGATCATCTGTTCATGTATGTTCAAATCGGACATCTAATTGGAACGAGTTCAATTGTAACAATTCAAGTCAGAAAGAAACATTTTGTGAAGAGCTCTTGACATAGATTATGTTCTATGTCAAAATACAATTCAACTTGGAGAACATGATGACACCTATTGATATTTTAACCAATGATTCTTTCAATAATTTTCTGATGGATTGTGGACTCATCTACCAGAAAAAGCAGACAACCGCTCTTCGCTTTCCTTCATCTGAAGAAATTGGACAGACATTGATAACCTACAAATCTGTTGATGGTGTTTTGATAGAAGAATCTCGTACAATCATCTCAGAAGAAAATGTGATTGCTCGTAATCTTAAAATTATTGGACGCGAAAGCAACGGAGATCCGATTTATAACGAATGGCAGATTCCTATTGATGTTGCGATTGAGAATTATGGCATAGATGCTTATTTCGAAATAAGCATGACATTCAAAGAATTCAAGAAGATTGCCACTATTACAGCAGTTAAGTTGGACTCTTCTTTGTGTGAATATTTGGGCGGAGAAAATGACACCCTCTATCTGAAGGTTTCTTGGAGTGATTCTCCTATGATTGCTCATGTTGGAGACTATCTGACATCTGGAGGTTACTCTATTGCCAAAGCCAACATGGAAGATTACGAAGAATGTGATGGCTTGAATGTCAAGCCATCAGTTGTTAAAATTACTGATTGAAATGGTATATTATGAAATCAAAACATGAATTGTATGAAGAATATTTGCATCTTTCTCGAATGATTGATCGATGTAAGAAAGATATCAGAGAACAAGAATCTGGTGGATGGGGATCATCTGATCTGAGTCTTGATCAAATGAAAAAGGTTATGGATAGACTCGAGATCAAACTCTATTTGGCTAGCATTGCTTATGACACATATCAGGTTTAATTATGCATGAATCAATCGAGAATGAATTACATCGTCGTCTTGCAGAAGCTTTGCTTCGAGCAGAATCTGCAGAACGACAACATCGAATGCAAGTATCTATAAATAGCGTCACAGAAAATCAGTTGATGGATGCAAATGCTCTTCTGAGTTCTCTTGGATACATTCAATCTGAGAATGGATACATTAAAAAGGATTAATTATGAAGTATGTTGTCATGGGACTGAACGGCCAAGAATCTATCTTTCTTTTTCCTCGTCATGTTGATCACGATCGATTCGTTGAAGGCATTGAAGCAATTCGTTTTGGTTCAATTTATGATTGGGAACGTAAATTTCGATCAGAAGGTGAATTGCTTTCTGCTGGTTTTGTTACAAATGGCAGATGCCATGGTCGATCTGAAACTCTAGATTTGGATTCCCGTTCAGATGTTGATACAGAACTTTTAAAGGTATCCTTTCAATGAACAAAGAAGAATTTCGGAGAGTTGTTTGTGAAGAACTTTTTATGACAAGAGCAGGATACATTACAAATAAGTTTGCTGATCATGTCGATCAAACACCTTATGTAGATGCTCTATACGATCGTATTTTCTCTGGAGTTTCATCAAATGAAGATGGATGGACTCCTTGGATTGAAGCAACAGAAGATCCATTTCCTGCAATCACACGTATTGCAATTGAAGCAGAGATAGAAACATCTACTCGATTCGAACGGATATCATATCCATGTTTCAATTATTCTATCTATGCTGGCGTCTTACGTTATCGTCTAAAATTGGAGAAATAAAATGTTTGGAATTTTTACAAATCTTACGAAGGCTGCTTTGAATGTAGCTGTTACTCCCCTTGCCGTTGCAAAGGATATTGTATCTTTGCCTGTTACAGCATACGAGGATAAGAATCCTTTTGAATCAACATCCAAGGTTCTCGACAACGTATCAAAGTCTCTGAACAAAGCATTGGATCCAGACGAATGATCGCTTTACGATGGTTTGTCAAAGAAAACGGAGAGAAAGTTCTTCAAGTAAGAACTCAATCTGATTTTATTGGAGGAAGACCAGCATCTGATTGGTTTGATATTCCAACAATTTATGAAAATGACACTATGAACATAAATTCAATCATGAAAGAAATCAAAGATAAGTATGACATCAAAGAATGATATCACAGGTGATGCAATCAGAACCGATTCTCCTTCGGATGCATACCGAGAAAACTATGATCGAATCTTCGGTAAGAAGAAAAAAGATCAACAAGAAAGTAAGAAAGATCTTCCTATTGCATATGATGGGAAGTGCGATCTATCGGAAGAATCAACAAAGGCTGATTAATGGCAATTGGTTTTGGTAGTTCGATAGATGAAGATTTCCAGCAAATGGAAACTGTCAATAAAAATAATAAGAAAGAACAAAGAATGACATTACTAGAAAAGTTGATGAAATCCGGTTCGGATCTAGTCAAGGCATCGATTCTATCAGAATCAGATTTTTTCACAGACAGAGCAGAGACTGTTACTGATATCCCGGCACTTAACATTGCCTTAGGAGGATCTGTCGCGTCTGGGTTGCAGGCAGGTTTGACAATGGTATCTGGAGCATCGAAAAGCTTCAAGACATGTATTTCGCTTTACATGGTTGCTGCTTATATGAAGAAGTATAAAGATGCAATTTGTGTCTTCTACGACTCAGAATTCGGGAGCACACCTGCATATTTTAAGAATTTTGGTATTGATATTGATAGGGTTCTTCATATTCCAGTTGAACATATCGAACAATTGAAGTTCGATATGGTAAATCGTTTGAAAGATGTGAAGAAGAAAGAGCATGTAATCGTTTTCGTTGATTCCGTCGGTAACATTGCTTCTAAGAAGGAAGTAGAAGATGCACTCGAAGAAAAGGGAGCTGCAGATATGACGAGAGCTAAGCAATTGAAATCTCTCTGGAGAATTACAACTCCAATGTTCACAATGCGAGACATTCCGTGCATTGCCATTAATCACATTTACATGGAACAAGGAATGTATCCAAAGGCTATTGTAAGTGGCGGGACTGGTGGTATCTATTCTTCTAATACAATTTGGATCATCACAAAGTCACAAGAAAAAGATGGAACTGATCTAGTTGGATTCACATTTACTATTAACATTGAAAAAAGTCGTACCGTCATCGAAAAGAGTAAGATTCCTCTGACTGTGACATTTGATGGTGGCATCAATAAATTTTCTGGTATTCTCGATCTTGCTCTAGAATCTGGCCATGTCATGAAGCCATCAAATGGATGGTATCAACTTGTCAACAAAACTACAGGCGAATTGATCGGAGGCAAGGTTCGTTATGATTCTACTCAAAGCGATAACTTCCTTGGTACGGTTCTTAACGATCAATCTTTTGTTAAGTTTGTCAAAGACAAATATCAATTGAATTCTAAGCTCTTGACTGTATCTGAAACAACTCCATCTATTCCTTTGGATGAAGAATTAGTCGAGCTCGATGAAGAAGACATGAAGCTAGTTTCTATCACAGGAGAATAAAAATGAGTATCATCAAATCAATCTTGAATGCTGTGATTCCATCAAATGCAGTAAATTATGAATTCGTAGAACGTAAAGTTGAAGGAGATGAAACAGGACTTGTTCAAGTTGCGACTCGTATCACTTATGGAAAATATGAAGGTTTGATCTTCAGCACTGGTCCTGTGACTTTCGAAGAAAACGGTCCAGAAATCAAACTCAACTATAAATTCATCGTTGAGTTCTTACCAGAGAACATGGAACTTGCATCTGACTTAGATAACGTTGTTGGTGACATCATAATGGATGTTCTATCCAAGGAACATACCGAGGATTGAATAGGAATAGATCTGGTGCATTTTCTTTGATCTGATGTATGTTGATATGTCTTTTCTTGTAAAATGCATTGTAGAACGATTAAACTGTTCTTGACATCTGTGTTATTCAGATGTTAGAATCTTAGTTGATAACAATAAGAATAAAGTAGATGTCAACATTTCACAAGATGATTCTTGCAAATCTTTTGCAGGATAAAGAGTATTTCCGTGCCGTTTCACCATACATCAAGAAAGAATACTTTGAAGACAGAGTAACATCTGTTCTTTATGAGTTGATCGATTCTTTTGCAGCAGAATACAAGAAGCCTCCTGGGAAGGAAGTTTTAGAAGTTCAGATTGAGAACTACAAAGGTCTCACCGAAAAAGAATTCAAAGAAGTTTCTACACTCCTAGAAGAAATTACTCGAGATCATACGCAATCAGATCCAAAATGGCTGCTTGATGAGACAGAAAAGTATTGTCGAGAAAAAGCAATCTATAACGCGATTATGGATTCTGTATCCATTATTGATGGATCGGATACAAAAAGATCCGAAGGTGTGATTCCACAACTTCTATCAGATGCACTTGCTGTATCTTTTGATAAGAATGTTGGACATGATTACTTTTCATCTATCGAAGCTCGATGGGATTTCTACACCCAGAAAGAGACTAAGTTTCCTTCTTTGTTGAAGATGCTAGATAAGGTCATGCATGGTGGTGTGAGTCGAAAGACTTTGAATCTAATCATGGCTGTTTCTGGTGGTGGCAAATCTGCTGCAATGTGTTCTTTAGCTGCTAACTATATCAGTCAAGGATACAACGTTCTCTATATCACAATGGAACTCGCAGAAGAACGAGTTGCAGAACGTATAGATGCAAACCTATTGAACATTCCTATCAATCAAGTCAAAGATATACCTAAAGACTTGTATTGTAAGAAGTTGAATAAGATCAAAGAAAAATCTTTCGGTCGATTATTCTTGAAAGAATATCCTACTGGATGTGCATCTGTCAATAACTTCAGAGCACTGCTTGATGAACTATTGATCAAGAAAGACTTCAAGCCAGATATCGTTTTTGTTGACTATCTAGGTATATGTGCTTCTGCACATTATAAGTCCGGTGGATCTGCTAATTCTTACACTGTTCAGAAATCTGTTGCAGAAGAACTTCGTGGACTTGCAGTTGAACGCGATCTAGTTGTATGGTCGGCTGTTCAATCTAATCGATCAGGATATGGTAATTCTGATATGAATGAAACATCAATGGCCGAGTCTATCGGTATTTTGATGACTGCTGATTTTGTTCTTGGATTGATTCGTAATGCTGATCTAGATGAACTTGGACAAGTCATGATGAAACAGATCAAATCTCGATATGGCGATGTTTCTTATTTCAATCGATTCATATGTGGATTTGATCGAGCAAGAATGAAACTTTTTGATATAGATGATCAATCCGGCATTGTGAATGAAAATGCAGAATCTGATCACATGAATAAGATCGCTGATTCGAAAGAATTAAGATCTGAACCGAAGAAAAAGCCTGGTCTGGATAAATCTTCGGAATGGTCTTTTGATGAATAATCATTAGACTAAGTAGATTACCTTAATCGGTAATTTCAATAAACAGACCGTTATCGCATGAATTTGCATTAGGTCAATAACAATAAAGGAAAATAAAATGGCTACTCTCGCAGAAATCCGTAAGAATAAATCCGCTTTGATGGATAAAGTGAACAAGGCTCTTGCCGGCGCTAACACAAATGCGGATAAGAAAGAAGATGATCGCTTTTGGTCTCCAACTCGCGATGCATCAGGAAATGGAACAGCTATCATTCGTTTCTTGCCTCCTATGGCAGACGACGAACTTCCATGGGTTAAGATTTTCTCTCGCGCATTCAAAGTAGAATCTACAGGCAAGTGGTATATCAACAATGATCTTTCTACTATCGGTAGAGACGATGATCCTGTTTATCAATATATCAAGCCATTGTATGAATCTGGCGATGAAGCAAAGAAGAAGATTGCTGGTACGATGAAGCGCAAAACGCATTACATCTCCAATATTCTTGTGATTAAAGACCCTGCAAATCCTGCAAATGAAGGTAAGGTTAAACTCTTCAAGTATGGTAAGAAGATCTATGAAATGATCATGAGCAAGGCACAGCCTACTTTTGATGATGAAGAAAAAGTCTATGTTTACGATATCGATTCTGGTGCCAACTTCCGTCTTCGTATCAAAACAGTTGATGGATATCCAAATTACGACTCTTCAGTATTTGATTCTGTTACTCCTCTTTGCGGTGGAGATGACGATGAGATCCAGAAGGTGATCGATAATTACATTCCTTTGGCTGAATTCCTTGATCCAAAGAACTTCAAATCTGCTGAACAGCTGAAGAAGGAATTGGATCGTGCTCTGGGTAATGGTGCTCCTATTGGCAAGGCAACTGATCTTCTCAATGAAGATAAGCCAGCTAAGAAAGAATCGAAGACCGAAGAAGCTGCTCCGTGGGATGAAGAAGTGAAGGTTCCAGAAAAGAAAACAGCAAAAGTTGAAGCAAAGCAAGAAAAGGCTATTGTTCCATCTGATGATGACGATGATGACTTGGCACTTTTTAAGGAAATGCTAGGTAAGTAAAATAAAGCCACCAATCGGTGGCTTTTTCATATCATTTAGCCAACAAGGAAAATCGGTGGCTCTGAGAATTCTTCTCTCAATTGCTCTTCTAATCTGGCAATTTCTTGAAGAGCCTCGTTATACATTCCTTGTCCATCAAGTGTTACTCCACCGATAAGAGAAATCCCTCCAAATTTCTTAAGATTCATTCCCCATTGTTTTTCAACAAGAGCTTTGAAGTATTCTTTAACCCAGATTTGATCATAAATTTTAGAATATTCTTCCGGATCTGTTGTTACAAAACATTCAAATGCTACATATTGACCAGCAACAATATTCGCTCCCCAATAAGCATCTATGTAGAGTTTATCGACTACTTGAGTGTATCTGAATAGAGGAACTCCATTGAATGTTTGATCTAGAAGAGCAAGATTTTGCATCAGACTTGTATAGTAAGCCATAGATCCAGTGGAAATATTCCATAAGTCTCCAAGTCTTATTTGATACTGTACAGAAAATAATCCAGAATCGCCTGATGATGTTCCTGTCGCAGATCCTTCTACCATAGGAAAAACACGAACAATGCTTATGATATTATCTGGAATTGAGATGTATCTATTCGTCACATCTTCTGGTGTGATTTGATGAGTTATGTACATCCTCTGAGTTCCATCATAGTGATATGATCTAAACTTTTGAAGAGTATCATCAAGTCTATCAGAAAGTTGCTCTTCTGTTACATTGATCTGAGCAACTGGTTCTCCTAATGAACGAAGTGTGTAATCTATTAGATTTTGTTTAGATTGTATCATTAAAATGTTCCACCGTCGATGATGATATCTCCTGTCGATCCTCCAGTACCTCCAGATCCACCGCTTGTCACTGGATCTTTGAACTGAACACCAGGATCGACAATAGCATTTCCGTTTGCTACTAACGAAACCTTGTTATCTATTTGGCTCTTTTTCAAGACTTCGTAAATATATGTCTTAGGTGACATATCAATCGTAACAGTAGATGATAAAGATATCGTTAAATCTGTTGCAGATGTAGAAAGATCGAACTCCAAGAAAACATCGGCATCTTCATGTTTTCTGATGCATGCATAGAAAGAGTAATCTGATATGTCTACAATTGGATACGATTGTTCAAAGTCGGTACCTTGCTGAATGTAGATGTCAACAAGTCTATTGGGAATGGTTTGCATTCATGTCTCCTGAATTTTCTTTATTTAATCCTCTTGACAGCCTTGTTAGGACGTCATACAATAGACACATGTTGAACACTTTTATGAATTTTTATCATGCCTCGTATTGATCACAATCAAGATTTTGATGACGACTCTTCTGATGAGAACACTATTCGCATCAAGACACAGAAACCGCGGAATCCTTTGGTGAAAGAAATCTTTGATGGGAAGTTCCCACCAAAGCGCCATAAGGATAAGCGCCGTTCTGCATCACGTTTTGATAAGCGTAATATTGAAGAACTTTAAAAGGAATTATCATGAGTATCGAGACTTGGAAAGCAGAATTTTATCCGGCTCCGGCCAATTCTGTAAAGACTTGGGAAGAAGCAATCGATCAAACCATTGTGAAGTGGAGTGGTCTGACAGAAGAAAATTTGAAGAAACATGAATGCATGAAAGAAGGCACATGCATTCGAGATCAAGAGTATTATTCTCTTCAGTGCGATTACCGAATTTGTGCTCTATGCCAAATGAGCATCGATGGCCCATCTGAACATGGATTTGTAGATTGTTCTATTTGTCCTCTTGGAATTTTGCATGGCGAATGTGAAGATGACATTGACAACGGAGATATTGATGAAGTTGATGTTCCTGATCTAGATCCATATACTGTTTGGGAAGAACTTAATAATCCTAAGCCAATGATCAATGCATTGCAAGATGTCAAGAAGTTCATTAAAATTCACAGTTTAGATAAAGAAACAAAGAAATGGATTAAGAATGACGCAACTGAATAAGAAAGCAAAATATCTTTCTGAGATGTTAGACGAAGCAAATAAAGCAACTGATCCTGTCCAATGCTTGAAAGATTTCATTGCACAAGATCCTCGACTAACATCCATTCTAGGATATGCAATCAATCCGAAGTGGAACATCTCAACTGTTCTTCCGGATGGGGTTCCGCCTTACACAGAATCGGATCTCCCTCTTGGTATGGCAGCTCTCGATTTGCTGAAGCTACATAGCAAGATCTACATCATGTTCAATCCTGAATTGAAGCAATTCAAGAAAGAAGAATTCTTCATCAAGTGGATAGAAAGCATGCATCCAACCGATGTTGGAATTTTTATTGCAGTGAAAGACCAAAATCTGGAGTCTTTGTATCCAAATTTGACTAAAACTGTTGTACACTATGCACTCGGTTGGACTAAGGAACAGTTCGACTCCTTGTTTGTTTGAGGTTATCATGAATCTTGATCTTGTTATGAAATTTGCGCATAATCCTGTTCGTAATTATGCTATTCCTGGACTGACTTCTTGGATGATTTCGAATTCGCCAGAAGGAAACATCCGGATGTTTGATATGACTCGAGATCATATAGAACCAATCGTTGCTCATAGCCATCGATTCAACTTTCATTGCATTGTTCTGGAAGGCGAAGTTGAAAATATTTTGTTCAAGCAATCTATGGATGGAGATCTTTATTCTGCTGTCTATCAAACATATAATGGCTCGATTGGTTCTTATAAGACAGAACGATCAAATCTTCATATTCGATACGTTCAAATTTCTCAGAAATACAACAAAGGAGATCAATACTCAATGTACTCTGACGAAATTCATTCCATCAGATTCAAGAAAGGAACGAAAGTTCTATTCTTCGAAGGCCCAGATGTCGATGATAAGAGTATTATCATAGAACCTATTGTTGATGGCGAACTCATCGAAACATTCAAAGTTGAACCATGGATGTTCAAGAAAGACATTAATGAGTGAAGAATTTAAAATCCTGACAGATGCACAACATGCTCTTCAGGCTCCTTATATGTACATCGGATCTACTTCTGTTGAAGAGCAAGAAGTGGTTACTTTCGGTGAGACAAAGAAATTTAACATTGTTCCTGGTCTACTGAAAATCATTTGAATTTACAATTTTTAAAATGATGTCTCAGCATTCCTCCTGCATATCCCTCTTTGCCGCAATGATTACATATCATCTTTTCTTTTGAATAGTTGTTTCCTTTTAGATTTAATTCTTTTATCAAAGGATCGTTTTTATTAAGACGATATCTATTTCCTTGATCATCTTTGAATATTGTTATCCCTTTCAGTTTTTCTTTGATTTTAGGAGATACCCCCTTCTATAAATGTTTCCGGTTGTTGTCCTTTGAAGTGCCATTTTGTATCTAGAGATATAGGATCGTAATACGCAGTCTTGCCATTTATACTTTTTGTGTTCGGAGATCCTAGAATCCAGTTCTCTGGTGGAGTTTTATTCTTGGATATTCTTTGTGTTTCCATAGTGTTCGGATCATACCATATTCTAGATCCATTCATAACTTCTATATGAGACGGGTGTCCGCGTTTCCAGTTATCTGGTAGTTTTATAGAAGATTTATCTATATTTTTTGGAATACGCAATACTGTCTCTTCCATAGTGATTTCGTTGTGGATTTTGATACTTGCGTATCTAGACCCTCGTATGTAGCCTTCTGGTATTATTGCGTCTGTATCCTTCTTATTGATTCTTATGAAGTCGAATGTGATAGGATTGTAATAATGTGCAACAGAATTTGCTTTTCCTATCTTATCTCCGAAATCTTGTTTTAATTTTTCATATGTTCTAGATTTTCTGAAATTTAGTTTTTCATATTCTCTTGTATTCCAGTTGGTCATTGAATTAAATGCGTATGTCAGATCCCCGCCGTATGTTTTCCACAACATCCAATGAGCAATAAAATGTTGACGAGCAGTAAGAATAGCTTTATTCCATACGTTTTTATTTAGAGATTTATATTCGATCCACAATGATTTAGGAAGAAAATGGTGCTGTTCTATGTATCCAAGTTCTTCTTTTGTTTTCGAAGAATTTGATTGACAACAAGCATTGATAAAGTTAAAATACCTCTTAAGATAGTGATCGTTATGAGGTTTAGATGAAAGAATGGCATAAATATCTATGTTGGACATAGTTGTCTCCTTGATAACGGTTAAAGAAATGTCTAAAGGCCATGGGAACTGTCAATTCCGCGATGGTCATTCTTATTTAGTGAAGAGGAAACATGTCAGATTTTAAAATTTTGAATGATAGAGAGCACGTGCTACTTAGAAGTGGCATGTACATTGGATCAACTTCTCTAGAAGAAGTTTTTGGTATCGTTAATTTCAAATTCCAATCAAATTCCATTGTTCCTGGATTGATAAAGTGTATCGAGGAAGGATTGCAAAATTCATTAGATGAATTTTCCAGAACAGATGGGAATTTTGCAAACAAGATTGATATTATAATCGATCAATCTAATGATTTGACAATTTCAATCCAAGACAATGGCAGAGGAATTCCTGTTGAAAAGATAGGAGATGTATATCGACCAGTTCTTGCATGGACAACATTAAGAGCGGGATCAAATTTTGATGATTCGAATAGAATTGGAGCTGGACAGAATGGGGTTGGTATTTCTCTTGTGAACATCTTTTCGAAAGAATTTATCGGAGAAACAGATGATGGGAATCAGTCACTGCATCTTAAATGCAAGAACAACATGAGCGAAATTTCTTTTGATGTCAAGAAATCTAATAATCGAAGAGGTACGCTTGTTAAATTTTCTCCAGATCTAACAAGATTTGGAATTGATAGCTTTACCTTTGATCACACAGAAATTATCAGAGATAGACTTTACAATCTATCCATCATATATCCATCCATTGTCTTTACTTTGAATGGAGAAAAGATAAAATTCTCAACAATAGAAAATATCGCAAAGAAATTTCATGCAAATGCTATTTCTAGTGATACGAAATCATGTAGGCTGATAATTGCTCCTTCTGGATCGGATCAAGAATTTAGATGTATTTCATATGTGAACGGGATCTATGTTAAGAACGGAGGTTCTCATGTAGATTATATCATCAGTTCTATGATAAACGAACTGCGTCCGATGATTAAGAAGAAATGGAAAATTGATGTATCTCCTAATGGAATCAAACAACATATACTATTAGGTTGCTGGACTAGTAAATTTCAAAATTTGAAGTTTGATAGTCAAACTAAAGAATGTATCAAAAATTCGAATCAAGAAGTTCAATCTCACTTCAATGACATTGATTTCAAGAAGATTGCCAAGCAAGTGATTGATAACGAAGCAATCATCATGCCAATCATCGAAGCTATTCTTTTCAAGAAGGAACAAGAAGAACGTCGAGAGGCTGCTAAACTAGCGAAGCAATCTAAAAAGATTCAGGTTGTAAATCATATAGAGGCACAATCCAAACATCCAGAAGAAAAGACATTGTTCTTGACAGAAGGTCTTTCTGCTTGTGGTCCAATTCTTGCTGTTCGGAATGCTATGACTACTGGGTCGTATGCTCTTCGAGGCAAGGTGATGAATACATATGGAATGAAACCAGTTGAAATTCTGAAGAATAAAGAATATTTCGAACTATGTGCTGTTCTTGGTCTCGAATTTGGTAAGCCTATTGATGGACTGACATACGGAAAAATTGCTGTGATGTCTGATGCTGATCCTGATGGAGATGCAATTTTTTGTTCTTTGCTATCTTTCTTTTCTGCTTGGCCTGATCTTTTCAAGCAATCTAGAATTTACAGAGTTCGATCTCCTTTGTATGTTTGCCAGAAGAAAGGCAAGAAGAAACTATTCTATACATATGAAGAATTTCAGAAAGCAAAGCTTGATTCTTCATGGGAAGTGAATTATATCAAAGGTCTTGGTTCTTTGGATCAAGAAGACTATGCAGAAGTGATTAATAATCCTGTGCTTGTCAAGGTGTCTGCTTTGGATGATCAAGATATCAATATGATAGATATCGCATTTGGTGATTCATCGGATGAACGTAAAAAATGGATGTTGGAGTGAATATGAGTGTTTCTATCTCTGCGGCTGTTGTTGTTGGTCTTCGTAGAAATGAATTCGAAGATGCTGACAAATTGGATGAATTATTGGACAACGGTGAGTTATGTATGTATGCTCCTTATTATGATGGATGGCAAGAAGCTATCATCGGTATAGAGCTTTATCGTGGACAGTTTGAATTTGATGGAGTTAAAGTCATTGAAAAATTCGTTGAATTCCATAACTTGACAGGACAACATGGAAAACTTTTCGTTGCTCCTGATGTTTATTGAGGATTGATTATGTTAGATGAGCTTTTTGAAGATGAAGCAAAGCCAGTAAAATCAGAAGTAAAGATCATTCGATCTGGAACATCTGTTAAGAGTTTGATCAATGTAGACTATCGTGGTTATGCGATGTATGTTCTTGAACATCGTGCGATTCCATCTGTGATCGATGGATTCAAGACATCTCAACGTAAACTGTTCTATGCCATGCAAAAGAATGGCGGAAAGAAGATTAAGCTAGCCGAACTCGGTGGTAGTCTTTCTTCTTATGGATATGCACACGGAGAATCATCTGCACAAGCTGCTGCTGTCAACATGTCTCAAGAATGGGCAAATAACATTGCGCCTTTCATCGGACATGGGAACTTTGGAACTCGTTTGATCCAAGAAGCAGCTGCACCGAGATACATCTATGCGACAATGAATCCTTTAGCAGAAAAGATCTTCAATGACAATGATGTTCTGAACAAAAATGAAGATCCAGATGACGTAGAACCACATCACTATCTACCTATCATCCCTTGGGTACTTTTAAACGGGATTAAAGGTATCGCCGTCGGGTTTGCTGTTGATATACTACCTAGGACACCTAAAGCGCTAATCCAAGCCTGTAGAGAGTATATTTCAACTGGCTCTATCAAGATTGATCTTGTTCCTTCGTTCCCATCTTTCAGAGGAGAAGTTCGAAAGATTGAAGATGGCAAATACATGTCTGTCGGTGTCATTGAAAAGGGACTGCGCAACTCTTATGTGATCTCAGATCTTCCATGGGGTCATGATCGAGAATCGTACTTCAATCATCTTGTTGCAATGCAGGAAGATAAGAAGATCAATTCTTTTGAAGATCACTGTGACAAAACTGGTTTCAATTTTGTTGTGAAGATGGATCCAGAACAAAGAACTAAAGCAGAAGTTGATCTGATCAAATACTTCAAGCTGTCTAAGATTCATACAGAAAATTACACAACTCTTGATGAGAATGGTAAACTTAGAGTATTCAATCATGTGAATGAAATCATTGCATATTTTTGCAACTACAGAATCAAGAAGAAGAAAGAACAGCTGGATTTCAATGTTCAGAAGATTCAAGATGATCTGGATTTTTTACTTGCCAAGCAATTGTTCATAGATCGTGTTTTGATATCCGGTGTTCGTGAAGTCTCGACATGGAAGCTTGATGTATTCAAGTCTTGGATTCTTGAAATCGTGAAGAAGAAAGATTTTGTCGATTCCTTATCAAAGACTCCTGTATACAAATTCACATATGATGAAATTCAGGCTCTAGAAGATGAGATTTCTAAGAAGACTATTCTATTGGAAGAAGCAAAGCAACAGGTATCAGATAAAGTTCTTGTTGCAGAAATGATATCACTGAAAGTATGAGTTTATTCGTTGATCAGACATACATTGGACTGATCGGACAAAGACTAAATCTTTTCAGACAAGTGAAGTCTGATCTGTACAATTTTCGTTGTCCGATTTGCGGAGACTCGTCTAAGAACGAGTACAAGAGAAGAGCATATTTCTACAAGAATAAGTCAGGAGAAGGCTTCAACTTTCAATGTCATAATTGTGGTGGATCGCATTCTCTGTATAAATTCATTGAGATTGTCTTTCCAGAATTTATCAAGCAATACAAGTTTGAAACATTTTCATCTTCTGGAAAAAGCATTGGTCTCATAGAAGAAGCAATTCCATTCAAGAAACTAGAAGTTATCTTTGATGGAATCACGCCTATGGATCTTCTTCCTGATGATCATCCTGCTGTTCGATATCTACTGAATGAAAGAAGACTTCCTGTTTCTTTGCTTGAGAGGTTCCTGCATGTTGATAAATATGTAGAGTGGTTGAAAGAAACGACTCAGGATGAAGATCTGAAATACAAAGAACATTCCAGAATCCTAATTCCATACACAAACAAGAACGATCATATCTATCGATATGTTGCGCGTTCTTACGATTCCGATTACGCAGCAAAATATCTCTACACGGATCTCGATCTGGGATCTCCGATTTACAATTTCTATCATGTCGATCATGATAAGAAGATCTATGCTGTAGAAGGACAGATTGATGCAATGTTGATTGGACAACAAGCAATTGCACTAGGAAACGGAAAATATGATCAACACGACTTGACATCTTTCAAAGATTGTGTAATAATACCAGACAATGAATGTAGAAATGTTCAAATCGTGAACTCGCTTGGGAAAGCGATTGATTCTGGACTTTCTGTATGCATCTGGCCAACATTCTACGGCAAAGACATCAATGATATGATCTTGAATGGGCTAAAGATTGAAGAAATACTGGAGATTGTTGATTCCAACACATTCTCCGGAATAAAAGCAAAAATAAAGTTTCAACAATGGAGAAAAACAATAAATGACAAATCAAACCTATTCAATAGGAGATAACACAAGTGCGACGATTATTGCAGATTCTGTAAATCAATACGGCAATCGCATCATAACATTCAGTCTCAAATACTGGCGAGCAATTCATGGAGAAGTGATGACGCATAGAGTTTTTAGCAGGAATGCTTCAAGCTCCAGAGCTATTCCAGTTGCTAAGATGATCGAACAAGTAGAGAAGAATCCTTTTATTCAATTGAAGGTCGGAAAGAATATTCCTGGTATGCAAGCAAAGGAATATCTAGAAGGAGATGAACTTGAAGCATTTCATACTGAATGGCGTAAATCTGCTCAAATGATGGCAGATCAAGCAAAGGTCATGAATGCAATGGGAGTTCATAAACAGTCTATTAATCGGATCCTCGAGCCTTGGCAGATCATGAATACTGTTCTAACAGCAACAGATTACGATAATTTCGATGAACTTCGAATTCATGATGATGCAGAGCCTCATATCAATGCTTTAGCTACTTGCATGAAACAAGCAAAAGATGCTTCGATTCCAGTAAAACGTGTTTCTGTGAATGATTGGCATCTTCCTTATATCTCGGATGAAGAACGTAAGACTTTGCCGATCGAAACTCTGCTTGCTTGCTCGACTGCACGCTGTGCTCGTGTTAGCTATCTGACTCACGAAGGTAAGGAACCTGATCCAGAAGCAGATAAAATCTTGTTTGAACGTCTTGTTGGTTCTCGTCCATTACATGCATCGCCATGTGAACATCAAGCATATGCATCTCCTGTCAAGGGATATGTAAAGAATTTCAACGGCTGGGTCCAGCACAGAGCATTAATCGAATCAAATCTTTGGAGCGACCTCGGGATTTGAATTTAAATATCATCCCTGGAATTCAGGGATCGAATTAATGCTTGTGTAACTAAAATAAAAAGAAAAGGTTAGGTAATGGACATTCAAGAAGTTGGTGATATTGGTAAAGGCATGTTGTCACAATCTAAGTTTTATATGGGATATAGTAGATGGAATGACGAACTAGAACGATACGAAACATGGGAAGAATCAGTACAACGTGTCATGCAAATGCATCGGGAGAAATATAAAGACAGGATGACTCCAGAACTCGAAGAGTTGATTCATTTTGCACAGAAAGCATATGAAGAACAATTGATTCTAGGTGCCCAAAGAGCTCTACAATTTGGCGGAGAGCAATTGTTCAAGCATGAAGCTCGTATGTATAATTGCACAGTTAGTCATGTTGATCGCCCACGATTCTTCTCTGAAGCGATGTATATGCTTCTATGCGGATGTGGAGTTGGATTTAGCGTACAAAAACAGCACATTGAAAAACTTCCTAGTTTGAAGAAGAGAAGTGAAAAGAAATCCAAAGTTTTTGTCATTCCAGATACGATTGAAGGGTGGGCTGATGCTTTTGGTGTCTTGCTAGCTAGTTATTTTGATATCGAAGGAGATTTCAAAGAATATAAGGGATGTCAGGTTCACTTTGACTATAGCAAGATTCGTCCGAAGGGTGCTTTGATTTCTGGTGGATTTAAAGCTCCTGGTCCAGATGGTTTGCGTCAGTCTCTTCAGAAATGTGAAGCTCTCATTGATTCTCTTTTTGTCGGAAACGAAACACATGTCAAGATGCCTAGCATTGTTGCATATGATTTTGTAATGCATATGTCCGATGCTGTTCTTTCTGGTGGAGTTCGTCGTAGTGCTACCATTTGCATGTTCAGTAAAGATGACACCGATATGCTAAATGCCAAGACAGGCGATTGGTTTATTACGAATCCTCAACGTGGTAGAAGTAACAATTCTGTCATGTTGCAACGAGATGATGTCACTCGCGAAGAATGGCATGAGATCATGAAGTCTGTGCGACAAGTTGGAGAACCTGGATTTATCTTTACCGATAATCTGGAATTCTGCTATAATCCATGTGTAGAAATTGGAATGCTCCCAAAATCAGAAGATGATGAGAGTGGATTTCAAGTCTGTAATTTGACAGAAACAAATGGCGGAAAATGTGTTGATAGATCAGCTCTGATGCGAGCGAGTAAAGCTAGTGCGATTCTTGGTACGTTGCAAGCTGGATATACGAACTTCAAATATCTAACCGATGCATCGAAGAAAATTATCGAACGTGAAGCCCTTCTAGGCGTTAGTATCACGGGCTGGATGAATAACCCAGATGTTCTGTTCGATGAAACTAACATGAAGGATGCTGCTGAAGAAGTTAAGAAGTGGAACAAGATTACAGCTGAACTCATTGGAATTAATCCTGCTGCTAGATGTACTGCTGTCAAGCCTTCTGGTAATGCTAGCGTTCTTCTGGGTACTGCATCTGGAATTCATGGCGAACATTCTCCTTTGTATTTCAGAAATGTTCAAATGAATGATCAAGATGATGTGCTAGGATTGATTCAGAAGAATAATCCAGAAATGATTGAAAATAGCGTTTGGTCTTCTACTGGAACTGATAAAGTTGTGAGTTTTCCTGTTGTGAGCAAGCCTGGAAGCATATATAAGAATGATCTTCTAGGAACAAAGCAACTAGAGTTTGTCAAGAAGGCACAACAGGTATGGATTGAGCATGGAACAAATCTTGATCTTTGTGTAGATAAACGACTCCGTCATAATGTCAGCAACACGATTACTGTCGATGATTGGGATGAAGTAGAAGAATACATCTACGAAAATCGACGTTGGTTTGCTGGGATTTCTCTTTTATCGGCTATGGGCGATAAGGCGTATCCACAAGCTCCTTTCACTGAAGTTTTTGAAGCAAAAGATATCCTTGAAAAATATGGCAATGCAAGTATGATGGCATCTGGTCTGATCATTGATGCTCTGCACGCGTTCAATAATAATCTTTGGGTTGCATGTGATACCGTGAATGGCTGGGGAGAGAAGCTTGACGAAACCAAGAAGGAAGATCTTCTGAAGAGGGATTGGATTCGAAGAGCTAATAAATTCTCTGTGAATTATTTCAATGGCAATCGTCTGGAAATGACGAATTGCCTGAAGGATTGTTTCAATCTTCATAAGTGGTGCACTATTTCGAATTCTCTGAAGAAGATTGATTTTAGTTCCGAACTACAGAAGAAGACCTTCGTTGATGTTGATACCCTAGCTGGAGCAGCATGCGCCGGTGGAACGTGTGAAATAATTTTCTGAAAAAGATAGGGAAGCGAATGATTGAATCGCCTTGTATCAAAAAATGCGAACTGCGTAACAACAGATGTATAGCATGTGGAAGAACAATCGAAGAAATTTCGAATTGGAAAACTTTTACAGATGACCAGAAAGTTTCTGTTCTTGCTAGGATACGAGCAGATACATATTGGCCAGACATTTGCTTCCCTCCTATCAATCTTCTTGTTCTACATTCAGCTAAATGGAATAATTTCAAATGACAGATATTACAATTACAATTTCAGGTCCAGGCAAAACATTTTCTGCAGAACTACATGTTATCAAGCAAGCCCTAGAATACCTAGGTTGCATTGTTACAATTGAAGATCCGTATCAAGATGATAGCAACGATCATTCTATCGAAGAACATGTTGATCGTATGAAAACTATGAATAAAGATAGCCCAACAAAAGTACATATCAAGGCAAATCATATGCCTTGGGGAGGTTGACTTTTCTTTATTCTTCGTGTATAATGTAACTTTATAAAAGGTTAGAAATGAATAGACTACAATACCTTCTGATGAAGCTAGCAGAAGAATCATCTGAGATAACTCAGATTTCTCTGAAGACTGCTCAATTCGGATATGATTCATCATGGAATGGAAGCCCAACAAATATCGAACACTGTCATAAAGAGTTGGATGATTTGATGGCTGCTATTGAAATGCTGAATGAAGAATTTGATTTCGGTTACGCTTTCGACCGCGAAGCAATTGATGCTAAGAAAGCAAAAGTGAATAAGTTCTATCAAATTTCGGTAGATTTGAATAAAAATAATCAAGGAGAATAATAATGGCTACTTTCCCAATTCCAAGTGATCCAGTTCAGAAGGACAAGATCATGGCTGTCGTTCGTGAGATTTCTGGGTCTATGACTCGAATCGAAGCAGAACGAGATTACATCAAGGAAGCAGTGACAGAACTTGCTAAGGATCAACAGATTCCGAAGAAGCTTCTGAATCAATTTGCTCGTGCTTATCATAAGTCGAATTTTGCGCAAGTCGTTGGAACGAATGAAGAATTCGAAGAATTGACTCTTGCTCTTCAACCAAAGGCAATTGTAGATGATTTCCAGACAGGCGATGACGATGAGTGAATTTGCAATCGGGGATGTTGTATATCATCCTCATACAGGAAAGAAGATGACAGTTGAACGGCTTGGCTGGCTCGATGTTGTCGAGACTGCATGGTTTCAATTGAATGAAGCTACTCGAGAGCACGAACTAAAGAGACAAACTTTCAGAGCAGAAGATCTTCGTCATGCTTTAGCAGAAGATTTCTCTGATCGAGATATTCTTAAAGGATGATTGATGTATTATGTCTATTTGAGTGATGTTGCTACAGCAGAATGGTATAAATTACCGTGTTGCTTCATACCTAAGCAATTGATTGGAATGTATGGGATGCTGTTTGAAATTAGAAAAGATGAGCATATCATGAAATCTCTTCTTGATGATCCGATCAAACGATCATTTGGATGGGTTATCCAAACAGAAAACGGTAAAATCATATCAGATATTCTGGAATTAGCTGCTGATATCAAAGAAAGGATTTCAAAATGAGCATTTTAGAATTTACATTGCTTCTCATAGCAATCGTTTTCATTCGTGAATACTTTATCAGGAAGAAATGAAGGTTATCGTTGCAGGATCCAGAGATTTCAAAGATTCATCGCTAATCTTTGCTGTTCTGGATCATCTACATTCCAGACATGGCTTCACTGCTATCGTATGTGGAATGGCACAAGGCCCAGATTTGATTGGGAAAGAATGGGCAGATTCCAGAGGAATTGAAGTTATGGAATTTCCTGCGAATTGGAAGAAGTACAAGAATGCTGCTGGTCCAATCAGAAATTCTGAGATGGCAGAAGTTGCAGATTTCTTGGTTGCTTTTTGGGATGGAGAGTCAACAGGAACAAAAGATATGATCTCGAAGATGCGTAACAAAGTTTTACATCTTCATATGATTGATAAAGAAGGTCCGATTGATCTTTGATCTTGTCTTAACATATCAACTGAATCAGTAAAATGATGTTGACTTGAAGCAGAACTCCTTGTATAATCACTTTATTGGTTAGCGAAGATACAAGGAGTTTAATATGAACATTGCAGATATCATCAACAAAGTGAATTCCCAAGTTCAGAAGGAAAATAATTCTTCGAATGATTTGCGCGATTGGGTTCGTAAAGAACACGCTAAGATTGATGATCCAAAGTTCAAGTCTTATTCTTGGATTGCTGAATTGATCAACCCAAACTGAAAGATTATCATGACACGATATCAACATTCTTTGCTTATTACATCAATCTGTTTTCTTCTGTTCGTAACTCAAGTTATTACTGGAGCTCATGTTTTCCATGTTGTATGGGCATTTCTTTGTGCTGGGACTTGTGCAATCTTTTCTTCGAACATCGAGCAACAAATGAAGGATATCAGCTATGAATAAAATTTATCCCAAGGATGTTACATTCATCCGTAAAATTCTTCTGAACTATGGTGAAGATCATGAAGACTTTGGTCTTTGTTACTATACAGATAAAAGAGCTTCCGTATTTGATAATATCAGTACATATCAATTTATTGGATCTTTTGTTCTGAAACATCTTCCTGGTTCGTTTGGATATACAAGCCTTCGCGCTGAATTTGCATCTTTGATCTGTGATTACATCGATCATGGATTTGAATATGGTGAATGTTATAATGGAGTGTATCGCTTCAAATCTACACCAGAAGGCGTGAAGATTCGACGCAGGATGAAGTATCTTGCTACTGGAAAATGATCTTCGATACACAGATCAGAAAAGCTAGGAAGAACCATCTTTGCACATGGTGCGGAGAAAATATTCTTCCTAGTGAATCGTATGCATGCTGGGTTTCAGTTGAAGATTCTTTCTTCTCAAACAAGATGCACATTGAATGTCACGAAGCAACAGAAAAATTAAACGAAGAATATACTCCGTATGAAAATCAGAGAGGAAAGTTAGAGGATGAGTGAAAATGTACATATCTTATGGGACGTAATAAATATCCCAGGAGTTTTGAAAGTCGATCCAACAGGAAGTCGAGAAATTTGTAATCCGGCTCCGACCGATACAGATTACGATATCATCTGCCTAGTCAATCGTGACATTCATAACGATTTAGTTGATACAATTGGGTTTGAGCATACATCAAACCAAGAAGGATATGAAGACATTGATTCTTTTATTGATTGTTATCAATACGAAGAGATCAATCTCGTTGTGATCAGAGATCCAGATTTCTATAGGAAATTCAGAAGCGCAACAATACTTTGCAAAGCTCTTAATGTGTTGGATAAAACCAAAAGACTCGAAATTTTCGATCTGATTCTTTACAGGCAGGAAAAGTTAGATGATCATAAGTGATTTTTCAAAGACAGCTTACGCGTGCGTACATGCAATGGCTGATGATATCAAAGTGTCTTCTTCCGAAGAAGTAGAGAACATCCTACGTCACATGATTATAAATTCTTTCACGACAACGCAAAAGAAGTTCCGTAAAGATTATGGAAGTATGGTGATTGGTCTTGACGGTATGAAGAATTTCCGTAAAGAAATCCATCCAGAATACAAAATTCATCGAAAGAAGAATCGAGAAAATGATGGGATGCCTTGGCATATCATTTTTAACTGTATGGATATCATTCGCGAAGAAGCGAAGATGTACTTTCCATGGAAAGTAGTATGGTCTGATCGAGCAGAAACAGATGATGTGATGGCCGTTCTGGTTGAAGAAGTAGCTAACAAGAACATGATTCAAATTGGTGTTATCGAGGAACCAGAACCTGTACTTCTTGATACCAGAGATCATGACATGTATCAGCTTCAGAAGTATTCAAATGTCAAGCAATGGTCTTCTGTTGATCGCAAGTTTATTCGGCCAGATAAGCCTCCCAAAGAATATCTTCGTGATATGATCATCGGTGGCTGTAAAGGAGACGGTGTAGATAACGTTTTCTCCCCTTTGGGAAGCTATGCAAATGGAGTCAGACAGAAAGCATGTATTGCTAGCAGAGTTGCTCCTATCATCAAGCATGCGAACATCTTTGATTACAATGATGATCCAGAAATTGTAAAGCGTATTAGACAAAATTATCAATTGGTTTGCTTTGATGGCATTCCTTTGGATGTCCGTGAAGATATCTTGGAATCATGGAACACTCGTAAGAAAAATTCCAAGATGACTATGATGAAGTATTTGAATGAAAAGAAGTGCAAGCGCCTTCTTGATTTATTGGATGATATGTAATGACAATAGAATGCTACTTTAGTTCATGTGGACGACACTCTTGCCACTATGATCCAGACAATGGTCCTTTTTGTGATGAACCAAAATGCGTTGCTACATCTGATGAGATTGCATTCTTCGAGATAGAACGCAGAAACTTCTTAGAAAGAATTTATAATGAAAACAAAGAAACAGGTGATTCGAGTAGGTGATCTAGTCGAAGTCGTGAATCATCGTTGGATTGATCGAATTGGATACAATCTTGTCTGGACAGATCTAGTTGAAGAAGTTGAGAATGATCCAGTAACACATGAAGCGATGAAAATCCTTAGAATGTGGAATGGACCTACATTCTTCGAAGCTATACCTAATCACTTTCCTCGTGATTTTATCAGAGCTATTGCTAAACATCGAGTAGATGAGCGAGGATTCGGTGGTGATGAAAGAAAGATTCATTATCTAGAATCAAAATTTGTAAATCCATTTTTTGATAGTTATAAATGTCGCGTGATAGGGAAACGAATTGCAAAGACTGGAACATATTTTCCTCCTTGTAATCGAAGAGTTTACGATCCTTGGAATGGCGATTACCATGATCCAACTCCTGGTGGATTAGCTGATTGCAAGACTCATATCATTCTGAAATTGGAAAATGGATGTGAGATCGAAGAATGTGACGTAAAATTGATCGAAAGAGCAAAATGAGTTGTTTCTGTACAGGAATTTGCAAAGAATTAGGATATTGTCCTAATCATGATAGAACAGATCTAAATCCTTCAAAAATCTTTATGAATGGATACTTTGAAAAGGTTGCAGAACGAGTCGAGTGCAAGCATCCAGAACACAATCCACCAATGCACATTGCAATTCCTTCTGGATATAGATACATTCACATCTGTCCAAAGTGTGGAGCAAACACAGTGATGCAAGATAACATGATTCAAATGAAAACTTTAGGAGGATGATATGATAAAAAGTTCAAAAGTAAACATGATTGATGTTTCAGATTTTGATGATCTGGTAGTGAAGACTTACGGAAGAACATATAGTTTTCAACAGCAAGATGGATGTAAAGAAAGAGGAACATATAGCTTTAGTGTTCCTATTCTTGGTCCATATGATTTTGAGAATGATACGATCCCAGAAGAAGTAAATGGCGATGAGATGGGTGTCAGTTTCAAATCATGGCTTGAAAGAGATCCTAACCAGAAGTTGAATTCATCGGATGAATGGGAAAGAGAACATGGTCTTAATCTGTTCTGGGAGCGTAATTTCTATCCATCTGTTGATACGGTGATTGATGATCTTTACAAGAAAGGTCTGATCGAAGAAGGAGACTATTGCATTGATATTGATTGGTGATAAATGAACATTGATGAAATCACATCTCTCGCGAAAAAACACCTCGGGAAGCCTACGCCTAATCCAGGACAGATTGAGGCTATTGTAGGGGCCGTAGACGCGTTCTTGAGTGGGTATAAACATGTAATCATCTCTGCACCAACAGGCTCTGGCAAATCCGTAATTGCAACAACGGTTCATAAGGTTCTACGAGAAATCAAAGGCAAATGGCGAACGACCCTAATCACGTCAACCAAAGGCTTGCAAGATCAGTACACAAATGACGATAGGTCTATCGTAGATTTACGAGGTAAGACGAACTACAATTGTCCTCTCGGTGTCGGTCCATACAATTCTGGCGGATGTCGTTCTAAGATTGCAACGAATAAGTGCCAGAAGAACGTCATGTGTCCATATGTCAAGAAACGAACATACTGGTGCAATCAAGCAAATCTTCGGATTACAAATTCTTCATTTCAGATTGAAGCATGTCCTGCTATTTGCATGGAACCAGAAAATGTCGCAGATCTGATAGTTGTTGATGAGTGTCATGAAATTGATGACTTGATCATCGAGCATACTTCGATCTCATTCAACATCGAAGATTATGTCCTGACAAGAAAGTATGGCGGTGCTGCATTTCTATCCGCTCTTGCTGGATATCTGGAGATCTTTAAGTCCATTGCAGTAGGAACAACATTTCAAGTCAATTCCGCGATGTATGAAGGGATGGAAAGATTAACAGAACTTGTTGCATCTTTAGTTGCCCAGATGGAAGAACTACTTGAAGAAGATCGTAATGATAAAGAATTGATTGGCGATCTTCTAGAAGCTTTGCAGCAGATTCAAGATAAGACTGAAATATTTGATGCAGCTGGACATAAGGGAACATGGATTGTCCATTCATATGGTCCTGGTCAGATGGAAATCAAGCCAGTGTTTGCTTGGCAAGTTTCAAATCATTCTTTGTTTCGTAAAGCATCTTACTTCTTGCATATGTCTGCTACTGTATGTGGATATGAGCAATACATGAAGAATCTTGGAATCAAAGAAGAAACATGTCAAATTATTGAAGTTGAAAATTCAATCCCTGTCAAGAATCGAGTCGTCAAAGTTATTCCGACCCAGAAAGTTTCTGGGAACTATGACATTGATAAGCTAGCAAAGAACATTGACATGTTGATTGGGATGAATAAAGGAATGAATGGAATCATTCACACTGTTTCGTTCAAGTTAGCAAACGAAATCAAAGATCGATCGAAGTACGCTCATAAGATGATTGTTTCTGGTGATCGAAGTGATATCCTCGAATTCTTGGATCCATCGAACAAAGGTAACATCGTTCTGAGTCCTTCTATCGTCAAGGGATATGACTTTAAAGGAGACATGTCCAGATTTCAGATTATTGCAAAGGTTCCGTTTGCATTTCTTGGAGATCCTCTAGTTGCTCTGAACGCTAAAGAAAGACCTGATTGGTATGCTCGTAAAGCAATTCTTTCATTGGTTCAGAGTTGTGGACGATCTATTCGGGGTGTTGATGATTGGGCGAATACATACATCATTGATACAAATTTTCTTCGATTGATTCGAGACAATCATGATATCTTCCCTGATTGGTTCGTTGAATCGCTTGAAATCGTTCAATAATATATCAGAATGTTCTTGACTTTTGATTTATTACGTGTAAAATAAGGATACCATGACAACAGCAAATGAACTATCAAAACTCATCAAACAATATGAATTGGTCATAACAGAACGGATCATGTCCTCTAGCTTCCAACAAATTTCTTCCATGAAAGAATCCGGATATTTTAGTTCGATGAATCCAAGGATAGAAAAAGCAAACAAGCATCTGAAAAAATTGTCTGAACAATACGAAAATCTTACACAAGAAATCAAATGTAAGTTACAATATGCTATGGAAGACTATCTGATTTCTGTTGGCTGTTGCAAAATTTCAGAACAATGGGAAATTACTCTTGATGGATATAAACAGCGTGTCGACTGCATTGGAATTTCTTATTTTTATTCCGACATGGAGTCTGGCATGGCTAGACTTACCATCGGAAACGGATCGCAGACATATAACTTCAAAATTTTAGATAAATTCATTCGTTTTGAAACCGATAACTGTATGTATTGAAAGATTACCATGAGCATCATCAGAGCAATTGAAAAAGCGTATCAAAAAGCAAAAGAACGAAAGTATGATAAGATCTACTTCTCGATTGATTTGCATGACACGATCATCAAAGGCAACTATGTAAATGGAACCTATGATTTCATCAATGATGATGTTAAGCGATGTTTGCAAATGCTATCCAGATTTGATGAAGTTGTTCTGATTCTTTGGTCTTCTCTATTGGAAGAAGGAAAAGAAGATATCAGGACTTTCTTGGAATTCCATGGGATTTATTTTGATTACATCAATTGTAATCCAGACGAAGAAAATACTTTTTACGCAGATTTTTCACAGAAGTTTTACTTTTCTGTACTGATAGACGATAAGGCAGGCTTTGATCCTGATTATGACTGGCATTCTATTATGATTTGGTATCAGAATCGTGTAGCAGATGTTGATTTTATATTTTAATTGGAGCTGATTATGATGAATAAAGAAATTAAGACTAAGTGGCTCGCTGCTCTCCGTTCCGGCGAATACAAGCAGGGGATGGGAGCTCTGCATAACATTGCAGAAGATTCTTATTGCTGTTTGGGTGTTCTTTGTGATATCTATGCAAAAGAACACCAAGAATCGGAAAATGTTAGACGACCGCATCCTGATAGTGGTGAGACTGAAATGTTCTATGACGAATCAGCTGTAGCACCTGATTTGATTGTATCGTGGGCTGGAATCCAAGACGGAAATCCTTATATCAAAGTTGATAATAAATATAATCGTTCAGTTGCCGAACTGAACGATAACGGAAAAACGTTTGAAGAAATCGCAGACATCATCGAAGAACAGCTATGATTTATTTTGTTGAAATGTTTGATGGGAATAAATATAAAGTTGAATCGGGTCATTGGATGGACATG